ACTACATTATCAAGCATCTTATCTGTATCTCTTCCTGATACAAAATGTTCCTTATGATTACCTGAAGTCAAACCAAAGAAACCCATTTCATTAAACTTTTTAAGAATATCCAAGCAGTCATTTGTTCTTCTCAAAGCGCGTGTGTTAACATATTTGGACATTGTTTCCCTCCTAGTTTTCGTCTGCTCTGATGAAACGGTAGTCTTGATCATCAAGATCATCTTTATATTTTCCAAGACAATCAAGACAAAGAACTTCACACTCTAGTTTACCATTCTTTTTAGTTGGAAGATTTTCTGGATCGAAGTCTTCATTTTCACCGATAATAAAGTAACGATGGTTATCTTCAGTTAATTCACCACAGGTCTCACAACATAGACAATCGTTGCACATGCCACCATTATTTTCTAATTCTTCAAGCGTGAACCACTTGTCGCACCATTCACACTTGTCGCAGTTACCACAATCGCCTTCGCTTTCGTGGTAACGTTCTCCACATGTACTACAGGTGGTAAAATAATTACCCCAATCATCAGGCACGTTGCTCATGGTTTTCTCTTCTTTCTCTTCTTTTTATCTTTCAAAGCTTCAAGAACAGATTCACTACAAACAACTGTCCATCCTTTTTCTTCAAGTTTTATTTTCATAGTCGCTAAATCATCAGGATAATTATATCCTGATTTATCTTTTTCTTTTACAATCCACAGATTTTGAGAAGCTAAATATATTAAGTCATGGCAACGAAAACGTACTTTTCCTAAATCAATAACAAGACCGGGTAATGGTTGAATTGGGCAATCAAAAATTTTTGAAGCATCAATCCAATCACCACAATAATTATGGTGTAATGTTTTTCTATGAACTTCAACTTTAAAGCTCATGGTTTCTCCTTTGATAATGGTTTTAACTCAATCCACAAATTTAGTTTTGTTATTAACCCAAGAATTGTCTTTAACTTTTATTGTTGTATCTTTTGACGGTATTGATTCTAAAGATATTGATTGTAATTTAATTTCTCCCCATGTAGAATTATAAGCATGTATGCTATTAGTTTTTAAATATTCTCCATTCCATTCCCAAACTACTGGATATTTATTGTTTGTAGTCCATGTAATTGGGTAATTAAGTGTAAGCAAAATAGCCATTCTACCGACATGATTTGGTTCTTTATCTAATTTTGGGCGCTTCTTGATAAGACGATTCCACATTTTTTTATCATTTTCTTTTAGATGATTTAAAAATGTAGGTATGCTTTCTTTTTGATATGAAGTTATTTCTCCACCAAACATTGCTTGTGGTTTAAAATCAACTATTGAAAGTACAGTATCAATTGACCATGTTGAACGTGGAAGAAAAGGATTACCACCGACAAATGGAATAGAGTGGCTTAAAAAAGGAAGTGCTTTATTCATATCCATATGTGCATATGGAAGATAAATATAATCACTAATGAAAGCTAATTTGTTAGTAGAAGAACTATTTAATGATGGTGTATTAGGATATTCTTTTTTCTTTTTATCGATCCATCTATAAAATGCACGCGCGCGCTTTGTATATCCAGTTTCTATTGACAATTTACCATATGGACAGCGATGAGTTGAAAACATATTAGCAAATATACATTGATCTTTGCTTCGTAGTGGACATTTATCAAGTTTACATCTAATAGTAGTGCATTTGGCTTTTGAGTTAGCCACTTGCTTGAATATAGTTCTTGATGGATCGAATATAAATCTAGAAATCACTTTATATTCTTCGTTAGACACGTTACTCATGGTTTTCTCTCCTGAAGATAGCTATTAAAACATTCAAACCATTCTTTCATGGTGCGATTGTTTAGATCTTTATCTTTATTAGCAGCCATCATAATCTTGTGTTCCATCATTTGCTCAAAGTCTCTTACAACCTGGTGCAGATCGAGCACAAATTCAGTTAGTTTCATGTTGTTTGCCTTTCTAATAGATGCGAAAGCCTGTCTCTTCTGACAGCGAGATCTTCTTTATCTTTTCTCCATCTCATTTGTATGTCGTCTATTAATCTATTTTGTAGACTTTTGTTTCTTTTGAAGTTATTTGACCATGGCCAACACATACCGAATTCAGGATATTTATCTTCGAATTCTCTAGCACATGTATTACATCCATGTTCAAGATAAGATCCTTTAGTTCCATATCCAAACATTGGACTATGATCGCCTTGATTAATGCTACCTTTGCATCTTGAATTATTGCATGGCATTATGCGGTCTCCTTATCAAACATTGAGTTAAGAACATCACCAGAAATATCACCTACGTCAGCGGCAGAACCATCAACAATTTTATTAATGATCTTCATTTTGTGAGCAATGATTGCAGCCATCTTCCCATCAATGCTATTTTCCATATCAAGATATTCGATCATTACATTGTTCCTCTGATTTATTCTCCAGAGTCGGTCTTCCATTTGCACCATATCAGCTGGACGCCAAGTACGTTCAACTACCTTCATGTTCTGACAAACTTGAAGTCCATCTGTTCCTGTTCCAGCTGCCATGATGGAAGCTAAGAAAACACGAGCTTCTTTTGCTACGAATTTATCAATAGCATCTTGTCTTTTAGATGAGTTATCACCACCTCTGATAGTAACAATAGAGTGTCCAGCTTTCTTAATAGATTCTTCTAGTCTATTAACCACATCTTTGTGATGTGCAAAGATAGTTAATTGTTCGTCTTCATTGCTTTCGAACCAATCATTGAAATATTCAATAAGAGAATTGATTTTAGAAAGAGCACAAAGGCGCTTCAATGTAGTAAGTTTGGTGATAGCTTCAGCTGCTTGTGCTTTGTTAAGTTTTTCTATACCACCTTCTTCAAATGCCCACTTAAAGAAATCTTTAACTGCCAAATCATATTCTGCTCTATCTTCTTTCTTAATATCGAGCGTAGTTCTGAAAACTAGTTTTTCGGGTAGATCTTTAAGTACATCTTTCTTTTTACGACGAATCATATATTGACCAACCACTCTACGATGTAGTTCATCAAGATTAGACGCACCATCGAACTTTTTGATAGTAATGAAAGTATCTTTGACTCGATTATAGATCTGTTTCTCTTCTGGATTACAATATTTGTAACCGAATGTAGTAAACTTTGGCCACTTCTGAGGGTCACAGATATGAAGTTGGTGCCAAAGCTCTCTTGGTCTGTTAAGAACTGGAGTACCAGTCATGAGAATTCTTCTAGGAATATTCTTGGCAATTTCTCGAGCTGCAATTGAACGACCTGATTTAGATTCTTTAACGTAATGAGATTCATCTAAAATCATAGTACGAAAACCATAGTATCTGAAGAAGTTTTTATGACGCTTTAGCAGATCGTAGTTTGTAATAACAATATCTGGTTGATAAGTAGAAAGTTTTTCGATACTGTGTTTTGTCTTTTCTTTATTGCCGTTCTTATTAATTTTGTAGAAAAAGCCACCTTCAATTACTACGCAGTTAATGTCGTTATTAATCCATTCTATAATTTTCCTACCCCAATTAAGTTTAACATTAGCTGGACAAACAATGAGACTTGGTTGTCTTCTGTAATCACGATCAATAAAAGCTAGTGCTTGAACAGTTTTACCACAGTTATGTACAATAATTCCATTAGCAATAAAATTTCTATATGGATCTTCCATTACAATATCATAGACTCTTCTCTCACCAATATTTCTGATACTAACTACTCTATCTTCTTTTGGAAGGAATGTAATTTTACCACCAGTACCGGCGGTTCCACCATGCATATTAAGATGTTTATTGTGCAAAATATGATGTTCAGAACAAGAAGTTAGTTGAAGATTTTCTATTCTATTATCATGTCTTATCTCATTTTTATGGTGAATTTGTTCTGGCCATTCAATATATCTTCCAAGATGTTTTTCCATTACAAGTATGTGTTCAAAAACAATACCATTATTGAATTCTCTTGGATGATCAAAATTACCAGAGACACGAATGTATCCGTCCTTATCGATAAATTTTCCACCTTTGAATGTTGGTTTCTTTCTCAGATACCTATAAATACATTGTTTACAATATCCTCTATACTTTGAATATTTATACGTTGTTATATTTTCTGTACCACTACATCTTTTGCAAACAATTTTTCCATTAACAAGAATTTTCTTATTCAATGAGTTTGCTGCTTCAATTTCTTTACCATTCTTTTTAAACAATTCATGGTCAGGAGTGAGTCTTAATTTTTTTCTAGATTTAGTTGTGATTTCGATTACATGTTTTTTACCTTGATAGATAACTTTTTTAATTCTATTGAGTGTGAGTTCGTTATCGGTGAGAGATTTAGTGTAAGTTGGAATATCTGTGTTCCATCTGCCTTCGATTCCATTAAACTTTTTATACAAATCCCTTAGTTTTATTTTAGAAGCTTTACCAGCTCTGTTAATAGCAATGATTGCATTACCACTAATACAACCCATATCGTCACCAATAATAATGCCACCATTGATAGCAATTTTCAGTTCAAGGAAGCGCACACCAGCGCTTTGGAACGGATAAAGCGCACCACCATGAATACTGATTTCATCTTCCTCAGAGACAGTAGTGGCTGTAGAAAACTTATTCTGCTTCTTAACTCGGTTGACTAGATTAAGAATGGTCTCGTCAAATTCTGCTGTTGGATAATGTTCAATCACAACACCAATAGCTGCCTCGACGAAATCATTCTTAACCCACCAACAACGTTTTTTCTTATCCCACCCTTTGTTCCATCCAAATACAGCTGCTTTCAAACTGTCATTAAACGCACCATTGTACTTTGGTGTGTAGATATCAATTCCTTCATTAGTTGCTTTGACTTTCGTAACTGACACTTTTGGCGTGGGTTGTTTTCTAACAACACTTCTTTCTGGAATTATCATTTCAATTTGCTTCAATTTTGTTTCCTAAGCAGACTTTGCAACAATCTCATTGTAAACTTCAAGCTCCAACTCTTCAGAAAGAAGCTTCGCATTGAGACGAACAACCTCGGTCTTCGGGAGCTTACTAATCACTTCCCTCTTCATGCGATTCACAAGAGACTCCATCTCATCAAACGACATTCCGATCATTTCCGCAATGTCGTCTTGACCCATCACCATTGAAACCTTGATGGCTTCCTCCATAGCAAACAAGATGTTCTCTCTCTGAATGCCGCTCTTGTGGAGAGCAATTGCTAGACACTTCAACCATGGAATAGAGGTAGTTGAAGCCTTCTCGCTTGTCTTCTTGTTGAGCTTACCAAAAATACGAACAATCATGTCAATATTGTACTCTCCATCAGAGATGTCGTTCTTTGCTTCCTTCTCTTCCTTGCTGGAGATGGCCTTTGACAGAGCGAGAGTGTTGATTGAGTTCATCTTTTCCTCCGATTTTTGTTGGCTTTTGGATTACAATAAATATGCATAAAGTTTTGCATATAACATGGGTATTGTCAATCGTTGAATATACATATAATAATGTCTAATGTTTATCAACAGTTGATTGAAAACTACAGTTATGTCAGATACTTAACTCCACAGTGAATACACAGATTGCCTTCAATGGTGTGTTGTCCTCCACAGTGCGAACACACTTCAAAAGTCTCTTCAATGTATGTTCTGGCTTCTTCTTCGGTATCGAACACACACCAATCAGTACAATCCATATAGCCAGGAGCAGAGAGTCGAGCACCGTAACCTTCAACAATTTTTGATTCGTAGAAGGTTCTGTTGCGTGTCATCTCCAGCATTTTTGTTGCCAACTTATTGTTGGTATTTTCAGCAGCAATTTCTGCCATCATCATTTTGATTTCTTCTTTTCCCCACAAATCTAGAGGAAGCCATTCAGTTCCTTCTGGACCGTCGATCTCTACCCATTTCTGTTTAACGATTTGTGGAATCATGTGTGGCATTATAGCTCCTTAAACAATGGGCCATTGTCTGGTTCGAATGGATTTTGAAAACAACAATCAAAATAACCAAGTACCATGTTTTGTATTGCTATTCCCAAATCAAAATCACTAATGAACTCTGATATGTCACAGACATAATGATGTTCATTGATAGAATAGAAAGTTCTGCCATGTTGGTACTCTGTGTAGATAATCACGTCTTTGAGATTATGCATTAGTCTTCCTCCTTTATAGGAACACCATCGATACCATATCTAACTTTTTCAACACCATCATATTCAATTTCGTATGAAACTAAATCATAAAGCTCATACCATTCAGAGTAACAATTGATGCAATAGATTTCCTGCCATGCTGTTGCATCTTCGATGTGGACAGGGCCACCTTCAATATCAGTATTGTTACACACAGGGCAACGACTGCTATTTTTCAAATGTTCTTTGTTAGTTTTCATTGTTCCTCCATACCTTCGATAACAGACGCCAACCAAGGAGCAGCGTACTCATTGAACAAGTAGTCATGTCGTCTGCTTGGAAATCTTGAAGGCATTGCGTTCTCTTCGAAGCGATTCTGTTCTGCTTTGATTAGTTTGACAGCAACAGGATCGACATCTTCGCCACCTTCATATTTCCAATCCTCTTTGTCGAGCAGTCCAATCATCACAAAGCCGATTTCAAGTCGTAGTTCTTCCTTCAACTTCTTGAATCGCTCTTCATAGTTAATATTTGCCATTGCTTTCTTGCGTGCAGTATCAGCAATGTAATTGCCGACGTGTTCTGCTGAACGCATAGCAGACTTGGCTCGCTCAATCATTTGCTTTTTGGAAACAATGAAAGAGATGCGATCTCGAATGTAAGTTTCAAGATCACCATAAACATGAGTCAAGTGACCGAGGATTTCTGCGGCATTCATATGATCGCTTTTGTACTTCATAGTTCTAGAGATGTTCAGAAAGGCATCCCATTTACCGTTCATTCGCCCCCATGTACAGCTGTTACACTGCGCATTTTCAGGCAAATCGTTGAAGAAAAGTTCCAAGTGAGAGGCAGCTTGGTAAGCATCACAATCTTCCTCGAAAGTGAGAATAGCAGTGATGATTGCCTTGTGTTCACCTCGCTTGTGGTGATTGTCACACATGATATTGACATTGATATCAGTCTTCATCGTTGCTCCTTGTTTCTTAGAAAGTTAAAGTTGTTAGGTTGTTTACTCATAATAGCTTCGATTTTATCAAGACTAAATGGATAGAAGTTATTGTTATCTACTCCAATGTCCCATTGCTTACCTATAGGCGGTAATCCGCCATGTGAGTGACCAAATAATTGCCAACTATTGTAATGAGATTTGTGCCATACTCTGCCTGCATAGTGACATACAACTATAGGTTGTCCATTTAATGTCTTTGTCCATACTTCATGATAAGACCCACCCATCCAACTATCATGACTACCACGTAATAGAACATGGTTTCCATTCAATTTTCGCAGAATAGCTTCTGCGTCTTTCTTGTTGCCGAAACAGAAATCACCAGCATGAATTGTTATATCTTGTGGTGTTACAATTTCATTGTGTCGTTTAATAATTTGAGCATTCATTTCTTCAACAGAAGAAAACGGTCTATTGGTGTATTCTATAATTTTAGCGTGACTGTAATGTTCATCTGCTGTAAAGAAGTATCCCATTTACCTCTCCTATTGAGATCTTGGGTGTCCGCATTCAAGAAAATCTGGATTACTATTAAGAACGTTCGTCCATTTGTCGCATTCATAGCAAAATGCAATTGACAATTGGAGAACTAACACATCAGCATACTCAGAACCACAACGGTAACTGCAAAAATGACTGTTGTTTCGAGCTGCCCTATTGCCACAGTGAAGGCAAAGGGGTTTACTCCTCTTTCTGCCTGCCATTACTTTTTAATTTTAGAATCAAAGTTAGCAGCATGTTCAATTGTTCGTTCTATACTCTTGATCATTCCAGCAATCTCTTTCATGTTGTCAGAATCCAGATCAACAAGAGACTGTTTAACAACAGACTGAATTGTACTTTTAAGATTGGGGAAATGACCTAAAGTTATTTCCCTTTCTTTCCCAATATTTTCGGCTTTAGCCTTTCTTCCTCTTGTGCTTTTTCCTGTGATAATCTTCTTTCTTTTAAGAACAAAATTATATCCATCTTCGATTTCAATAAAGAGTTTTTTGGTTATTTCAATCTTTGCCATTAGACGCTCCTTCTTTTCAACTTTGTACAATGACATATTTGTGTATACTCTCCATATTGAACGCCCCACCAATGGCCAATTTCATCATTGCCAAACCAAACATCTTCTCTGGTTCCAGCAATATTATGAGAGCCATTACTTGAAGCATAGCAATTGAGCTTCAACGATCCAGGCCAATTACTTACTACGCGAGGATGTTTTTCTGTATTCAGATAGAGATGAACACGATCTCCTGGCTTTGCGTCTTCCATTCTCTGAAGATCTAGTTTGCCACAGCAGTCGTAACAAATTGTTTCACCAGCAACATTCTTACCATAACCTGTACCAACACCACTTGTGCTAATGGGTTTTGTTTTCTTACAAATTGGACATTCAAATGCTTTGACTTTTTTCATTTTACCTCCTAAATCCAGTTTCCGTGGCAGTATTCAATAGCTTCATACTCATCTTCAAATTCTCCAATGTCAACCGTTTCCATACGATCAACAGAAGAACAATGCATATAGATAGAATCTTGATCTGTATCTGAATCATTAATTCCATCATACATTTCTTCTCGTTCATCTTCGTTTAGTTCTATATCCCAATCAGACTGAGTATGAACGAAAAGAAGTTCATATGAAGGTGTTAACTCACAACAATGAGTTGCTTCATTTGGATTAAACACATATACGCCTACCATTTCAGTGATGCCGAATTTTTCACGGAATTTTTCGTTCCAATGCCGTGTTTCATCTATCTTCACTGCTTTGAACTCAGGCATTTGTTTCTCCTAGTAACGATTGTGAGTTTTTTCACCACTTGGGTCGTGGGTTTCTATAAGAATATATTTGAAATCATCAAACGAAATCTTGTTCAATATCTTACCATCAAACCAGAAGTAGTAATTGTCTTCACCATCAGTCTCGAAGTGCTGAATATATCCAAACAGACTCTTGGTATTCATTCGAGGATCGAGTAGGTTGGTTCCTAATTCTCTCAGAATCCAACCGAAGACAGTCGGTGCATCTTTCTCTTGTAGTCTGTTAAAGTCATGCACTACAAGATCTGTATCGAACCTTGTTGGTCGCATATACTTCACGGACATTCTTTTCATTTGGTCAAAAGGATTAGCCATTGTTGTCTCCTATAAACCTGCTTTTTCGTGTGGTATACAAGTACAATCTTCTATTGTTTCTTCACATAAAGAGCATTTATTTACTATTCTTCTCCATTATCTCTTTGGAATTGCGAATTCATTCTTCTTTCATGTTCTTCTTCCATTATTTCTCTTTCTAATTCCGACATCATGTGATCATCATAATATTCTCTTTGTCTTTGTTCCTCTTCCTCTTCAGCTTTTAATAGTTCATCTTCTTCCATTTCGTCTGCAACGAATTGAAGCATCTTAGAATTCATCTTAGCCATTGTTGCCTCGATTCTTTGTAGCTTCAATCAGTTTTTGTGTCAGTTCTTCTTCATCTTCTTTTTTAATTTCAGGATCAAGATAACCAAGCGCATATAAAGCTATTTTACAAGAATCTTCAGAAGGGTAAGCGCCTTGATCGTCATTATTCTCTAACTCTGTTTGATCATTATCCCAGAGCCAGGAGAAAACGTCTGCACACCAATCAACATCGCTGTCGATTAGATCGTCGCGAACAAAGTTGTGTGCAATTTGAGAAATATTTTCAACAGCAGCTTCGTACTCTCTGTTTGAGTAATCACTGTCATCGAGTACAGGATATTCTTCGAGAGCCATTTTCAATTCACAGACTTTCTTTACTGCGTCTGTGACATTTCCATCCTCATCTACGACTCGAACAGAATATCCATCGATCCATCCACATCCCCAATGGTTGTGGCTTTCAGAGTGTGCGGTTCCGTCTTCAACAAACGGTTCCATTTCCTTATCAAACACAGATGCGTTTGAAAGATCGAGGATACCGGAGTCTCGATTGTGGGTGTAGAAGATACCCCAATTCTCAGGGTCTTCAATACCCATTCTCCAATGAGACCAGCCGAAGCTTTCAAACTTCTGCCAATTACCCTTGAACTCTTTCACGAAATCATCGAGATGATCTTCAAAGTGCATTATCTTTCTCCTCTATCATCATATGTGTGAATACTTGCGAATGGAATGTTGTATTCTCTTAGGTGTTCTAGAATAGTATCAGCATATACATTGTGACAAAAAATTCTGGCTTTTCCGTATTTGAAAATTATTGCATAATCAGTATTTGGTTTAATGCTATGTTCTTCTCTTAAATGAGACTGCATTTGTATCAATGGTATTTTAACGTCTGTCATTTTGTCTCCTTTCGTGAATCCATCACTCCCACATTTCCGTAGAAATAGGGAGTACAAAGAGCCACGAAATCAAGCATACTACAGGAGAGATTTCAAGCGCTTCAGAAAATCTTCCTTTCCTTCTCGTTCGTCCATTCCGTAGTGGCCTTCACCGAAGCCATTGCATTCATGGTTGAAGTACCATGTGATATGTTCTATACCACCTTCAATGTGTTCGGCTTTACGTTTAAAGAGAACAACACTCAGAATAGGATTGCGAATACATCGACAGCTTGTGACAAGCTGCGCTCCGACGTTCTTTGTTGGCATATGATGTTCGCTCATCATTACTCCTCTGGATAGAGACAAAAAGCTTCAGCAATTTGTTCTGCTAATCCATATCCGAAAGTCCGACGTGCGCCGTCGAACCAATCAAGATAATGGTAAGAACCACCAGTCCAATCTTTTCCTTCAGGATCCCAGTCAAGACAAATGTAGTCTTGTGGGCCACCATAGGAAAGCTCAATTTTGAATTGAACTGTCTTAGAAATAGCAAGCGGCAACTCTGAAAGCCGCTCCTGATGAAATTCTCGAATGAAGTCTAGGATTTCTGTTTCGTAGTTTTCCCAGACCCACTCATCGAAATCAGAGTCAAGTTGATCGTCTTGACTTCGTTTCAAGCCATTAGCTTTTTCTTCATCAGTCAAAGGATCATCAGTATCAGAATACTCAGGAAAAGAATCTTCACACGATTCAACCCATTCATCGAGAAGAACATCGTGTTTCATTCCTGTAGCATCCTTGTAAAAATCATTAATGACACTGCTTTGATAAGCAGCATAACAATCAAAACAATCTTGAAGACTCTCAAGATCAGGAAGAATCTGATCCATCCTTGATGCCTGATGAGACTCAACAAGCTCTTCGCAGCTTAGCTCTTTCTTTTGATTCTCAGCCATTACTTACCTCCCTAGATGCTTGATGTTTTCGAGAATATGCCACTTGATTTTTTCTTCATCGCCTTCATTTAATGCTTCAATGAAATTCCTCATTTCATCTGAAACATGATAAATCTTCTGTTTTCTATTTTTAAAGTACGGTTTAATTTGAGATACATGACCAGCACGCGCCATATTCTCGAGAACACGATAAGCTCTTGAATAAACTTCGTTTGCTCTTGACCAATCAGGAAGATTATTCATTGTTTCTCCTTATGCTGTAATGAATCCAAGTTCTTTAAGTTTCTTTCTTGTAACTACTTTCCAGGAATTTATTTCATCAACTCGTTTCTTATATGCTTGTCTAGCTTGTTTCTTTGTTCCGAATTTTTCGTCTCTATCATACCCACAATCATCAGCTCCCCAAACGCATGTTCTAATTGCTGGATAGCCCCATATTTTTGTACATAGTATCACTTTCACTCTAACCGTATCATTTGGATAATTAGGATAAAATTGATCTGTTGTAGGTAGATATATTTCGTGTTCAAGATATTGTTCGTGTTTATAGATTTTCATTTGTCGCTCCTTACAGATCTTTCATGATCTCATATATCTTTTCGTAATCTGATTCGTTGATTTTGTTATCTCTTACTAATTTGTATAGTTCGTATTTTATTCTTTCAACCATTTCTCCTATTTCTTTTAGCTTTTTAAATGTTTCCCTTGAATGTTCAATAGAATGCTTACACCATGAGTCAGTTTCAGACAGAAAACCACGAGCACCATCTGTAATTTCATCTTTTGGTATTGGATCTGGATACATATGCAATGATGATTGTGCGTCTATTAATTCATTCATTGCAGATAGAATCATTTGTTTACTCATATCTTCTCCTTTGTTAACTCACAGAATCCCTTGATCTGTATCAAGAGAAACTGTTAGGCAACAAAGCTTTACTTAGCCCAATCTGGCCAAGGATTGTCACCACAACGAACTGAAACGCCAAACTTATATCCTTCGATATAAGCAGGAGCAAGATCTTCTCTATTGTCTTCCATTTTACTACTGTTCATACCTGCCATGAATCCCATTGTGTATGGCAAAGGATCGTCAGAAGGAACAGAGGATGGTCCACCAATAGGATGCATCCTGAATTGTCCCGCATTAAATTTGGTTTCCATTCCTCTCATTTTGTCCATTAGATCATCGGACATTCCGTGCATCTTTCCGATGATACGTGCATCATCTTTTCCTTCTGAAATACCGCGAAGCATTCCACTTCTGAAATCGCCCTGCATAAACTCTCTGGCCGTTGAACCAAGAGCATTAACAGGGCGATTCATTCTTTCTTCATGTGATTCTAGATCATCAAGCTCATATGAGAGCTTTCGTGCTTCACGAAACATCTTATGCCAATTATTTCCACTCCAATCTTCAATTGGAGCTTTACATCCATAAGAATGAAGCATCTCCACTTGATACTCTGGATTGTCTTGATCCATTCCTTCCCAGCCACATGATCGCATAGCATCTTCAATATTCTTTTCAGAGACCATATCAAGATCGATCTCTGAAAGATCAACAAGATAGTTACATTCAAAATCGTTGTAATCGTGAACGTCATTCATTTCGATCATATGATAGCGGTGATAAGCTACCTTTCGCAGCCATCGACCACCATCATCGAGATAGATTTCTTTGAATTTTCCCATTACAGTTCCTCCACATCCATAGTGTCGAGAATACCAGAGCGTAGACTCCAAGCATGATCGATCAAATCATAATCCATTCCAAATCCTTCGTGAAGTCTACGAAGGAGGACAAGCATATCCTTTGGGGAAACGTCACAGGTTAAACGATAACCGTCATCACTAAAAGACGATTCAGTAAAAGCTTCAAGATATGCATCGATTCCTTGATTGACTACATGAATCATTACATCTCTGTCTTCTCCAACAAGAGACATATTATAGTTTCCGTGCTCTTCAAAGATTTCTTTCAGTCTTTCGATTGGTGTTTCACCAGAGCTGTAAGTTTCCATGTTTGCCTCCTTAGTTGTTTTCTTAATAATCCCATAGAGACTCCAAATAAGTTTAGAATCTCTATGGGGCTATCAAAGCCCCATTATTTTCTACCACCAGCGCATATCATCCTCCTAGTTAGTGGTTAACGATACAAATCAAATCAAGTTGCACCTCCTTTGTTGGAGACAAAACATTACATCCTCTTTTCCATATCATCCATGAACTCTCGGAAATTGACAAGGTTAATACCAACATCCAAAGCATAACTCTGGATCTCAGTAAAATCCCATTTCTCATTGCCAAGAAAGCGCCAACGACGTGTGTCAATCACGCCATTAGCTACATTGAGAACCCAGACAAGTTGATTGCCTGAATATGAGATAAAAAGAAAAACCTCATCAGGTTCAATTGGCCGGAACATTTGTTCGGCTTCTAGGTAATTCCTTACCTCAGAACACCGAAAGTCAGCGGTAGCAACAAAAGAAAGTTTGAAGTCAGGCATTGTTCTTCTCCAACCAGTCTGTGATTTGCATATAGGCATTATGAAAGTTATCATCCGATCCACCACACAGCGAATCGATCTTAGAAGCAAAAAGAACAGAAACAGGGTGAGTATTAACCCAATCTGTTCCCTTATTCAAAGATGTAGCAATATCCCAAAGCTCTGTCATGACCTTTGAGAATGAATGAATTACACCAGAAAGGTTAGAAGCATTTTGAACATCTAATGCTGTCTGACAAATGTTTCTCAGCTTTTCCTTGTCTTCTTCGTCTAATGACTTGAATTGTTGCTCAACCAACATTTTTTCTCCTATCTATCTCAGATTGAATTTTACGCAGAGTCGTAACATTGTTACTCTGCGTTCGAATATTCTTTGCAATTTCCTGACGCAACAGTTTGCGCCATTCAATTAATTCTTCTCTTGGAAGATTCGTGATAAGATTGTTAGACATTACTTCTACTCCTGTTCAAAAACCCGACAAAGTAATCTAAGAAAAAAACCTAGATTACTTTGCGGGGCTTTCGCCCCTTTTAACTAAATAGTGGTTTCGTCAGCGATCTGTCCTACCATCTTGTACATTGTATCTCTCAGTTCCATGAGGTTTCCACCAGCGGCCTTGAGGATATATTCCCCTTCCTCATTCCGCTGATAGTGCTTTTGAGCGCTCAGAAGCATCTTGAGGACAGCAGCGCGCAGAAAATCGTAGTCGTCTGGACCGAAACTCTGCTGCTTCTCCTTCATTCCGCGCAGAAACTTCAGCTTGAATGCCTTCCACAGAACACTGTGAAGCCATGGATCACATTCCTTGAATGAGAGAATGATCTTACCGTCTTCCTCGATTCGAAGGTAGAAACGCGGAGTCATTCGGTTATTGTTTGGATTCTCACTCATTTTCGATTCCTCCTACTTTTCCTAAGTTTCTTGGCTTGATATCTAGCCAAGTAAAAAGCCCGATCTCTTTGACCGAGCCGCTTCAAATCTTCCATTTTCATCCTCCAATAATCAGGTAAAAGATTGTTCCTGTAATGAACCAGGAAACGAAGGTAAAAGGAAGTGCATTCATTATTTACCTTTCATAGCGTTTGCGCATTTTGGTAATTACTTCCAAAGGAACGCCGTGAGTATTTCTAGTGGTCAATTCTTTGTCAGAGAAAAGACCGTCAAAGAGATCGATTATTTTGAATTCATAACCCATTGCCTTTACAATACTCAGATATACGGAATATTCCCATCTTTGAGTATTGGTATTATCTACTACAATAACAGGGATATTATCAATCATTGCATCTATGACTTTACACATATTTTCGTTGTGTGCTTGTCCAATCAACCAAGGTCTAAAATCATAGTGTCCATTAACCATGAAGAAATCATCGGTCGAGAAGATTGGTGCGTCAGGATACATTTGCTTGGCTTTAGTGGATTTTCCACTTCCAGGCAAACCACGCATAATAACAAGTTTCTTCATTTCAACTCCCAATCGTTAACTACAATCCAAGCGTTGTTTTTATTCAACTTCTTTTGCCGCAATTCCTTGTTAGTCAACTTTCTACGAAAACCACAAGAAATTCCATCTAAATCAAAAAGCTGAAACACCTTGGATTTTCCCACTCTAAAAGGTGTTTCCATTGTTCGATAGATTCCGTTGTTTAATTCAAGTGTCATCTTTCAGTCTCCGATTCTATACGCAAAGTAACTCCAATTTCTTTCAACAAATCTTTTCCTGTTAAGAATTCATCTGCGTCTATATCAAAAACAATGATTGGATCTATAAATGAATGACCACAATTAACTTTTTCAGAACCAAAAACATTCATAGCAGCATAAGCCGCTGAGAGTGTAGCTGGTTCAACTCTAGCTCTAATGATCTTTTTCAGTTTGATAGTCATTAGTTGTCCTTTTTATTCCCTATTCCTTCTTCAATAATATTCACAATAACATTTGCAATCTTTTTATCACTCTCTACACAATTAAAAACAACACCTACATGTTTCATTTCGCCAATGAAAGTAGTAACAGTAACGTTGGTTTGATAGTTGTTCCTTCTATCAAAAAACCCTATATCTATTCTGTGACAGATCTCAAAGATACGAATAGAATATCTTACTTCCAAACCATTATGTAGATAAACTTTTTGATATCCATGCTCTCTAAGTAGACCAATAACATTACCAATGATAGTGTTAAATCTACGTCTGTTGAACAATTGGAATTTCATCTAACCTTCTCTTTCAATTGTGCAATAGTGAGTAACAGAAAGAACATCACCCACAATATTGAAAGTAATCTCTCCCTCTACTCTCAGGTAGTCCGTATCAGCGTCTTTATTGTAATCCAGGATATAATGAGTAGAAGTTTCCTGTTCTTCGATTGAGCCCCATTCTATGAAGTTATGGAGTCCTATCGCAGCACAACATTCTGCAACATTCTCTGTATGATGCATTTCAGTAGAAATAGGCTTTCCACTTCGTATGTCAAGAATCATAGGAAATGTCAGTTTATGAAACATCGTTTTCCTTTTTAGCCAGTATGCATCATCTTATGCATACTCCGTTTTATTTCCCTGGCTACACTACGTGTAGCAAGTCAGAAATTATGCATCATCTTATGCATAACGATTTCATCAATGTTTTTCAGTCTTTGTTTCTCAATTAGAATCATAAGCTGTATTATGACTCTAATAAAGCTACAGAGAACTATTCCCACTCAAATTTAACAGAGGAGAAATTGGACAGAGTGATTCTTTCCAGCTCTCCATTATCATCGTAGAAGGTAGCGATCGTTCTAGTACCCATTCTATCTTTCTCTTCTTGAACGATATTCAACAATTCATTCTGTGTATCAGCTTCAAGAATGAATTCATCAGAAGTACCAGAATCAAAGATAGCTTTCACAATCTTCTCCTTAGTAAACAACGTTACCGTTGACACTAACACCACAACGCATATCACGATCCATTCTATCGAACATATCGTTATTCTCTTCCTTGATTACAGAGGCTTCAGTAATAGCCTCTTTCTCTGTACCCAGGAAATGGAACATGCGGATAAACTGAGAGCCATATGAAAGCTCCCGTCTATATCCGTTGTACCAGACTTCTATCACTTGCTTCATATTAACTGTTCCTAGTGTCTGTTATCTGTTCTGTTCTATGTTGTTCAATTAATAACTTACTTTGTTCGATATATTCGCGTATTACAAATCTAATGTAGTGTGCGATAGAATATTCAAATACAAGTAAACTAACTATTCCCAGGTACACTGTAATAAAAGTAAACTAACTATTCCCAGGTACACTGTCTATAGTGAATGGGGGGCTGTATACCTGCTTTCTACCCACGATAAAGCCCCTTCAAAGGATCTTAGGGTTTATCTACCATATGATCAGATCCAGTCCCCCTTCATAGCAAATTCCATAGCATCGAATTCCTTGATCTTCTTTATCCGCTTTTTCCTAGGATTCTTTTGTGGCTTTGGTTCACAGATCTCAGAAGGATACTGTGATTCATTTAACGCGATGAATCGAGCCGCACTATCAGAGGTAAGAAATTCTTCCTTACCATAAGACTTCATAACCAGATATCCGTGATTCGTTTCCTCTACTGTACCCTGTCGCATTTCATCCCTGATAACTGCATTATCACCGTTATGCATATTATGTTGCATAACATCGGGACACAAACGAGAGAAATCTTTTGAAGCTGTCATAGTTTTACCCTACTCTCAAGGAAACTGTACCAATACCTGTATTACAGGTAACAGTCTTAGGTTCTGATATGGCTTCCGCTTTCATACGAATTCTGGCTCCAGCCATCTTCATACAGTTATTCAAAACAAATGTAGGATTTTCCTCGTTTTGATATTCCATATTATCGTGCAATTTAATATCGTGTTCTTTTGCAAAGGACATAAGCAGATCGATTATCTCGAACATACAGTCAGTTGAATAGACAATATTTTTTATTTCTACGATAAGAGAATTAGTTTTCATATTCTGTGGTTTGTATATAGGGGAATTCTCTACAGCCATTATCTGTTGAATATGAGAATGCAAATAGTCGTCAAAGTCAAAATCTGGGGATTTTCCAGATTGCTTTAGCTCTTTATCTGTCTTATGTCCGATCTTATGCATAATATTATGCATAACCTTTCTATCCCTGGTCAAAACAGGGAAAACAAAGCCTCTATAATAGGGAAAACCCCCCGGACCACAAAAGATCCGGGGGGTTTTGAGAGGTAGGGCTAGCTAGATTCTAGTCGCTGGGGACGGTCGCGACCGTTTGCGATCCGCGCTTTCCCTCACTCTTCGCGGCAACCTCAGTCTCCCAGCGATCATGATCGATCATCGGGACGGCCGTAGCGGCGACGTGCGAAGCGAAAGCCTCAACTAGCTGGCGCGCCTTGTCGCTGTACTCACCCACGGTTAGGCCATTGTTCTTTGCGAACGTGCGAAGCTTGGAGAGATCGGACTCGATCTTCCGCGCTAGGGTATCGAGAGGGCAGACCACAAAGGAGCCAGATGCGTCCGCGTAAGGAACGATCATGGAAAGGGGAGGTAGATCAGCCTTTGCCTTAGGCGCGATCTCCTCGATCATGGTGGAAAGGCTAGAAAGCTTGATTTTCTTCATCGTAAAAACCTCAATCTCAGGTTTGATTTTTTCTATTGCTTGAATCCCTGAGAAAACCCACGCAACACCGCTATTGATTGCAACTAATGCGCCAAAAGTTAACTTATTGTTATCATTAGGTTTGACATAGTGACAGAGCCCCAAAACTGGCTTATATAAACCAATAGTGATAACTCTAAGCATCACCATACATTTAAACCTAATGAAATCAACATGTTGAATCCCTCAGAAAACTGAGAGTCTAACCTCAGAAAACTGTTACATAACTTATCATGACAAAATGGCAATACTATGGTAATAGAGCCATAGTATAGGGTACAGATACCACGTTATGCATAATCTTATGCATAAGACGTACCAGAACAAATGTTATGCAATGATTATACCAATGAATACAACGAAAACATATGCAATAAACAAGCCAATTAGTTAAGGGGATTCCTTAGCAAGAAATAGGCCAAGTTTTATGGGGGGTAGGGCGTTGAAAAACACATGCAATGTTTATACCATAAAAAATAATGGACGGATGTTACTGTTGGCACGATAATTGTTAATCCAGGTGCCCACCCAAATCGCCCCCAATTTTTAAAATTCCCCCAATTTTTAAAATTCCCCCAATTTTTAAAATTCCCCCAATTTTTAAAATTCCCCCAATTTTCAACATCCGTAATTTCCTCATCTTTAATTCCTCTATTTTCCTACTAAACATCTCCAACAATATCCACGAGTTTTGAATATATCCATTGTTATGCATAAGCCTTCTAAAAAATTCCGCCCATAATTTTCAACTATCCAGTATTTTCTTTGTTATTTTTTTGGCCCCTTGTAGTATATATAATATACAGAAAGGCATGTAATATGTGGTCTGAACTAAAAACAGTTAGATATAATTCTCCTGAAGAAATAGCTAACTTCTGGTGTAGACCTGATGAAGAAGGTAAGGTAGATGGTTTTTTAAAAAGAGTAACTGTTCCTGAGTTTATTCAAGAAATATATGTAAATGGTATTTGGGGATTTTTTCACATAGAAACAGGAGAAATACATTATTGGTGTTCAAATGAAACCTCGTTAGGAAGTGCTATACGATTTTTTGGTCATGAACTCGGACATCTTTTAGGTATTCAAGATGGCACATATTACGAGAATGAGTTTGAAGCAGAGAAGTTTGCTAATGCTGCATATTTTGCTGCAAAACTAGCATATGAAGCTGTTGATGTTTTGAGTTGCAAACGACTTGGAGCATCAATAAAAACCAAAACAAAAAAACCAGTTATCTTATTTGCTGCTATTGAAGAAGAACAAGATGATAGAATAGTCAAGATGAGTATAGAAGAAGGTAAAACTTCTGGTGAAATTATTCGAGAAGCTATTAAATTATATTTGTCTAGGAAGAAATAATTTATACTTTTATTCCAACAATACTCACGAATACCTACAAATACTCACAGTTTTTCACAGGAATCACAGGTTATGCATAAGCTTATGCATAAAAAGTTCCTACAATTTCCACTTTTATCCACAGAATCTAAGGTAATTTTCTGTACTCACTATTCCGACTCCCCAAAAAATTCCACCCATATTTTTGAAATCTCAGCTTTTTCTGTATGAACAGAGTATATATAGATTGGGCGAGACAACGGCTTAACTTAACTAGCCTTGAGATTTGCTGTTGTCTGCCCTGGGTAGCACGGTGGCTGAAATTTTTTGTGGACTCCAACAATGGTGCCCTCCATTAGAGTTCAACAATTTATGGAAGCGTGCCACACCGTGCTACCCTTTACTTTAAGGAGCAAGGGATGACGAAGAAGACTACATCCACGAAGCGCATAGACTATTTATCTGATATTGGGCAGGCAATTGTTACTGGTATGCGAGCTGAGACCTTGGCAGCTATTGCCAAAGACAAAGGGCATCCTAGTTATTGTCTGACTGAGCTTTTTCGTCTAGCTAATATACCTCTGGATTTTCAAGTGCGTTGGTCCAGTGAACGTGCAATATTGGATGTCTTGATAAAGGCACGGGATTACGGATTTGTTGATAAGCATTGTGGAGGTCGCTGGGTATATACAGGTCCAGAAGTCAAAGCTGCTGAAAAAGCACGGGATAAAAAGCGCACAGAAGTCAAGACTAAAATTGTTATATATTTTAAATCAAGGGGATTGGTCATTGATAGGGATTCAATTAATGTTGAGAGCTATGGAAAGAACAAAGGTAAGACAACAGTTATAGTGACTGTTCCCAAGGATTTGTGGATCAAGTGATATGTCAGATGATTGGGGTAATTGGGATAAACCATTTTCTATTGAGGATTTCAAAGAATATATAGAGGAGATAAAGAAAGCGCCTATTAAATCAGAGAGACATTTAATTCATGTTACTAAATGTCTTATCGATGTTTTTGAGAAGAGAGGGATATTACTTAATCTACAACATTGTCAATTAGTAGGTAGTCCTGAAGCAATTGCCTATGCTAAAGAACGAGTACAAATTGTTTTAAAGGAGAAGAAATAATGAGCATGTCAACACATGTTGTTGGATTCAAGCCACCGGATGAGAAGTGGAAGAAGATGAAGGATATTTGGGATGCTTGTAATGTTGCAGCAGTCCCAATACCAGATGAAGTAAATAAATTTTTTGGATATTCAATACCAGATAGTGCTGGTGTTGAAGCAGAAATAGAATATCGCGCATATGATGACGGTAACGGAAGAGATGGTTTTGAGGTAGATATTAAGAAACTTCCTGAAGATGTGACTATTATTAGATTCTGGAATTCTTGGTAGAATAATGGGTGACTACACTCAATTAGTTCTTGAAGCGTCACTCGATCTATCCTCCATTCCAGAATTAGACTATATTACATTGCAAGCTATGGCATTGGGTAAAACAGAAGGTTTATTTCCATTACCCAATCATCCTTTATTTTCTAAATTCCGTTGGGAATATATGTTGCGGTGTACTTCATCATATTTTGAAGAGGAAACGAATACTACTTTAGTTGAGGATAGATTGTGTATCTGTTGTAGTCTGAAAAACTACAGAGGAGAAATTGAATCTTTCCTTAATTGGATAGCTCCCTTTATTAAGGATGTGGTGGGGTATATTCGAGATGAATACGAATTGAGTTTAGATACTAAAAGATTGATTACTATTGAAGACGGAGTTCTTACTATTACTGGTATTTTACAAGAAGAATTTAGTAAAAGACATAGAGAAATTTATGGTGGGTGATGGATAAAGAAACAAGAGCTAGAATTCTTCTTAAATCTTTTCGCGAACAGGACAAAGGTTTGTTCGCTTTTGCTTTGTTTAAGGTGTTCAAAAAGATTATGAAAGAAAATTGTTATAATGATGGTTTTGTTGAATGGGAAACAGCTGCAAAATATGAGATTGAAGAGTTAGAAGAAAGAATACGAAAAGAAGCTGGGTTGGATTAAGAGGAAATTGGAAGTAATAATGGAAGTTGGAGTTAGCAAAGATGGTGTGGTGACTGTTCTACATAAAGGATACGTTCACTGCTATGCTTCTTGTACTAACTGTGGAGCATTAGCTCCTAAAGATCAAGTGACAGGAACCGGACCCGGTGATGTGAAAATCGAGCATTACGTTTGTTCTGATTGTGTTAGAAAATTTCCATCAGTATTCGATATTATTTCCAACGGAGATTGCAGAGGGAATTTTCTAGAAGGCTCAGAAGTTTGCGAGGTGAAGTGTCTAATGAGACAAGAGTGTGTTTATTTGACTGTTCATTCAAATGCACCGAGGGATTGATGAATCTTTGTCTTGCTCATGGTCCGTATGCGGGTGGTCAATGTTTAAGATGTAGTGATGGAGATAATATGTCTAAGATACCACAGTTCGATAAGCACGTTCGTCAAATGCTCGATATGGTTAAGTCTCCTGAAGCGAAGGCACGTATTCAGGAGTTAGCACCACAGATTGAAGAAGAACTTTCAAAATTAGAATCGTATGTGCCTGTTGAGGTACAGGTTGCAGAGATTCTTCATGAAGCTTTCTGTAATGCGAATCATATAGATGGTTGTAGTTGGGAATATGAGAAGTGGGAAGATGCTTATCACATGCATAATGAAAATGAGATGCGTGTATCAAAGTCGATGAGCGCGAAGGCTGGATATCTTCGTCGTGCGATGGCGATGTTAGGCAAGCTCAGGTTTGGAACATTCCCTCGAGAAACAACTGAAAAAGATATAACTGTTTTTGATTTGAAAATAATGAGCGACAGAGCAATTGTTGAACTTGTGAAGGTTGTGTTGGGGGTAGAGGAAAGATGATTGTTAAAAATGATAAACGTTTAGCTGTTGTTTCTTCATTGAGTGAAGATGGTTCTTCTCGTGAACATACATTGCAATGGGAACCAGTGAATCCATCTGGCCTGTTTAAATCTGAACACATCGTTTCTTTAAATGATGATGAAGCTAGTGAATTAGCTGGTCTCATTAAATGTGTAGTAGGTGAAGATTTATCTATGGCACATGCTTATCAAGATGGACGCAATAGCACATTGATAGATGTGATGAGCGCAATCAAAGAGAAATTTCCACGTTATTCAAGTGACGTTAGACCAAGTGTTGAAATTGATGAAAATGGTAATCCACACAATCCACAGGAGAAATAATGGGAACCTGGGCTATTTTTCTTTTGGTTGTCTTGGTTGATTCCATTGGGACAGCCGTTGCCTTGAGGATAATGAGATGAGAAAGCGTAAACCCCTCCCAAAAATCAATTCCTGTACTTGTGGCAAAAGTCTTTACGAAGAAGACGTTGTTCTGATACCAATCGGTTTGGTTTCTGTTCAATGTTGGAATTGCGTAAAGACAGGACCATCGAGAAAAATTGCGCGTAACGCGATCAATGCGTGGAATAAATTAGCGATGAAGTTGAATTGGAAAAGAAAAGGGTTTGGACGCTATATCTATCACGAATTTGAAGTTGGTGTTTTAATTGAATACGGAAACAGTCCGTCTTACGAACCAGGTTGGCACTTCTGGCGAACCAATCAATTAGGACCACCAGCTCTTGGTCCCTTCAAAACTTTGAAAGAAGCCAAAGCAGCTGTGACTAGTCATACTAAGTGGTAAAGAAATGACATTTTTTCCTGAACAAATAGTTGAAAACGATGAGTGGCAAAGCAAACACAAAGGTCACAAGATTGAAGAACAAGTTGATGAGTATCCTCTTGATGAAGGTAAAGCAATAAAGAGAATGTGTTACTGGCGTTGTATAACGTGTGGTGCGCGCCATCTTTACAATATGGAAACAGTTGAAGTAAACAATAAGGGAGAAAAATAGATGAAGCAATTAGTGAAAGATTGCATAAGACAACATATGCTAGATTTAGAAGAAATTGTTTACCAACATGATGAACTTTCACTTACGTTAAAAAGGATACTTTGTTGTATGGTAGATGATATTGTTAATTTTGTATCGAATGCAATTCAAGAAAAATATGATCATGAAATTTCTAATTCTGAGTTGGATAAAGAATACCTTAAATACAAATGTATTATGGATGAAAAAGTTAAAGAGCTTATTTGTTATATGGTTCGTTTGCAGAAGGAGATCAAATGAGAGAATTTACTAGAGCTGAAGTTGCCTCTGGCGCTTGTTGGAGTTGGCAAGAGAGATCTAAGAAGTTAGTAGATCAACTTCAAAGATTGAAGGGGAGAAGCAAGTTTACTTTTTTTGATGTTGTGACTAATCTATCTATAGATAAAGATGAACACGATGTTGTTTATAGTAGGATGGTGAGAGTTTTCCTATTGACTGGTGAGGATGCAGCTGAATTCGATGAATGGTTGTTTGGTACTGATCAATTCATTGGAAAGGTTGGTGAGCATCAGTACCGAGAAATCATCTATACTTTGATTAGAAGTGGAATATTTGAGAAACTTCTAGATGAGTTCAAGAAATGGAGAGAAGATGTTTAAGCACACACAAAAAGGCAACAAGCACATCATTGAGTATACAATTGAATGTAGCGCTTGTAAGGGAACAGGAATTTACTGTGGTTTTGCAGAAAAGGATGGTATTGGTGTTGTTTGTCATTCTTGTGATGGAGAAGGTGAGATAAAAACGACAGAAGAATTTACAGAGAGTAGATATTTCAAACGTAAAAATAGAAAAGGAATCAAACTTGTTCTTCAATATAACCCTGGAATGATTGTTGGAGTAAATGAAAAGCTTTCGTATGAAGATTGGGGTGGAATGAGTTATGAAGAGTGGAAGAAGAAAGGAAAGTTTCCACCCAAGTCTGAAATGAGAAAGTATATATGCCCTGCATGGTGGTATCAGAATATAGACTATAAAAAGAAACCAGATTGGAATGAATGTGGATTTGGTGCTTTTTCTGATTGTAAACATTTCAAGAATAAAGCTGCGTGTTGGAAAAGATGGGACAAGGAGCAGAGGTGATGACTGATAGTGAACGACTTCTTTGGGCAAGTGTGTTTGCCAATGGAATCACCGCAACGAATGCCTACAGTTGGAGAAGCGACAAAAAAGAAATGACAAGAAGAGCAGCTCAATTAGCCGATGAAGTTTTAGAAGCTGTAGAACAAGTATTGACCGATAATTTAGATTGGGAAGAATCAAAGATTCTTGGTCTTAAAAAATTTATGGAGGGCTAAGATGAGCACAAAGAAGGTTGCGAATCAGACTGTCTACATGTGCTGGATTAATGAAGAACCTTATCAAAAAGAGGTTCGAGCTAGAAAACAACAATCAATCAAAAGGATGGCGCTTCATCCTATGGTGATTGAAGACGATGATGCAGAAGATATTATTGAAAATGAATTCAGAGATGCAGAAGATATTATTGAAAATGAATTCAGAGATGCAGAATACAAAGATGAGCGTTTCAATTTCAGAGTTGTATTCTGTGATAATGGAAAGTGGCGTTATTCTTGTTTAGGTATAGATTCTATTAACGAATGTGATTGTGACTATTTTCACGAATGTGATTGTGATAATTACAGTGCTGGAGATACAATTAGAAAAGGAACAATTGATGAAGCATTGAAGTGGCTTCTCGATGGTGAGAAAAATATGGAGAAGCTTTTGTCATTGAAGGAAATGGGATGAGTAAGATATTAACAAAGGTTGAAGAGGAAGCACCCGGTTGCTTAGCTGGTATCGAGAATGAACGGCGTCGTCAGGAGAAGAATGAGAAGCAAGCAGAAATTGATGCTTGTCTGCCTTCTTCAAGATTACGTGAAGACACCGAATATGTGGAGGAGTTGAACAATCTTGTTGTGAGATTGAATGTCAGAAGTCATCATTTGGTTGACAAGCTTACGCGCATTGTCGAATTGATTTCGCCTCTGAACGATAGTCCGATACTCGATGCCATCAAAGTCATCGCTTTCGAAAACCTGCCACTACCAAGCGATCCTATAGCCACGGCTGAAGGTGAAATGTTGCAGGAGATTGATAAGCTACTCATGGATGCCGGTGTTTGGGTCGATAATCGTTTGGATTCAATCAGACGCTTGATCGGATTCTACACGGCTTTAAAGAGTATCATGCGTGAAGAGGCGAATGATGTTTAGAGCCGGTGATATTGTTTATTATAAACCAACTGGCGAAAAATGGGTTTTAGCTTGTGATGAAGAACGTAGTCGTGTCATGTGGCTTGGTTGGCCAGGTGGTGTGGCTCATGCTTCAGATTGTCAATTAGTTGAAGCTGCGTCAGAAGATGAAAGATTGAAAACGTTGCGTGAAGTTTCAGATATTAATAAGTTGTCTGATTTTCGTCGTATTATCGCACAACGTCAACTTGCGCGTATTGAGGAGAAGTAATGAAACCAAAAATGACATGTGAATTTACCAAGGTTGTAGATATTGCATTTAGTGGATATCGTTTACCAGAAGATAAACATACAATGCGTGTACCTCGTGATGAAGGAATGCTTGAAAAAATTTATGACTTTATGAAAGAACACAATATTTATCCTGCTACTCGAGGTGGAGCAAGCGGTGGTGGTATTTACATTCATTCGTTCTTTGAAGATGATGCAATGAAGATTGTTGATTTTCTTGATAGTCAAGGAGTTAGATGTACCGAGATTGTGAAGGGACAGTAATGAACAGAGATAAATTACTTGATGAATGTCGAGCAGGGAATAGATGCTTTTGGGTTTGTTTTGATTTGGGCAATCCTGCATATCTTTGGTGGTATCCGACTCGAGAAGAAGCCAGAGAACGATACAATAAACACAAAGCAAATCCTGATTTGGCACAACTCTCTTCACCTGTTAAATGTAAAGTGAGGAGAAGAAGATGAGTAATTTGTTTAGTGAACTTTCGAAAGAGATTCAACGAAACAAAGAGTTATTGAAAGTATATGAAGATATCGGTCCAGCTGGTGCTTTTGGAGCTATGTTTATACGTCAAGAAATCAATAATGGTGAACAAGCAATGGAAACTGGTGAAGCAACTGCTATGGTGGTAGCGTTAGCTAAATTAAGGGAGAGTGAGTAATGCCTGAAAACATCAAAGACATTAAAGCTATTCAAAGTGAGTGGAAAAAAGCTGAAGAGAAATGCAAAGATTTACGAAATCTAGAAGATGAAGCTTTTCAAAAAAGTCTTCCTGAATTGAAAGGAAGTTTTGATGATGCTAAAGAAGTAGGAGATGTAGGTATTTGGAATGATTTTTTACCTGATGGTTTAGATGATACTGAAATACATCTTGTCGATAGTGCAGGACAGGCAATGGACATTCGTGTTGGTCCTGTGTTCGGTCAAGAAGGAATCCATAAAGAGCCGGGCATTTGGATAGGAATTCAACGTAGATATTTATCATCAGGACGAAATGTGGAATTTCTGATTAGTCCTGAGATATGGAAGATATTATCAGAAGAAGTTAATGCACGCATTGATGATTATAGTAAAGAAAGATATTCAATAAAGAAGGAGAAGTGATGCACGACATTAGATAGCCATGGGCATTCGAAGAGTCAGGTAAGAATCGATACCAAGGTAAACTTCATGGTCAAGCTCATTTCAATTCAGGCTATTGGGCTAAGCAGATGCGTAGCCTTTCAAATTTAAATCTTGTATTCTGTGAAGAACTTGAGAAGTTGATGAGAAAACACGGTGTTGGTTCTGTGAATGTCATCAGAGATGAAACAACATTTGAAATGAGTAAAGATGAAACTAGAAAATTAGCTGAAGAACATGGTGCAATGTCAGAAGGCGATAGAGAAAGGATGTTTAAGCAAGATGATAACAGATAAAGAATTTTTTCAATGGATACATGATCTTTTGATTAATCATGGAGAAGATAAAAATTCAGATTATATGTATAAATTGAGAGCTATCATAGAAGCGACTCCAGAAGAGCAAGTAACTCCGAATGTGGTTTTGATTGAACCAGCATAGTAAGAAAAAGCAATGACTATAGATTGGGATAAAAGAGCAAAGGTTTATGAGGAACTGAAGCGCATAGTTATGGAGAATAATCTTACAATTTGGATAGCAACTCAAGCTCCACCTTCTGGTTTAGGTAATAGAAGATTTTTCATTCCATTTTCTGAACCAGAATTGTTAATTATTGATTATCCAGATATCATGAGTCCATCAAAGAAGGAGAAGTGATGCCTAAATCATATTACACGAATTACAAAGAATCCTTTCCAGATCAAGATACTAAGAATGAAGAACTTCATAAACAACATCCATGTAAGATAGCTCGCGATTGTATGGAACGAGTCACAATAGGAGAAATGTTTGATCGTTTTCTTGAAGCATATGAAAAAGGTGGAGAAGACGCAGCTGTTGATGCGATTGATGAAGATTTTCTTTTTGGTGCTTGGGGCCATGTAATGAAAGAAGTTGTAGAATACACTTTTACTAAAGATTTAAGAGGCATCATTGTTGAGGGATTAAAGAGGATATGTAAATTGAAAAATAATCAAAAAGAAAAAGAAGCATTTACTAAAGTTGCTTTGGGTGGTTTAGGTATTGCAGGAGAAACAGATCGAGAACGTGCAGAGAGAATAGAAGCAGAATATGAAAGAAGGCACAATGCTCATAGGCGTCAGATGTATCAACGAAGAATATCAAACAAACCTGTGTTGAATGGAATCGCATGTCCAAAATGTGGTAAGGAAATGATGGATAGCAATCCATCCATTTCTCTCTCTAGTAATCCACCACAAAAGAACATCCATTGTCCTAAGTGCAACTACAAGGACTTCAGAGTTAAGTGATGTCAGCTAAACCATTTACAAAAGAAGAGTGGCAGGAAATGATGAGTATGACTCTTCATGGTCCATTGCCACAAAAGACATTATATAGAGTGTATGCAACTGTAGATGCATTGATGTTGCAAAAAGAAGAATTAGAAAAGTTGTTGAGAAAATATGCTTTCAGTATTGGTCTTGATTCTGGTTTGGGAGCAAGTTGTATTGAATGTGGTTCTCCACCACATGAGTCACATCATCATGGATGTAAAGTAGAAGAGCTTCTTGGTAAAGATGATGGCAGTAAACATTGGAAGACATCAGATCAATTTGTTAAGCGTGGAAAAAAAGGTTGCCCTGGTTGTGGATACACATTCAAGGGCCATCAATGTCCAAGATGTGGAGGTGAGTAATGACTGACAGTAGTGGATGGGAAAAGTTTTGGATGGTTTATCGTGTAGACAATGTGGAAGGTTATGACCACCATAACTACAAGCCATCCGTACAGCACACTTCTTTGGAAGCTGCGAAGGAAGAAGCTGAAAGGCTTTGTAAACGAACTAGAGGAATTTATGTAATTTTGGAAGCAACAGAACTTTGTCAATTGAAGAATTTAGAATGGCATAAGTTTCCTAAATCTAAACCGCCGAAGTCAAAAAGCAGAGGTTTTGCAGATCCTAGAACTAGAAAGAAAGGAAATAGTTAATGGCCAGGTTGGTTAAGAACAAGAATCGTGAATTTGTTTATTTGGATGGTAAACCGTATAAGCGTGAACATAGACTTATGTGCATACACTGTAGTAAAATTCATAAAATTGAAGATATTTTGAGAACTAGAGCCAAAGGAGCTATTGGTAGATGTCCAAATTGTAAATCTACTTTAAGGAAACTTTTGCCACCTTTGCCTATTGAATATTTTTTGGGTGCATAGGAGCAAGTGATGAAAGAACGTAAAAGAAAATGTTGTAAAGAGTTTATAGATTACATGAAAAAAATTGATAAACTAGGTGGTGTTTTTTCTGGTGGCGAAGGCTTAGGTAGAATTAGCGTTACTGTATTTTATGAAAGTATAGAAATTGATAATGGTTGGGATTTCATTCCGACATTGTATTTTAGATTTTGTCCTTTCTGTGGCAAAAAACAATGAAAACATATCCAGAAATTTCTCGAGTGATTCGTAAGGGTCTGTCGTGTTATGTTTTTGATAAGATTGATGGTAGTCAGATTCGCGCGGAGTGGTCAAGGAAGCAGGGGTTTTATAAGTTTGGTACACGGAAGAGATTGTTAGGTGAAGACGATCCATTACTAGGTGAAGCTAGAAATTTGTTTATGTTGAAGTATGAAGATACTTTGGCTGCAATATTTAGGATGAATAGATGGGATAGGGCAATCGCTTTTTGCGAGTTTCATGGAGAGAATTCTTTCGCTGGTCTTCATGAAGACGAAGAACACACAGTGACTCTCTTTGATGTTGCATATCAGAAGAAAGGAATATTGAGTCCTCGAGATTACTTGAAGTTGTTTGGTCATCTTGATATAGCAAAGTTATTGCATCGTGGAAATGTGAACGCTGAATTTATCGCAACAGTAGAGAATGGAACTCTCCCATTTATGACGTTCGAAGGTGTGTTGTAAAAGCACCGAGTTTGTTTCTCCTGGTAGACCCTTGATGTTCAAAGTGAAAAGCCATGCGTGGATCACGAAACTCAGGGAAGTCTATAAGGGAGACGAAGAAAAGATTCAAGAATTACTGTAGTGTAGTATATACAAACAAAGGAGACAGATATGAAAGTGTGGAAGTATAATCTGAAGGGCTTGGATGCGCTCGAGGGCACACTAAAGTTAGTGGGTGAATTTGAGATACCATCACCAGCTCAACCAATTTCAGCTGCAATGACTAGTGCATATCAAGCATCTATGTGGGTTCTTGTTGGTGATAATCCAGAAAAAACTAATGGTGTGAAAGTATTCTGTATTGGTACTGGATATGGAGAAATACCTGATGATGGTGACGATGAAGAAGAATATGAGTTTCTTACTACCATTCAAGATGATGCTTTCGTATGGCATCTCTTCTACACAGTGGAGTAGTTATGAAAATAGTGAATAAGCGTAAGAAGAAAAAATCTCTTACTCTCAAAGATATGACTTATGGTGATGATGTTTTTATTTTTCCAAATGAACAAGATGATGGAGATTTTGATCCATGTATAGCTGTTAATCCTATTGAGCTTGGAGCTACTAGAGTTAAAAAAGGATCAAAAGGAAAGAGAAAACGTTCTTTTAATGTAAGAGATTGGTTGATTGAAAATGATTATGTTGCTGTTGTAAGTTTAGATTCAGGAGTTATAACTGTTCATCCTGAAGAAATAATTGTTGTTTTGATGGATGTTAAGCTTGTCATTGAAGGTGAAAAGTGAACCATGATAACTGATAAACAAAGAGAAGCAGCAAAAAGAAAATTTGAAGAAGAATTTCTTACTACAAAGAAGATTCAAGAACAGGTTGAATATTGTCAATCGCAAATAGATAGAAAACAAGGACATTATCCTAATTGGGACGATGAAATGGTTATTCTTTTGTTAAAAGAAATTCTGAGATTGAGGCAAAGAGAAATAGATACAAATAGCGACATTCAAAGATTAAAAGGGATGTTGTACATACAAAGGAATAGAAATGTGTAAAGAACATTGTGGTATTGATACTCCTCCATGTCCACCTAAACCTCGTCTCAGAGGTGAAGATCTTTTTGAAGACCCTAATACATGGAGTGCTATTGGTTATCATCATGGAACAAAAGGTCAAATTAATACACTTCTTTTATATACAGAAGAGTATTTACGACGAAGATCAGAAGGAGAGCAATAAATGAAAACAAATGTTCTATGGACTTGGATTTATTTAGTAGTTATGTTTGTACTTTTATATTGTATGTTTTCAATGATAGTGTATTGGTTTAAGCATCCTGAACTTACGCAAATGCAACTCTTGCTTTACCATTTCCTTGATGCAGTCCTTTGGAGGTAACGATGCCACATACGTTTAAAACCAATGTCTATTATATCAAGGAAGATGAAAATAGTCCTGTGAATGAATATTTTCGTATTATGCCATCTTCAAGACGTGGAGCCATTGAAATATGGTTTGGTACGAAACGTAGTTTGAGACTTAGTCTTCCTATTGCTAGAGAGATTGCGAATAAGATTTTAGTTCTCTGTAATTTGTTAGAAGAGGAGCAATAAATAATGCTACGCAAACCCAGAGGTCGGCTGATCGATCAAGAGAAACAAAAGCAACTTTCTTCTGAGTACGATCATTTTCTTGTAAAGATGCTGAATGAACCATTTCTCACAAGATGGTATAACGATTCAGAAGATTGTTTTGGAAAACATATTTCAATGAGAAGTTCTCATTGTAGAAATTCATGTTCATGTACTATATTGTGTAGACTCTTTTTCTGTAGATTCCATAAAACAAAGAATAAGTAATGTTTGTTGAAAGAGAAAAAATAGAGAAACTATTTGAACTTTGTTTTGATGATATGACAGAGTTTGAGAAACGTGAATTTGCCATGTTTTGTTTTACTCATCTTTACTTCATCACATGTGTAGTTGGTGATGATGGTTCGCCAGTTAGTCTCCAAGGATTAATGAAGTTTAGACAATCAATAACAACAAATCTTTCAAGAGAAGATTTAGAATACATCCGACGATTCTTTAGAGAAGTAAAAGATTTGTAAATGACGAAGACTGAGACATTAATTGTAATTTGTTTTGTTTCTTGTCCCTTTTGTAAGGCCAAGAAAGGCGAACATTGTGTATCTAAATGTAGAAGTTCTCATAGACACGATAAAAGATATAGACCTTATTGGGATCCTGAACATAAACCAAATTTAAAATATAAACCTGTTTATTTCAAAGAGCTTTACACAGCATATGAATCCAGAAGAAGAAAGTATGAGGCCGTGAAAAATGCCTAGAACTTTGTCATCTGACTTAGCCCACATTGCAATCTTCATTGCTGAGATAGGTGAAGAATTTGAGATGCCCCTTGAAGAAGAGAAAAAAACAGAAGACAAATTCTTTATCATTGAGTTTTTTGCTTATATGGAAGTCAGCAAAGAATTTAGTTTGAGACGTAGGGGAATTGAAGATGGTTATTATGTTGAATTTGAAAACAAAATGACAATTGGAATTCATTTGAAAGATATGAATGATGATATAGAGTGTTTAATGCAAACAAGAATATCAGGACAAATGGTTGGACTTTCTTTTCTTTTATCCAACATTGAAGCTACAGCAAGAGTAGCTGATGTTTTGTTGGGTGAAGTTGTGACTATAGAACTGCGTTGGTAGGAGATAAAATGTCTGAAAGAAAAGACAAAAAACCTTCAAAGAAACCGGCAAAAACTAAAGCAGAACTTCTTGAATTAGCAGTTAAAGAAAGAGCAGAATTGCGTATAGCAATTCCTTTCGATGAAGTAGTAGATCTTCTTGATGTAGAAAATAGCAATATTGACCTCGATCTTGTAGGCATTGAAATAGATTATGATGATTTTATGTTTGGATATGAGAAAAATTTCAAAGACGAATTGGTTGAAAAAACAAAAAGAACTTCAAAAATTATTGTATTTAAAGCTGTTGATTTTATTGAAGTTGAAGTTCCATCTGTAACGAAAAAAATCAGAACTTTGAAGCTTTGAAAATTTTCTTGCGAAAAGAAAAGAGCAGCGCTACAGTCAAGAGTAGCTAAGAGATCTCAGTTCAAGAGACCTCGGGAGGAAAAATGGTTGCCAAGAAAAAGTCTTCGTCTATCCCCACACCCAAATCACTCAACCTTCTCAAGTATTTGGGCGATCTAACGCCACTTCAAGCGTTGGCTCTCACCAAGTTCAGTGTGGTTCCTAAGGAACTTGTCGGTGAACTCACTGACCAAGTCTCCGCAGGATGCCATGTGGTGGACTTCATTGTACGTTTCCGTGGTGAACTCACCAAGAATCCTGACCACGAAAAGAAGCCTACCAGCAGCATTCCATGGCTCGTTGTGATCGCTCTCCTCGTTCGTCGTTCTGGTGCTACCAGAAAGAAGAGCGTAGAGATGTTGTTTGAGATTCTGAAAGAAGCAATGAAACTCAACAAAGAAACAGATGAAGTTCGTGAAGAAATTCTTGAGAAAACTGGTGTTAGAGATGCAATGGAACAATTGTCGGAACATATTGACGACCTGCCTAAGATAACAGCTCGAGGTCATGTCAGTAAAAGATATGAAGTAGATTTGCTGGCAGACATTGAAGCTACACACGTTAAATAAAAACAAAAGCTAGGCGTTAAATGCTTAGCTGAAAAAGGAGAGAGTTATGATGAGTCCTCGTCAAGTGGTCTGTCCTACATGTGGTGTGCGTCCTGGTCAAAGCTGTGTGACAGTAGATGGTTTTCGAGCACATGGCTATCACGCTGCACGCAAGGGCGTGGCTAATGATAATGGTGCGGCGAAGCCAAAGCCAAAGAAGGCTAAGAAGAAGCTAGAACCAGCAATGCCGCAGCAGGTTGATGCTTCCAAATTAGTTAATCACATTGCTCTCATTATTGATGGTAGTGGTTCGATGGGTCATCTTTACAAGAAAGCGCGAGAGGTGATAAATAGTCAGCTGAAAACCATTAAGAAGAATGCAGCTGCAAATAGCATAAAGACTTTTGTTAGCCTCTATGTCTTTGAGGATAGAGTTAAAACAATTTATGTGAATGTGCCTATTAAGATGGCAGCGCCTTTGAGTGAATTTGATTACGGTCGAAATATGGGTATGACTGCGCTTCGTGATACAGTGATGCAGGCAGCAGCAGATTTCAATCAGTGGACAAACGATGTTAATCATAGCTTCCTCATTGTAACAGTGACAGATGGAATGGAGAATGCATCTCGTCGATATAGAGGGCATTCAGGTAAGAAGCAATTCCAAGAATCTGTTGAAAGATTGCAGAAGACAGATCTCTGGACTTTTGTGTATTCTGTTCCTCCTGGTGATTCTCGGGAAGTTCAAGATAGTCTTGGTGCTCATCCTGGTAATATTCAGGAATGGCAACAGACAGAGCAAGGTATCAAGCGTGCTGGTGATATGATCTCTAGCGGTCTTGATACTTATTATACGAGTCGCGCACAAGGTCAGCGTTCAACTACAACCTATTTTGCAGATCTCAAACATGTTGATGATGCTGATCTCGAAAATCTCAATGATGTTTCTGGTAACTTCATTCGTTGGAAGATTCCTTATGATGTCGATATTCGTAGTTTTGTGAATGGAAAAGTCAATTCTGATATGCGTGTGGCCAGACAAATCGATAGGTACAGACAAGGTAAGGGCTACTATCAGCTGACCAAGAGCGTGCTTGTTCAGGAAAATAAAAGGTTCCTCATCATGGACAAGAAAACAGGGGCGATCTTCGGTGGTGAGCAGGCTCGTGCGCTCGCTGGTATCCCCCTTGGCCAACGTCACCAAGTGCGTCCAGGGGATTTCAAAGACTACCTCCTGTTCATTCAGAGCACTTCTGTCAATCGCAAGCTCATTAGCGGAACTGTTCTTTTGTACGACACAAACTAGACTTTTGTAGTATATATAGTGGGGGTGCTGGTGGGAGGAAGCTCAGGAGAGTTTCAGACACTCCTCTCTGGGTTCCACCAGCACCCCTTCGGAGATTGAATGAAAATCATCTTCCTAGACATTGATGGAGTGCTTGTTACACCAGGCTCATTACGCGCTAGTGGTGGAAAAGTATTCTCTGATTTTCATCCTCCTTGTGTTGCTTGTTTAAACGAAATTATCAAGAAGTCAAACGCCAAGATTGTAATATCTAGCACTTGGCGTCATGGTCATCCAAAATATTTTGATATACGTTCGTTCTTAGAAGAACAAGGAGTCAAAGGCGAGATAATAGGAATGACACGAACTGGTGATTCTGCTCATCGTGGAATCAAGATCATGGCTTGGTTAGCAGATCATAGTAATGGTTTTCAAGTTAAAAATGCAGTAGGTCAAATAATAGGAAGTGATAGAATTGATTCATATGTGATTCTTGATGATACATTGGTTAGACCTTATGATAATCTTGTCCAAACAGACATGAATGATGGACTCAATCCAAATCATATCAAAAAAGCATTGGAAATTTTGAATGGATAACAATCCAATACGTCCAGGAAGCATAGATGAAATGTTTGGTAAGGTAATTCTTTGGGAATTAGAACAAGTAGCTGAAAATCTGAAGATAGATATAAAGGATGTTATTACCGCAATCAAATCAGGAAAATTAGCATTTGTTCAATTTCCTGGAGAAACAGAAAAAATAGCACTGTATCATTTGTATCAATATGTAGAACAGTACACGTACAAATATGATGAACTCAAACAAGAAATGATACAGATTATGAAAGGAAAAGAAAATGGCACTGAATAAACACGAATTGAGAATTCTTCTTGTTATTCTACAAAGAATGAATAAGGTTTCGAATAATTACGAATCGTGCAGTGAGTGTGGCACGATTCATGAAATTAATGAATTTGATGATTTGCAATTTGATTTTCAAATGGAAATCATCGATCATCCAAGTAATAGACAGATTGCAGTAGCTATGGAGAGTTTTATTATCGAAAGAAACAAAAGAAACGAAGATGATATGATTTTTGAAGCTGGTCAATCTAAACCTGGAAAGGGCCAGCGAAAGATGATTTACTTCAATTCGTACTATATGTTTGAGTATCTGATGCATAGGATAAAAGAAGAGAGCGAATAATGTCAGCATGGGCACATTTGGTAATTGTAATAGTGAATATTTTCTTTTGTATAGTTTTGTTGATACGATTGTTTAGGATGATATTTTTACAAAGAGAATTAAAAAGATTGTATATGGTAGTAAAAATTCAAGATAAAGAAATATTTGATCAATTGATACAAATGAAATATATGAGTGTTCCTGGGAAGATATTGAACAAAAGCACAAACAGATGATAGGAAGACACAATGGCAACTCCTAAGCTGAAAGAATTAGCTCGCAAAGAGCTTCGTAAACTTGCTGATGAATATGGTCTTGACATCTCTGAAGAGATGAAGAAGAAAGATATACGTAAACTTATTAAGAAGAAAATGAAAGATGGAGTTGAACCTCCACGATCCAAGGATGAGTTAATTATCGATTTTATTAAGAGTATGGTTGCAATTGAAGAAGCAATAGAACCGTATAAGGAACAAAAGAAAGATCTCAAGAAGCAATACAAAGAGAATAGTTGGCTCGATGCCAAGGAGCAGAAGAGAGCACTTCAAGCTCTTCGTCTATTGAAGAATGGTGAGAATATTGATGCTCTTGTTAAATATTATCAAGAGATTCAACAACAGACTGGTATTGGAGAAGACTAATGAATAAGATGAAACCACTTGAACTTTCTCTTAATAGCTGTATGAATCCAATAGAGGTTATGAAAAGATTTGCAGATATTTGTGTCAAAATGAATGAAGTGATAGATGTTGTTAATATATTAACAAGAGAAAGATTATTGTCTTCTGAAGAGCGTAGAAAACTCGAGATAATGAAAATACAAGCTGAAGATAAAGTGAAGATATGATTTGCGAACACGGCAGAGATCGCAGTCAAGAACCGTGTAACGTTTGTGATGAATTGGAGACGTGCGATCCTAAACATCACAGACGTATGAAGCGTGGAATACAACAAGGACAAAAAATGGATGTTAAAGAGAGCATTGCTATTCTTCTTACAGCAAAAGGCATGTTAGAAGATGAACTTCTGGAACAAATTACTCGAATAATTAATACATTCAGAGAGACACATAGTATTGCTCCATCTGATATATACGTTGAAATGATTCACAGAGAAACACTTGGTCAACCAAAAGAACATGTAGTGGGTAGAATTCAAGTGTGTTTTGATTTGGAGTAATTATGAAAAACATCTATGTTGAAAAATGTTGTGAATGTCCATTCGTTTGTTGTGTAGGCGAAGACTTTGGTGAATATGATTGTGAATTTAAACCAAAAGGAATCGATAAAGAAGGTACATATGAAGATGGAAGAAAATATATTATTGCAGAAGATATTCCTTCTGGAACAGAGAAACCACCTGATTGGTGTCCGCTAAGAAAAGAAGAAGTCATCACAGTCCAACTAACCATGAAGTGGGCTTTAGAGGAAGTAGATGGGAAATCATAAACACGTTAAGGTTCGTAACAACGAAGCTGCTATTGTTTTCACCAACGATAGAGGTTTCGATATCGTTACTGGTTACGGACCATTGCTTATTCTAAAAATGGCTCAAGCTTTTGCCGTGTGTTATGCTGTAACCACACATGAACATTTGTTTGATGCCTTTAGAAGAATTATTATTTCAGATATGCAGATTCGTAAGCATCATTCAACCGATGTTAAAGAAAGAATGCAAAGACAACAGATGATCGATTTGTTGTCTGATGGACTTGAAGAATTCGAAGACAAGGGGGGAGAAGAAGATGGTGATGGAGAAGATGGACCCACAGAAGAGACATGATGTAGTCGAAAGAATCGTCAACTCAGGTGATGAATCTGCGAATATTATTTTGCAGATTTGTGATGAAATAGAAGTAGAAGCCAATGGTTATGTTGATTTTCATATAGGTAAAAATGTATATTGCTGGAAAGAAGAAGGTGGTTGGTTGATTTTTCCAGAAAAAGAATTAACAGAATTTGCTTGTAATTTGATGAGAAAAAACACTGAAATGCAATCGTTGCTCGTTCAGCATTTTTCAACACATCAACAATTAGAACGGTTAGCGCGGAGCCAAGATGACTGATGAAACCGATCTCTATTTTTATAAGGCAACGGTTCGTCGTGTAGTCGATGGCGACACAGTAGATCTCGATGTAGATTTAGGAATGAAGTGCCACGTACACGAGAGAATACGATTCAACAATTTTGATGCTCCTGAAACCTATGGTGTGAAGAAAGATTCTGAAGAATATCAACGTGGTTTAGCCGCGAAGATTGAGTTGCAAACTCTTCTTCCTGTGGGTCGTGAAGTTTTTGTGAAGACTTTCAAGGATAAAACAGGCAAATATGGTAGGTATATAGCTCAAATTTTTACTGGTGGTATTAATGTTGGTGAATTTATGGTTTCTTCTGGACACGAAAAGTAGGAAAATTTGTAGCTTTTGTAGTATATGTAATATAGGAGAAAAACAAATGTCGAATGGTTACAAGTTTTGTTGGAATTGTGAATATTATCATTCTCTTGGAATGAATGACGATTCTCATGGAAAATGTCAAGGAACCCCTCCGAATCCATCGGTGACAGAAGGTAGTGGTTATCCTCGTGTTTCTTTCAATAGTGACTGTAGTTGCTGGAGACCGCATCCAAATAAAGTGAAGATTCCTGGTCAAGATCCATTGCAAAAACGTATCGATTCTGCTATCAAAGAATTAGTACAATTTGGAATGGGATTAGCTAAACAGCATCATCAATTTAGACTTAGACCGCATGAAACTCTATCATTACAAGAATTAGAAAACGATCCTGAATATCAAAAATTATTACACATCATTAAAATTCTCTCTGGTGAAAACGAAACAACGAACTCTGAAGAACAGATATAAAAGGAGAAAGAAAATGGCAAAGAAGAATCCTCTCGTCACTACTGCCAAGATCAAGGGTAAGGTCTACTACTTCGTCGATGGAGTGGGACCAAAAGGCCCTCACGTTGAAGCTCGAGGCGACAGCGTGAAGTTCATCAATCCAGATGATGAAGAGACTCCCAAACGCGACATGTCCTATGTCGGTTCTGCCATCAAGCTCATGGTTGAAGCTAATCAGTAGAGCTTCTGTATCGACAAGGACATTCAGTATCTAACGAGGTTTATGTCTCGTGATGCTCAAAAAGTATCTAACCAATCCTTGATTTTTTCAAGGAAACAAAGGATGAAAACAATGGCAAATTCGAAAGTGGCAATCTTTGTGGATGGTAAGAATTTCTATGAAGGTCTTCGTGCCAGTGGATTGACTAACAAGATTGATTTTCCAGCTCTGTCTGAGTTTATGGTCAGAGTTGTAAGAGGTAATATACTTACAGGACTTCATTATTACACTGGTATTGAGCCAGTGGGATATCAACCACAGCAGCAGCCATCACAATCATCAGAAGACAATGACGAGAACAGTGATGAGAAGCCAGAGCAGCTTCAGGAGCAGAAGAGAGGCGGTCTTGATGGCTTTCTTTCATTCCTTGAGACGCAGCCTGGATGCTTTGTGTATCGCTTTCCTCGACGCATTCGGCGTGTCTCTTGTGGTGAGTGTGGTCATGAGCACGCCTATACAGAAGAGAAGGCAGTTGACACGTCGTTGGTAGCGACCATGATTAGACAGGCGGCAATTGATGCGTTCGATTCAGCGGTGCTTTGTTCAGGAGATGCCGATCACACACCGGCACTTGAAGCACTACGGGACCTGGGAAAGCCTACCTGGGTTGCAACTTTCGGGGGTCATGGTCTCTCACGTCGTCTTCGTCAAGCGGCTTATGGCCACATCGATCTTTCCGCAGCCCATGGGAAGTATTCCGAGGGATTCGATGAGGAAAATGAGAAGGGCGACGATGAATACGATGTGGTTGCGGCTCTTGAAGAAGCCGAAAAGTATTTCGGTGACGAACGTTATGTCGGCTTCAATATGTTTGTGAAAGAATGGCGTTCAGAATATCTCCCAAAAAACATCACGCGACGTAAGCAATTCGTGCAGGAAATGATTGATGATGGACGAGTTGAAGCATACGAAGCCGATGACGGATGCAGAGCCATTAGAACAATTTGTGCCGATAGCTGATCGCTCTGAGTATCCATTAAGCTACTATGACATCGTGGAGTACATGCTCCACGGTGATTATAGTAAATATCAATTCAAGCGTCCACCTGAAGAGGTGAGTGTTATGGTGCATGATTATATGTGTCATGCTGAAAAAGCATCGGCAATATTCCATCCTGAATATGGATGGTTTGTAATCAAGGCACCATGTTCAGTTGTTGCATGGTGGAAGAAGACACACTTGATAGGAGATTGAGATGTTTGCTACAGAATATTTTGAAGACGAAACATGTGATGGTGAGGGATGTAATGACGAAGAATGCATTTCAACAAAAATTCATTTTGTAGGATTACTTGTAGAATATGATCATATTCTACCAACTGTTGAAATTAATCATAAGGGTGATATTTATTATAAATTAGCCAATGATGGAGGAGGTTTTAGCGAAGAAGAGAGTATAAGGACAGATATCGATGCTGCTCTTCTACGTCTTGAAAGAGAGTGCGCGGCAATAAAATCTTTCCACGGACAAATCAGAACAAAAGAACAAAGAAAAATCGTTGAGATTCTTGGTTTGAGGCACACTGGAAAGAAAATTGTGATTGAAAATAATAATGAATGCTACGGTTTACTATACAGTAAGAATGCTGAAGTTTGTAATCTTCATTGTGGATTAATGAAACAATGTATTCATAGTACAAAAATACTTCGAAAAAGAATAGAGAATGTTTTTCCAACTATGAGCAGAACAATCTTTAAGTTGATGAAGGAGATTATGGATAGCGATGAACGTTAAATTACCAATTAATCCATTAAACGAGGGAGAAGAGAAATTCTACACTGGTGTAGGATCTCGAGCTATAGATTTCGATATTGATTTTCTCATGAAGAGATGTGGATATGTATTAGCAAACCTTGGTTATATCCTTCGTTCTGGTGGAGCAGAAGGTTCTGATAAAGCTTTTGAAGACGGGTGTGACCAAATTGATGATAGTTTGAAAAGAATCTGGAGACCAAAACACGCAACACCAGAAGCGATTGAGATAGCAAAGCAGTATCATGGAAGATGGGATTTAGTAACTGAACATGCTGCGAAGCTTCATGGCAGAAACATTTTCCAAGTATTAGGAAGAAGTCTTGAGGTTCCAAGCGAGTTTGTATTGTGCTACACCCATGACGGTTGTACCAATCACAAAGATCGAACAGCTAAAACTGGTGGCACAGGAACAGCAATCAGTGTCGCAAGTGAACGAGGAATCCCAATATTCAATCTCAAATTAGCCAGACATAGAAAAATAGTAGAAGAGTGGTTGAGGAGGTTTAGATAATGTGGGTTTTATATGGGGTTTGTGCTTTCTCAGGTCATCCAGATGAAATTTCATCTTATGCTAAGTTCTCTTCTGAAGAATTAGCTAGAGAATATATCAAAAAATCATCTTTAAAGAAACCAACTAGATATACTGCTTTTAAAGCAAAAAGTCTTTTAGGTGGTTGTTGTGAAGCATATGTTGAATATGAAGACGAATTAGATATTGATCCTGTTTTTTGAAGAAAGGAAAAAATTTTTAAGACTAAAAGTTATGGGGGTATAGCTCAGCTGGTAGAGCACCGTCCCTTTAAGTCGGTGGTCCAGGGTTCAAACCCCTGTGCCCTCACCAAAACTGGTCTTGAAAAAATAATGGCTCATTGTAAATGGAAGTACATTTGTTCTCATGGAATAAACCATCATCAACCATGTGAGGAAAAGATGTCTAAAACAGAACAGACAGCAATTCGTATTTCTGAAGAATTGATAGCACGTATTGATCGTTATATAGAAAATAAACAAAAGGAAATACCATATAAAAAACTAACTCGTTCCGATGCAATTCGGATGTTGTTACATCAAGAATTGGAATTAAAAGAAAAAGATTATGTTTTGGAGTTAATTTCATCAAATGAAGAAGCGCTATCAGAACAACTAAATAAAAAAGCAGAAGAATTGGCAACTGAAAGTCCCAACGAACCCGTGATCGTGCCACCGAATAAATAATGAGTTTTTGTTACGGATGGCGTTGGATTGAGCCATTTTGTCCTAAACATTGTAGAGATTCAGAGAAGTGTAGAAAACTTACTGAAAAATTGAAGAATCAAAACAAAATGATACAATCGGCTAAACCTGAAAGGGGTGAAGCCGATGAACAACCAACTAGACAATGCAATTGCCGACAGAGTGATGATTGTCATTGCAGGGATGTTCGGAGCTGATCCTTCGATAGCTCAATCTCTGTTTGATTTTAGAGTCAATGTAGGCGACAACGATACATTCACCTCTGTAGTACCAACACATGAAATATTTGAAGTAAATGGCGAACCTTGTCGTTTCATTGGCTTGTTTCACATATTGAATGCAATGATGTCTCCTGTTCAAACTGAAAAACATAATGGATGTAGTCGCCTTTCTCTTATCCGTGACGAAAAAGGCATGAGGATAGTTAAAACAGAAGAGCTGGAGTAAACATGGCATCTTCAAAAAGCACAGGTAGTGCTGTTGACCATCCTTCTCATTATAACCAAGGTAAAATTGAAGTTATCGATTTTATTGAAGACCAGAATCTCGGTTTTCATGAAGGTAGTGCGGTAAAGTATATATGTAGGCATCTATTTAAAGGAAAGCCAGTTGAAGATTTAGAAAAAGCCATTTGGTATCTTCAGCGTCTTATCTCTCTGCATAAGGGAGGTGCGCGATGAAGGTTGACGAACTCGACTACACAGTTTTAACACCGGACGTTGATTTCGAACGTATGTTAACGTGTATCGAACGTGCTGGTAGAAATTGCTACAAATCAGAGGATAAGATCACTGATGAGAGCGCTAAGGCTTTCGTGGCTATGCTTATCAAGCGTGGTCATGAAGCAATGTTGGAACACGCACCTAACATTGGTACTTTATTTCATGTGCCACGAGGATTAACTCATGAATTCGTTAGACATCGTTTAGCTAGTTTCGGTCAAGAGAGCACTAGGTACTGCAACTACTCCAAGGGAAAGTTCGGTACTGAATTGACGTTGATTCCAATGATGGATGGTCTGACCTCGGTCCAGATAGAGCGTCGTAAGGACTTGTGGGAGGCCATTGAGCGTGTGTACCTGGCCGAGATTGACGAAGGCATCAAACCTCAACAAGCTCGTGACAACCTGCCTATTTGTCTAAAGTCGGACATCGTCATTACCACTAACGTCCGACATTGGCGCGAGATCTTTCGACAGCGGACGACGAAGTTTGCACATCCACAGATGCAGACAGTTATGAAGAAGTTATTGGCCGACTTCCGTAGCCGTGTGTCTGTGTTATTCGATGATGTTGGAACAGTTGATTAAGGGGCTGGTAGCTAAGCGGTAAAGCACGACGCTCATAACGTCGCGACGCGGGGGTTCGAATCCCTCTCAGCCCATCACACAACGATAAAAGGAGGATAAGATGGCACCCAAGAAGAAGACAATGACAGCAAGCGAACGAATGAAGAAGTATTGGAAGGATCGAAGGAGCGGAAAGATCAAGGCTCCGAAGAAAAAGAAGGCAACAGCCAAAAAGCCGATGACCAAGATGGAGATAGCTCGCCACATGGCCGATCTCCACGAGATGAAGCCTGGGGAGGCTCGAGACTTCATCGCTGATTTCGTGGAACTCGCTGTGAAGCAGGTGAAGAAGAATGGCTCCTTCACCATCCCAGGGCTCGTGAAGCTCGTGAAAAGGCGCACCAAGGCTCGTGATGGTCGCAATCCAGCCACAGGTGAGAAGATCCGTATCAAGGCTAAGACCGTGGCCAAGGCTCGTGTCCTAAAGAAGTTCAAGGATGAAGTGCTTGGATGATATGGTTCTCTCTCTTTGTGTTTTCTGTCCTATGCTATGTTATATGGGCAGCAATTCATGAATTGTCACATGTCTATATGGCTCACAAGCTTATAGGCATTACATATTGGGAAATTAATCTTATTCCAAAATTACCACAAGAAGCTAATTCTTTTCGAATACAGTTTGCATCCTGTTTCTACACACCGGGAAAGCTCCCAACCAAAAAACAACAAGCGGCAATTAGCATAGCACCGAGGATTCCTGATATTCTCGGTGCTATAGCTTTGCCATTTACTTGTTATACTTCAGAACCATTCTCTTATTTTCTTATGATATTTTTTGGTTCCGCTCTTATAGATTTGTTTGTTGGTTCACTTGGAATGTCTAAGAAATCTGATTTGCGAAAAGCATCTAATAAACTTGGATTATCTCCATGGTGGTTAAGAATTTTTGGATTCTTAACCATACTATGCTCTATAGGTCATCTGCTTAAAAATACAGGATGGATCATCAAATGAGAGAATGCCCTATCATCTGGTTGGAAAGTATCATTGGTGGTGGCAAAACAACATTGTTAGAATACTTGAGAACAATGTTGAACATCAGAGCTTTTGATGAACCATTTGAACAAAATCCTTATTTTGATGATTCGTATGAGAAGCCAGAACACTTTGCTGCATTAGCTCAATTGTGGTTCGCTTTAAAGAGAGGAGAGATACATGAGCTTGCTACAGCTGAAGCCTTATTTGGAACTCAATTCGATGCTGTAGTAATCGATAGAGGTTTGCCTGGTGATGAGGTTTTTGAAGCTGTACATCACAAGAGAGGAAACATTCAAGAAAGAGAACACGAACTATACAAATTGTTTTATAACAATATTTTTAATAGACCGAAAGCATCTGCATTACTTATTTATTTAGATGTATATCCAGAAGAAGCAATGCAACGCATTAAAAATAGAGGTAGAGAAGCAGAGAAGGCAATTGATTTAGATTATTTGGTTGAAGTGAGAAACGAACATTATGATTTAATGGTTCGCATTGAGAATGGAAAACATGCGTGGTCTGGTAAAACTAAAATAGTCAGAATTCCCTGGAACAGTCGTAATCAAAATCCAGAGATAGTTGTCGCAGCTATACTCAAAGAGTATCCTCATATAAGAAGAAGAGATGCCACACAATCCTGAAAAATATATGGCCAATAGATATAGACGCGGTACACCTGAATATCTGTGGCGCAAATGGTATCAAAAGTTTTGGAAGGCATATCCAAGATACGCACAAGATCCAAGAGGAGAGCCGCCATCATTCATGCGGGATGAATTTATTAGAGATGTGATGGCTATGGTAGAACGAGAGCTAGCGAAGATAGCTCCAGAGAAGACAATTCTCAAAGACGAATAAGTATAAACAAGAAAGACAACGATATGCGGAGAAGAAGATGTCTGAAGAAACTAAAAGAGAAGAGCATTTGATCAGTGAACTACATGTTAGAAATTATATGTTACTTGAATTTCGAAAACTAAATCTGCATTTAAAAAGAATTGAACATCATCTTGAGAGGATTGCTATTCCTCCTGCTACACTTGATTATCAAGATCCTGATGCTGTGAAGAAAGCAACTAAGACTATTTCTGGTACTAGAAAAGTATCATCTGGTCAGGTAGATCAAGGTTAGTCTGTTCTCGGATATCTCTTCACGCCAAATTCATCGACTACGCAGACTTGTTTTCCTAGTGCCAAATATCTATCAATGGTAGAAAGCCATTGATATCCATTACTATCTTTTCTAGCGAAAATGAGTAGCGAACGTGTTTTCTCTGCCATTGAATCAAATTTTGTAAACTTTATTTCTTTCTCAGTGTATTTCTCCATTATTTTTCGATACGGTGTGGTTCCGATCTCAGTAGTTACTCTGAATTTCCAGTTGGTAGCTTTCAATTGTTTCATGATTGATTTGAATATTTTTTGACCTTTATTTTCAGCTTCTAATCCATCTTTCAAAAGAAGTGGTATTTGGTCTCCTGGTTTTACAGAATTAGGTTGACCACGATAATCAGAATCAATAATTATCATCATAGTGCGATTTGCTTCAGCACCACGCAGAAAGATATCGTTGACGGAAGATTGTGGACTAGGTCGCATAAAACGAATTTGTTTCTTCTTCATTGTGTGACAAGCCCCTTACGATATCTTTTTTCACCAGAGAGCTTGGAGAGAACTTGTTCTCTTAGACCACTAAGTTTTATGCTTACATGTACCCAACCACTATTAGGGCGTCCAGCTGTGTGGTATTCAAGAATCAATTGATCAAAGAAGATGTTGTTATCAATCCATTGAGCAAGTTTAAGATTTGAGACACCGTAGATTTCGATATCACCTGCTTCACCTTTTCGATGTTGACTTCTTCTGCTACTGCCAGGTGTTGCATTATTTAGTTTAGGACCACGATATCCACTGTTGACGTGAACCGGTTTTTTGAAGTGGTCTCTAATTGGTTGAAGTACATTTTGGCAGAGTAGAGTGAGAGCTTCGATGACTTTGAAGCTTGTTGGTGTATTGTCGATACCAAGTCTTTGAGCAATAGAAGATCTTATCATTTCTCTGAGAGTAAAGTTTTTACTGAGTCTCATATCAAGATCGACCACGAATTTCTTTGCCATCTTTTACTCCTGTTCTAGAATAAGAAAACGATAGATTGTTTGGCATCCACCGCAAATCATTCTAGCTTCTGCAAACAGAGGTTCATTCTCTGCTTTGTGAAGGTTAGTCATACTGAGTGTGCGACCACATTTGCATGTACCTATAGCAGAGAATTCACTTCGATCTTGAATGAGCCGAAGTGGTATAATTTTTTCTTCATCTGATTTTGGTTTGCTTTTCATCATTCTCCTAATTCACATAACGTAGTCATATTGTTTTTATGTTCATAGATACTTCTAAATTCTAACGCCATCAAAAGATCGAGCAACTTTTTAGGTTTTTGTCTTGGTGTTTCTAGAGGTATTAATTCTAAGTCTAATTTCAGTGTAATAATACCAAGAAACATTCTTGCTATTTCCATACCTTCTTCTAGTTTCTTTTTTACGTTTTCAGTTAGAGCCATTGTATGGATTTCACTTTCAATTTCTTTCAGTGTTGGAGAATCAACTTGACTGAAGATGTCTGCTGCTGTTTGCGGACCAATGCCTTTGATGCCTGGAATATGGTCTGTAGAATCTCCCACAATTGCCAAGAAGTGAGGGTAAAATTTTGGGTGGAAGCCAAAACGCACTTTCTTGTATTCGTATTCTCTGATGAATTTTTTCTTGGTCCACCATCTGCTCTCTCCAGATCTTCGTTGGAGCACTCTCACCTTTTTCATGCGGAGCATTTGCAGGAAGTCATGATCGTTGGAGTAGATGACGAACTGCTCCCATTCATTCTTGTGTTGCGCAATGTAGCTCGAGATCAAATCGTCCGCTTCTTCACCCTTCACTCGGTATTGTTCTATTCCAATTAGCTTCATTAACTTTCTACATGTTTTTAAGGAATTTTTTATGTCTTTATACTTCATCTTTGTATTGAGTTTTCTATTGGCTTTGTAATCTGGAAATATTTTCTTTTTTCTATCAGAACCACCATCCCAAAAAACTACAATTTTATCAAAAGTTTTTTCTTCGGTAATACTTATAAGTCCTTTCAAGAACCCAAAAGCCATTCCAGTGAAGACCACTTTTCCATTGAGCTTGGTGGTCAGAGTCTCATGAGAAAAGAGACTCCTGAATGCTAGAGCATTCCCATCAACAAGTACAACTCTATGCATAATCTTTGCCTCTTTTTGACTTCAGGAACGTTTTTGTATAGTATGTTGTTTCACTACATATATACTACAAACCTACCTTGCGATGAGTTCTTTTTTCATATAGAATTTATTCATAGGAGTATTCCAAATGTTCAAGAAACGACGCAACGCATTTCGCAAAAGACGAGCCGTTTATCTTCTAGTTGCATGTCAACTTGATGAGAAGACCGTTGCACGAGAATTAAGCGTCAAAGAGAGCACTGTTCGTAAGTGGATGAAACAACCTGACTTTGCTGCCGAACTTGAGAAGGCTATGCAAAGGATAGAAGGCATTGATGCAAAGTGGCGTGCAAAACAGAATAAAATTCTATCTGGCAGGTTATATGAAGAGGCACACAATAGAATAGCGAACACTCGTGAATTAAGAGATATTCCATTGACTACATTAATCAGCAAGATAAGAGAAGTGAACAATGAAATCAGAGTTGATACTCCTGGTGATGCTACATCTCGAGGCGAAATGACACACAAGCATGAGCTACAAGATGCTCTGCTTGAACGATACAAGGAAGCACAGAAGCAACAACCGCGTCTCAGTTTGGTTGAAATGCCATCTGGAGATGAACCAAAGAAAGAGGGTACAAATGAGTGACGAAGAAAAAAAAGAAGGCATCTCAACAAGGATCTTTAGCAGAAAGAAGAAAGAATCTCCTGAAGAAGAAAAAGCCAAGGTGATGGAAGAGCCAGAGGCCATGAAGCTCGAGGAGACGGCTCCTGAGCCACCGCCACCAGCAGTTTCCAAGGCACCAGCAAAGAAGTCAAAGCTCGCTGGTCATCCGGTTGCGCGCAGAAAGCATCGAACTGTGCTTTCTCAGAAGCCAAAAGAAGCACATAAATATCTGCAAACGAAGTAACGGTTTTTGGTGCTTCATGTTATCAATTAGTTCCGACATAAAAAATAGTATAGGATCTCACTTTGATGAAGTTGTTGAATCAAAGAAAAAAGAACTGAAAAAATCGAAGAGTAAAAAACTTAAATTAGTTGAAGAAAAACCTAAGCGCTTTCCACGACCAGTAAAACGCTTTCCCAAACCAGAAGGATGGACTCCACCTAGTTATCGAATAATCGTCAAGAAAGAACTTGATGAGGAAACGATGAATAGGTGGATGTCTACTCCTCCGGGATGGCTTGCTGCATTAACTGAAGATGCAGAAGGTGATCCGACTGAGTTTTATGATTATCAAAATGAACATTTGCTCGACCAATCAATTTTCAAAGGTGTAGATAAAGCCAGACAAACTGGTTTCAGTTATGGCAAAGCTGGAGAAGCTTTAGCTAAAAGCCATTTGAAGTTGGTTCAGACAACGATTTTTATTTCAAAAGACAAAGAAGAAGCAAATGAAAAAATTTACTTTGCAAAATATCTATATTATTCAATGCCAACAGAGTATCAAAGAAAAATTGTTGTTGAAAACAAGCAATCATTAGAGTTCGAATACAAGAATAGACGCACAAGAATTCTTAGTTTTGCTCAACGTCAACCTCGTGGTAAAGGCAATAACACAGATATTCTTCTTGACGAGTTCGCTCATATGATATGGGCGAATGAAATTTATACAGCTGCCGTTCCTGTTATTACCAGAGGTTCAGGAACAATTACTGTTGGTTCTACTCCACTTGGTAAGGGAACACTTCATTATGAAATCATGAATAATAAGGAAGGTTTTCCCTATTATTCACGTATACAAATTCCTTGGTGGTATTGTCCAATTCTTTGTACCAACGTTGAAGATGCCAGAAAACTCGCTCCTTTCATGGAAACAAAGGAGCGAGTTGATATATTTGGTACGCAAAAATTGAAAATGATTTATAAATCAATGATTGATGAAGAAGATTTTCAACAGGAATATGAACTTCATACAGCTGATGAAAGTTATTCTTATTATCCATTAGACCTGATTCGTTCTTGTGCATTCGAAGATGAGAAGAGTCAGATACTCGAAAACAATATCGATCCAGATGAGATTCCTGTAGGCTTCGCTCCAGTCAAAGGTGAGAGTGGTTTAGTGATGCCTGATACCATCATGAACCACTACAAGGATGAACATATCAATTGGTATTGCGATACAAATTCATTCCATGATGAAAATACTATTATGGATGGCATTGAAGAAATGACAGATAAACTTCTGTTAGCAATGCAGATTGAAGGCTTTGGAAGAAATCTTCTTCTTGGAATGGATATTGGACGAAAGAGAGATAGTTCAGAGATTAGCATACTTGAAGAACATGATTTAGATTTATATAACCTTCATATCGAAAGAATGATGATAGAGCTGATTCACATACCATATAGAATCCAAAAAGAAGCAATCAGGCTACTGATTAAAAAACTTCCAATTGTCAAGGCCACTATCGATGGGACAGAAGGTTCGCATGGTGCGGACATAGCTGAGACATTGACTTACGAATTTCCACAAGTTATTGAATCGATGAATTTTACTCCTGAATCAAAAGCACGTATGGCTAAGAATTTCCGCTTCAGATTGGAAGACAGAACAGTTGCTTTGTTGAATGATTCTAAGTCGATAAAGCAAATTCACAGCATTAAAAAGATTGTCACTGAAGCATCAAATGTAAAATTTGGTGCTGAAAAATCCAAGAAACATCATGGTGATAAATTCTGGTCTAAAGCATTAGCTAGTATTGGTGGTAATGAATATGATAGAAACAACATTATACAATCAGGAAAAATAATTGGTATTGGCGATAGCAGAAACTTTGCATCAAATTTGCATAATGGCGACTCAATCATTAGAATAGCTGACAATTCAATGACACCCAATATGCAATTAGTGAAAAGTAGAATCCACAAAGACGATTTGCTCAGCGAAAGAGACGCTTATCAAGGCGAATTCTTTGACGCTGTTCCACATAAGTTCTAGAGGTTAGTGATGCAGCAAGCTCACGTTTTGAGAACGCCGTTCCCTAGCGAAACTGAGATAGCATCGCTTCCTCCGATTGCGAAAAATATTCTTGGAATGTTCGAAGGTCAGGTAGAAATGTCTGACTACAAAGAATTAGCAAATGGATTGGTTGATGCAAACAATGGTAGAGAACCAAATTTTGGTGAAGCAAAAGTTAAATATCGTAACCCTGATTTATTAAGGACTGCGAAAAAAGAAGCAGGAATTGGTGAATATAATCCTGATAGAATACCAGTTTCTACTTATGAAAAAATGAGGTTAGATCCTCAAATTGCTCTTGCTACTGCACTCATAGAACTTCCTATTCTGGCTCAAAATTACAGAATCGAATGTGCCAATCCGAAGATAGCTGCTGTTGTAGATGCTTGTCTTCGTCCTATTTACAAGAAACTTCTCAAATCAATGCTTCGCGCAGTTCAGTTTGGTTTTGCAACTGGTGAGAAAGTTTGGGAAAAAGTCAAATTAAGAATCGATCAAGAAGGCGATGATGGTAAGAATGCTACTATTTATAATCGTTATACTGTTGTTCTTAAAAAGGTTAAGTTTATTCATCCAAAATCAGTTAGAATTATTAGAGATGAAAAGTCGGAAGATATTGAGTATGTTACGCAAACCCAAGACTATTATGATTTTAAAGGAAAAAGAGTTCCGAAAGTCCATATCAAAGATATGGTTTGGTTTGCGTTAGACGATGAATATGGAAATTTCTTTGGAAGTGCTCGTTATAAAAACGTATATCAAGCGTGGTACTGGTATCAAATAGTTGTTCAATTTATGCTGCGCTATCTTGAGCGTCGTGGCGCTCCAGCAGCAGTTGGTAAAGCACCATTTGGTTCTACAACAAAAGCAGATGGTGAAAAGGTTTCAAATATTGATGTGATTTTGGAGGCAGCATACGCTCTTGTTTCAAATTCTGCTGTTGCCATCCCATCACAATATGATAAAAATGGTAACGAATTATGGAAACTCGAGCTTGTTGAAGACGAACAACGTGGCGAACTCTTTCTTGAAGTTCTTCGTTATTTCAATATCTTAAAGCTTCGTGGTCTCTTTGTTCCAGACAAGGTTGGGACAGCTGAAGGTGCGTCAACGAATGCTACTACTGAAGGGCACACTGACGTTCATCTTTTAGAAGAAGAGGCTTTAACTCAGTTCCTTGAGAGTTGTTTAAACACACAAGTTATTCCTGATATTGTTCAAAACAATTTCCCTCCAAGTAAAATAGTTCCTTGTACTATCAAGATTGAAAGACTCAATCATAGCAAGCGCGCACTTATGAAGGACGTGCTAACTAGAATGCTTATGGTCTATTCAGGAGCCATGCGTGATGGTAATTGGCCAAATTGGTTGCCATCAGTGAAAGAGATTGCAAAATTCCTTGAGGTTCCTGGTTCTGAATCAACAACACAATTCTTGCCATTGAATATCAATGATGGTAATAATGATAATCCAGATGCATCATCTGATGATGATTCTTCAGATGATACGCCTTCAGATAAAAAAGATAAGATAGATAAAAACAACAAAGATGCGACTCCCCGGAAGGATCGTACTCGTCGTGATAGGCGTTCAAAAGAGCGCGCCTGAACATAGGAGTCCAAGATGCAAACTAAGCTTGAAAAACGTATTCAAGACCTTCTTAAAGACCCAAAGTTCAGGCCAAATCAAAAGAAGAAAACACGCGAGATGTCTGCTTTGGCTATTTGCCAAGCGTCTCAGAATAAAAAGAAAAACTCTGAAGCAGACATTTTCTCTACTTTATATGATCTACCAGAGAGCATTGCTATTTCCATCAACGAAGATGGAATGATTGAACTTTCTGAAATCGAAGATATTGAAGATCAGGTTTTTGAAGAAACTAATGATGAATCTGGATACGATTTATTCTTTGATGAAAATGGCATGGAAGACGAAAGCATGAATGGGTTTTTGATCCTTAGTGAAATCAGTCTAACTGAAAAGAAAAAGAAGAAGAGCGAAGATAGCGACGATGATGACGATGATGACGATGATGATGATGATAGCTACAAAGCTGCTATTTCTCAATTAGAACTTCTTCGTTCTGGTACTTGGGCACATCCATGGTATGGAAAAATTGTTTTTGATAAGAAATATTTCGTAAGTTGTATTCAGAATTTTGCCAATAATATCCTTCATCGCGACATCTCCTTTGATGCTCAACATATGCCATGGTTTGGCGCAGTCGCTTGGGTGACTAAGCTGAGCATGAGTTTGAGAAAATTCTTCGATGGCAAACGTCGTTGGGTGCTGAAAGCTGAAGCTGAGTTCACAGAAGATGGAGAGAAAATGATCCGCCAAAAGCGGTTCAAATATTTCTCTTCTGAAGTTCACGATAATTATCGCGAACAAGAGATGGGTAAAGACGAAGACGAAAATAAACTCAAAGAATACGGTCCCACTTTGATGGGGGGTGGCGTCACCAATCGCCCTTACATCTCGGGAATGTTGGCAGTACAGCTCAGTGAGGATGGTTTGGGTTTCAGGAGTGTCAAGCCCGTCACGAATGGTCCCCCAACCAAAACCTTTACTGAAGTAGCAGTTGGTGACGAGGAGGTAAGCGAAGAAGAAATTGAAAAAATTGTTACCAAACTGGACGAAATTATAAAAGAAAAGAAAATAGATCTAGCAGAGACAACAGCTCGACCGCCTGAAAGTACGCTTCCTGATACATCATTTGCCCTGATAAAAGAAGACAAGACAGGGAATGTGGTGAAGCGTGCGTTGTCTCACCACAAACCTGATGTCAAGTCAAATGCAGAGGACAGCTCTGTGGACATTAGGGCTCTCAGGAAGGCTTTGGCGCAGTGGAATCATGTCAAGGGGTTTACCCCTGCTGAAATCGTCAAGGCAAAGGAACACCTTCTAGCTCATGCTAGTGAGGTGTTGAAGTCCCAAGAGGCTGCGCCAGCAGCAAAACCAGCAACACAAGAAGGAGTCGATAGCATGGACTTCGAGCAGATGATCAAAGATGTCCAGACGAAGCTCGACGCCTTGGACGACAAGGACTCCGAAATCGCCAAGGCATACTCCGAGCAGATTACCACCATCAAGGCTACCCAGCAAAAGGCAGAGGAAACTGCGAAAGAGTTCGCAGATGACCAGGGAAAGAAATTTGCTGAGCAGCAGAAGAAGATCGAAGAGCAGAACGAAGCTCTCGAGAACCAGAAGAAGAAGTTCGATGAGATGGAATCTCGTTGGGCTGTCGCAGATGAGGAGCGTCGTCAGGCGCAAATCAGTCTCTTCTGTGAGTCTCTTGAGAAAGAAGATCACCTTCCAGCGACTATCGAAGTCGTGAAGAGGTACATGTTTGCGGACGTGGGCAGCTTCACGATGGAGTTCAGTGAAGGCGAAGGCGAAGAGAAGAAGGAAGTCAAGGTTAACCTTGAAAAGATGTTCAAGGAAATCCTGGATTCCATTCCGAAAGAGCGTCGCGCCAAGCTGAGTGAGAATCTGAGAGGCGAAGGTGATGACACTCCTGTTGTCGCCGCCAAGACAGAAGTCAATCTCTCGGATGAAGAGAAGCCGGTCAACATCGACGATCCCAAACGTCGTGCCCGTGCTCTTTCCAGAGCTGGCTACAAGGTGAAAGAAGCAGGCGACATTCAGTAAGTAGGAGACCTGGCTTATTGAGTGTTTTCTGTTGAAGAGAAGAAAAAGAAACTCGGAGGAACGAGATGAGTGACCAGATTGGATACCACGGGTACGATGGCACGGGTCTCAGTGAGGAGATCCTTGCTTCGAAAGAAAACCTCGTCGAGCAGTCTGTGACTATCGACGCTTCCTGTCGTGACACTCAGCACGATGTTACGACAGATCTTCGTCGTGGTTTGGTTCTGTGGCCTGACCCGACAGTGGCAGATCGCTACACGCAGTTCGATGCTGCTGCCAAGACAGCCCTCGCTGGTGCTGAAGCTGTGGTTCTCGCTGTGCCGCTGGACATCAGTGGTAGTGTGGATCTTGTGGCAAAGGTCTACTACGGTGGTGTCTTCAAGCCAGACAAGCTGGTGGATGACAGCGGTTATGGCCTGACCCACTTCGATGCAACCGAGCGTGCTAAGGCACAGCGCATCATCATCAAGAATGAGTAGTGTGGTTTGGAGGAGACACACTCTTTCTTGAAAGGAAAGTTCTGAAAAGGAGTAAGAAATGGATGATCTGAGAAACCACGAACTCCTCCAGCCAGCGCATATCTCCAAGCTGCTGGATGAGATCATTCCTGACGACAGTCAGTATTACATGACGACTATCATTCCGTTAGTCACTCAGGATACTGACGAAGTGATCGTGGATGTGCGCGACAATATCGGTGGCATGACTCAGGCAGTGGCCCAGGGTGCTGAGTCGCCGATGGTTGAGTTCCGGGGACAGAGCCAGTTCAAGTTCACCCCGGCGCATTTCCGTGAGAAGACAGTGTTGAGTGAGCGCGATCTCAAAGTGATCCGCAAGATCGGTACTGCTTCTGAGTTAGCCAAGGCTGAAGATCGTGTGGCCGAGGTCGTTGGTGGTCTGCGTATGCGCCTCGAGACAAGGATCGAGTGGTGCAAATGGCAGATGGTCTTCGGTACTCTCGACATCGATCAAACCGATGTGCAGTTCTCGGTGGATTACGGTATTCCAGCGGACTACACGCCAACACTCGCTGGTGTTGACAAATGGGATGCGCTGGCAACAGCTGATCCTGTTGATGACATCATTGAGTGGGCGTACCTGTTCAGGGATGAGGGAATCGATCCTGAGTACCTGCTCTTTACTCGTGCGGTCGAGAAGCTTCTGCTTCAGAACACAACACTGCGTGAGTTGGCCGAGGCACACTACACCAATACCGGCAAAGCCGAGATGAACACGGCTCGCCTCAACGAGATGCTGAAAACCTTCGCGGGTTATGCATACAAGGTGTACGACAAGGGTTACTTCTTCAAGATGAAGTTAGAAACTCCTGTCACACCAGCGAGCACAAGCTTCATCGTCAGCGAGAACCCTGGTGTCAATACTGGTGATGAGGTGACGTTGATCCACAAGAGTGGTTCGCGTCTTCCTGGTGGAAAAGTGAAAGTCACGGTCACGCCGACCGGTCTTTCCTTTGCGCACGCTGCTATCGGTGGAACCGTGACCTTCCCGGCCGGTTCTACCGTTCGCATCAAGAAACGCTTCATCCCTGACAACCTAGCGTTGCTCATGGGTGCGGTGCCTCCTGGGACCACAGGTGGTACGGACTTCGCAGAGTTCGTTTCAACTCCAAGTCCCTACAATGGTGGCATCATGAATGCGCAGCCTGGTCCGTTCGGGAAGGTTGTTGTGGATGATGATGGCGATCCTCCTAAGGTGTCGGTCATTGCCGGTATCTCGGGGCTTCCTGTTCTGTATCATCCGACCTGCAACCTGATCGCTACTGTCTACTAGCGTAGACGTGATGAATGTTTTTCAAGGCTGGGGTATGGGAAACTGTACCCCACCTTGAAAAGCTTCTTCATAAAATAAAAAACAACAGAAACGATAGGAGAAAACGATGGCAAAGAAAGTTCTTAGTGATTTCACTGTTGAGTGCCATCTCAATGGTTGGCATTGCAAAAACAAGTCAAGTGCTACCAAGATGGTTGGTGGCAATGTCAAGATTCTGCGAAGTGGTCAGAAGTTCAGGGGTGACGAAATCATAGAACGCATGGTTGTCGCCCTTGAGCCACCAGCTGATACTTTCAGAGATAAAGCTACTGGCAAAATGACAGAAGTTCTGTCTCTTGTTGGTGGTTCTGCCAAAGATCTTCGCGTTGCTTTCGAAGATAGGCAGAAGGAACTTGAGTCTGTCAGTGAAGCATCGGTTGTCAAACCTGAGCCGACTCCTGATCCAGAAGATGATGAAGAAGAAAAGAAAGAGAAATCGAAAGAGCCCAAGCGTAATCCACGCCCCCCACAGTAAGAGATATCAACAATTTCAGTTGAGAGGGGCACAAGATGAGTAGAGACATAAAAGAAGAAGTCGTCAAAGCTGAATATTGGCTTGACGGAATCGATCCTGAGCTTCACGACAAAGCTCAGAACGATCCAGATTATTTGTTTCGAACACAAGAAAAAAAGATTGCAATATTTCTCAAAGCCAGAGGATTTCCTGTTCGTGGCTTAGAGAAAAAGCAGTTGAGAATTGCCGGTGGTCAGAATAAGAAGATTCTTACATTCTGTTTTGACCATACCGTGCAAAGAGCTAGATTAGAATATTACAATGACAATAATCCTGAGTCGTACAACGTGAATGCCAAATCCATTCTCGATGCGCAACAGGACATCACTTCAATGATTGTGAATTTTTAGGAGGGAAAGATGGAAGAAGCAACAAAACTCGTTTCACTTAATGACTTAATCACATTGAGTAATCTTGTGTTGATTATTGCGATCCAAGTTGTACTTGGTGCTGTTAAGGTCACACTCGAAAAACTGAAGCTTTTGAAAAAGCTTCCAGTGGAAATACTTCTTCCATATGCTCCAATGCTCATGGGCATGGCAGCGGCTTTTATTCCTGGTGTCATTGATGCAGCTAACTTAGGCACCAAGATTGTTTTTGGTGTTGCGATTGGTGGCATTAGTGGTCAGATTTGGAAAGCTGTTTGGAAGAATAGTGGCGATCTTCTTGATGGTAAACTTGGAGAAAAATAATGAGTTTCAAATTAATCATAAGTTGGTTTAAAACTAACGCAGTAAAAATATTACTTCTATTACTGCTTTTTGTTGTGCTTATTTTGATAGCACTCACGTTTTGGTTCAAGCTGCGTGGGTTTAAGATAACGGACTTGCTTCTTCGTTTGCAGGTGGCCAATGCTAAGAATGAGGTAAACCACCTGCAAACGAAGAAGACACTATTAGAAGCTAAAGAAACAATTAAGATAAATGATATTAGAGAAATTGAAAAAGAAATCAAAGAAGAAAAGAAGAAAGTAGAAGCAGGAAAGATGAAGATTGAAGGGATGACAAACGATGAGATTATTGCTCGTTTTACTGAGCTTGGCTTTTAGCGTAAACGCTATAGCAGTTCCAGAGAAGTGTGAAACTGCCGATGGCAGGGAGATGATTTGCTTTGATGTCGATAAAGCAAAAGAACTTTTGAAGATTGTTGACATTGAAGTTCCATCTTTAAAAAGAACAGTTGCAAAACAACAAACACAAATTGATGCACAAAAAGAGTTAATGAAAATTAAAGATGAAAAGTTCAAAGTACAAGAAGATATAACAAATAAATGGAAAGAAAATTTTGAAAATCTTTCTACTCAAATGGCCGCAATGAATGATGATGAACGAATAGAAGCGTATATTGATGTTGGAATCTTTTTATTAGGTACGTTGGTTGGCGGTGGCATAATGTATACGTCTTCGTTGCTGGTGTCTAACACCATTAACTAGGAGAAGAAGATGGCACAACAAGACCTTGGCTCTCTCAGAGATAGAGCACAATTATATTCTGGTCAGATAAATAGTGAATCTCTTAGTGTTGAACGTAGCACTGGTTTGGTTCCAACTTCTGGCTTTAGACGCGCAGATATATTTGTTGATTTTACAAGAAGTGTTGTTGATGAAATTAGAATTCAACACAAATCTACTGATTATATTGAACAAGTAAAAGACGAATCTGCTCTTCCTGTTTTTGAGTTGAAAGACTTACAATACAAAAAAACAATTACAGAAAATAAGAAATTCAAATTTTCTATTGATTTGAATTCTGAATACACAGAGCTTATCTTCAATGCATTAAGTGCTGCTGTTGAAAGTGTTGTTTTTTCTGGTAGTGGTCTTGATGATGCATCGTCAAGCGGAATATTTACTGGTTCTGATCCAGTGGAATATCTTGTTGAGATTGATGGAACAGGTACACCAGATACTTTCCGTTGGTCAAAAGATGGTGGTTCTACTTGGGCGGTAAGTACAGTCGCTATCACAGGTGCGCCACAATTGCTTGATGATGGTGTGTCTATTGCATTCGCCGCAACCACAGGTCACACTAACGGAGACCAGTGGACCATCAGAGCAGGTTACGGTAGCTCAGGCGATCTTATCACAGTGGATGTTTCACTGAGATAATTGAGCATCGTAAAATTGGAGGCTGTGATGACCTGTGATGCACAACAAATTTTAGAATACAAGGTTAACGATACACAGCCTTCTATTGCGTGTACTTACAAAGAAATAGATTCAGTTACAGGAGAAAGAACTCCTATTGATATTACTGGATACACTTTTAGATTAGATATTGGTTATGAAGTTCCAAATAGTGTTACAGGAAGTATTGTTGGTGCTCCAGTAAATGGAGAATTTATTTTTGAATTTACAATTGGAGCAAGCGAAGTTGATGAAGTTGGAAAACCACTCACAGAAATTGTTATTTGGGATAATCTTGGAAATCAAGTCACATATGACTTTGTGAAATTCAATGTGAAGTCAAGGATTGTTCCATGACAGTTGAGCTGATCATAGGTGGCAATCAAGTTGAGGTCGTCAAAGGCAGTGTGGGTTCTGAACTCATTGCTGGTGATAACGAAGTCGTTATCGAGAGATCTGTTGTTCACGTTGAGATAACCAAAGGTGAGCATGAAGTTCTTCTAGTAGAGCCAGAGATTGGTTCAGAACAATTAGACTTAAATATTGAACAAGTAACTCCACAAGTAAATATTGAACAAACAGAAGTAGATTTAGATATTGTTAGAGATGGAATTGAAGTTGAGATAGTAACATCAGAACAACTTGTTGAAGTTCTTCAGGGTGATGTTGATATAGAGATTGTAGCTCAACCATCAATAATTCATGTCAACCCAGAAGCATTACCAGAAGAAGCTTTTTGTTCTGCGTTAGAAATTGTAGGAGATTGTGTTTATATATATGATGATAAAGTTACAGGAAAACCAGTTGTTAGAAAATGCGATATATTTGATTTAACAAAGATGCCTGCTATTGCAATTATAACTGAGAAAATTACAACTACAGAATGTAAGATAAAAAAGATTGGAGAAGTAGATGGGTTTGGCAGTTTCACTTCAGGAGGAATGGTGGTGGTTGGCTCGAGTGGACAGCCTGTGCATCCACCAGCGTTACCTGATCCAACGATTACACCGTACTACGTGCAGGTATTAGGTGTTGCATCTAATCCTGACACGCTTTTGCTGCACATAGATATGACTATGTGTCAACGTATAAGATAACAGGAGAAAAAGATGAAGAAGGAAGAGAAGAAAGCGCAACCTGACAATGTGGTCGAAATGAAGGATAATGGAGAGACAGATAAAAGAAAAGAAGAAGAAAAGGGAGCGGTTGATCTTCCGCATCTTAATGAAGAAGAGCTTCAACAGTTTAAGCTCTTTGATGCTGAGATGACGAAAAGAATGCTGCTTGTTGGCAATACTACTTTGGCTATGAAACTAGAAGAAGCGCAACATCAAAATAAAGTAAGTCAATTAATGACAATGAGAAATCAACAACAAGAAGACTCAGAACAATATCAGAGAAAATATGAAGAATTTAACAAAGGTTTGACAGGAAAATATCGTATAAGGCCAGATGTGAAGATAAGCATTGATACAGAAACAGGGGTAATACGAGAGTTACCATAAGTTCTCAAGGAGATAGAAAATGGCTGAAGTTGTTCCAGTTTATCACCTTCTCAGCGGCAACTACGCTGCTCTCCAAGGCGTAGATCCAGCAGTCGATACTGTCACGTTCAAGGGTCTCACCATGAACGGTGTTGTCGCTATGGACAGCACTGGTGGTGGCACACCAAATAAAATAACTGGTTTGGCTTCTGCTACAGCAGATGAAGATGCCTTAGCTTATGGTCAGACAGGTGCAGACCTTAATGGTTTGAATCTGACAGCTAACTTGACCATGAATTCCCAGAAGATTACTGGTCTTGATCCAGGTACAGCTGGTACTGATGGTGTCAATAAGAACCAGTTAGACAGCGTAGCAGCTGGTGTTGCCTGGAAACACGCAGTTCAAGTTCTCAGAATGGTCAATGATGCATTGGCTACTTCACCAACGCTTACTGCTGGTGACGCAGGCAAAGCCTATGTCGTTGCTGGTACTGGTGGTGATTGGTCTACATTCACAATCGGTGACATCGTAGAGTGGGATGGTTCTGCTTGGAATCTCGTTCTAGCTGGTTCCGGTGCTGAGCCGCCAGACGGAACGTATGTTATCATCGTTGAAACCAGTGCAGCTGGTTCATTCGCTGGTCAAGAGAATGAAGTTGCTGTCTACAACGCCACCACCAACACATGGGCATTTACTCCAGCATCAGATGGTGATGGACGTACTGTTGCTGGCGAAAACAGTGTTTACGAAAACCTCGGTTACGTCTGGGATGCGACTCCAGGCGAATGGGTCATGTTCAATGGCCCTGGTCAAATCGTAGCTGGCGCTGGTCTAACAAAGACCTTCAATCAGCTTGATGCAAATGTCAAAGATGGTATTCAGATTGATGCTGATGCTATCACACTTCTTCTTGCTGCAACTCCAGGTCTCCAACTTACTGGTACATCACCAGCGAAAGTTCTTTCGGTTCTTCCTGATGGAGCTAAGGGCGTTGAAGTTGGCGCAAGCGGTGTAGCGGTAATAGTTGAGTCAGATGGTGCTATTGAATTCGATGGCACGAACGGTGGGTTGGAAATTAACCTCGAAGCATCCAATCCTACATTGGATATTGTTTCGAATGAACTTGGTGTTAAGTATAGCGCCACAGCAGGCGGTCTTACTCAAGACTCTACTGGTTTGAAAGTCAAGGTTGACGGTACAACCATCACAATCAATGGCTCTGGTCAATTGGTTGGAGCATCAGCAGATGGTGATCGCATTGCTGATGATTATGTGGTCAGTGAAAACATTTCAGCTGGTGATCCGGTTTACTGGAGCACAACAGCAAATCAAGTTGCTCAAGGTGATGCAGCACAAGCTTTGTGGCCGAGCCATGCACAAATCTTTGGTGTTGCAGAAGATGCAGCTACAACTGGCAATTCGTCAACTATCGTTAGTAGAGGACCGTGTCTCGGTGTTCTTTCAAGCGCGACTCCTGGCGATATTTATTGGATGGCAGTCGGAGGTGGAATCACCACTACCATTCCTTCAACGAACAATGCTCTCATCCGTGCAGGGTGGGCAAAGAACGCAGATGATCTCTTTGTGTCCATAGCCGACTACGGTCGTCGCGGATACTAAGGTTTTGGTAGAGGGTAAGGGATAAGAAATGCCATTAACACCCGACGACTACGATGTAGTTCAGGTCGTTAAACAAGAATGGCCTAATCTCGGCGGGAAACCTGGCCCACTTATCCCTTACTCTCTTCCTATTGAACCTCTTGAAGATGGAATTGAAGCAGGAGCATTATTTGTAGTTGAAGTTGGAAGAAGAAATAAAAATGTAGCTATTTGGGCCAATCAAGGAAAGATGATTTTTAAAGATATTGAGAACCCAGGTGTTGGTGGAATTGGATATACACTTACGCAGATTCTTACCGCAATTCTTGGACAAGTAAGAGTCAGCGCTAATGACACTATTGCTGGTTATCTAAATGGCAAACTTATAGCTGGTACAGGAGTAAATCTCAATGAGCTGAATGACGGTGGTAATGAGGCGTTAGAGATTTCAGCTGAGTTTTCTGAGATCTTTTCGGTTGATTACGACACCGCTACTAACATACAAAGCACAAGCAGCACTACAGCGCAGGATGCTGGAGTGTCTGTTGAAATTCCTGTTGATGGTGATTATGTCGTATTCTTTGATTCTGAAACTCGTGTTTCTAATAGTAATGGTGATATGGCTATTAGTCTTAGCGCACCAAATACAATAATTGAAAATTCTAGTACGGTGCGTATTATTGGTGGAAATAAACGTAGTTCGTCTATTATTATTTATCCATTTATTGGTTTGAGTACCGGTGATGTGATTAAAGGATTATTTCGCAAAGAAGGTGGTCCTGGCACGGCTTATGTTTATAACCGTTCCATGTTTTTGATGAGGATTGGCTGATGACTGCTACTAAGTATCAGTATTCCATCTCCAACGATTTTCCCAATCAGGCAGTAGATACTGACCGCTTGGAACAAGAAATTCGTGACAGTGTCATTATAATTGCTCTTGACTATGTTAATACGTCAGGTGACGACTGCGATATTTGGTTTAAAGATGCATTGTCAGCTGGTGATAAAACAATACTTGATGGAATCGTTGCATCACACTCTGGTCTTCCATTAACACCAGATCCAACTGAAGTTATTATTCAAGAAGAGTATGGTGTTAAAAGAACTGGTGGAAATTTTGGATCACGTAGTCATAATTTCGACATTTCATCTGGTGTTCCTGGTGCATTAACTGAACACGATTTTAGTTTTCCAATTCCAATAGCTATTTTCAGCGCTCAACTTATTGGAAAAGAAATACTGGAAGGTGATGAAATAGAATTTCAGATAGCACCAGATACTCCCATTGGAGCGTTAGTAGCAGATGTTGCTGTTGATGCTGAAGTAATAACTGTTACGCAAAGTGCGTATGACAATTTGAAAGTTGGTTTTACTGTATGTTTAGATGACCAAACAAATCACAACAATCTGGGTATGGTGGTAGAAAAACAAGTAAACAATCAAATCAAAGTAGAGAAGAAAACTACAAATGCTTTTGCTGCATCTACACCAACGTATGTTCTTTTAACAGTGAAGATGATTCCTCATGGACATCTTCCATCTTGTTCTCGTCTTGTTCTTGGTGAAAGTAAAATTGGTGGTACATACATTAATGCAAATACAACACTTAGAATTATGTATAGAAATTCAGATGGACAAGCTAAGAAATTTGATTTCTGGTTAGAGTACATGTATTAAAAATAAAAAGAGACGCCACCCATATAGCGAGATTGGGTTGAAAGATGGGAAACATAATAAGCATATTAAAGGAACTTGTTGGAATATTACGTGATGGTGGTCCATACGCAGGTTGGGCACTTTTTATTATACTTTGGTATTTTGAGCGCAGAGAAAATAAAATATTCAGAAAGGAAGGAATAAATTTAGCAATAGCACAAGTAGAAAATAATGTAAAAACAGAAATGACACTTCAGTCTTTAAAAGAGGCATTGAGTGGTGTTAAATATTCTCTTGGAGATATCACTGCTATATTAAATAAAATACAAACAATGAAAGAATCTTTACTCCAATTATCTTCTAAGCCTGACCTGAAACTTTTAGAAGACAAAACGAAGGCAGACGACAAAGAAGAATAGGAGAAAAGCATGTTTGGTTTTTTATTTTCAAAAAGAAAAATAAATAGAAATAGAGAAAAAGCAAAGGAAGATAAAACATCATTAGGAAATCTTTTATTAAAAAGTGGTATTATTGAACCAGACGATCTGTGTGATGCATTGGAATTTCAAGATGAGAATACAGATTTTATGTTAGGAGAAGCTTTGATTCAATTAGGCAAAATAGATCGAGGAATTGTTGAAGCGCTTTTATGGACACAAAGAGTAGAACGAGGAGAAGAAGAACCAGCTAAAGTTATTCAATTTGCGACAAAACACACACAAAGAATTATGATAATAAAAGATGAAGTAAATGTAATGGCTCTGAGCCTCAATGGAAAGAAAGCTAAAGCATGATGGAACTTCCTATCGTTGGCGCTGGCGGTGGTGCAACACTCTATGCTCATTGGGGTGCACTTCAGTGTTTGATGGATCATGATATTTATCCATCAAGTCTCATTGGTGCATCTGCTGGTGCAGTTGCTTTCGCTCCAATTGCAAATGGAATGAAACCACATGATTGCTTAGGTATAGCACTTGAGCTTCTTCCAAAGAAAGTAATGTCATTTAATTGGAGATTTTGGCAAAGAGGTCATTGGGGTTTCTATACCTTAAAAGGATTGGAAAAAGCTTTAAGCAAATATGCTCCTAAGAAATTCTGTCAATGTTTGATTCCACTTTATGTTGCTACAACAGATTTAACTACAATGAGATCAAGGATATTTAATCCCGATACAACGCCTACCATGAAAGTAGCTAAAGCAGTAAGGATATCAGCTAGTGTCCCATTTCTCTTTGATTTTGTTCCTTTTGATAACACTATTTTTTCTGATGGAGGTATTGTTGATAATTATCCAATCGATTTAGTTGTTCCAGGTTCAATTGATTTAACAAAAGAACCAGCAATAGGTTTTAGACTTTTATCTTCTGGTGAAAGTACAACCAATAAAACACCAGATACTTTCTTGGAAGCAGCTATTAATGTTTTAGGAGCAATGAGAGCAGAAGCAGAAAGAAAACATATCGAAAATGCAAATATTTGGTCACGCACCATCAATATTCATGTGCCATGGAATTCGATGGACTTTTTGAATATTACCCAGGAGAAAATTGAGGAAATCTATCAAGTCGGTTATGATGCTGTTCAGAAGAAATTAGATTCTGGATGGAATCCAATGGAGGTTCCTGATGTCCTTAGTTAATGTTCCTATTAATGTTGAAGACATAAGCGTTACTGCTTGTGATTTTGACTATATTGATGTCTACCGTGCGGAAACAAAATGGGGTTCGTATACTAAAATTACAGATAGCAATTCACGTTTAGAACTATGTGAAGAAGAATCGCATTATGAATATGGCGACGAAGATGGCTCAGAATACCATTGGTATAAATGGAAGTATGTTCAGACTGATGGAACAGAAAGTATTTTCTATGGTCCGATTCAAGCTCACACACCAAATGTTACATATTGTAAATTTGATGACGTAAAACGGTTACTTCGTTCAAGAAATTACGAAGGTTCAATACGTTTTTCTGACATCTATAAAAATCTAAGAAAAGGTGACGACGCACAAGATGTGTCTCTAGCTGCAATTTCACTTAGTCAAGATTATTCAGGTACAGAGCCTTTTAAATTAACGTTCTTGAATGTAACAGATTTCAAACTTGAAGTTGGTGATGAATCTGAATTAACACTTAGGTATCTTGGACAAGGAAATATCAATACAGACTTCATTGCAAATGATTACTCTGTAAGAATCAATAGCGATGATTGGTCTGGTACTCCAGTTCAAGATGACGAGATGTTGTTTGATTCTGATAGCCACATGTCTATCAACGATGCTATTCAATTTATTAGAGATGCTGAAATTCTTGTTGATGTGATACTTGAAGAAAATCTTGGTTATACAGAAGCAAAAGATAATGAGTTGAGATTTACTAGATCTACTGCACCGAAAGCTATTGGCGCAGCAACAGCTCGTTTTGCTGCTTTCTTTATCTACACTACCATATACAAGGAACAACAAATTGCTGGTCTGCCAAGCAATATAAATGACATCACTACTGCTTTGATTCATCGTAATGACGATCTCTCGAGCTGGGCCAAGCAAGCTATGAAATATCTCAGTGGATATATTAAGAAGTACAGCGAATACTTTGATCCAGAATCAGGTAATGCACTTCAAACAGCTCCTCGTTGGATCACAGATGATAGTTTGTTTGATGGTAAGGGAGTCGTTGGAGTTGGTAAGGGCTTGAGAAGACCAGATATAGATTTGTTCTTTAGTAGATCTAACCAAAGCTACGATGGTTTACTCGATTGGGATTTATTGTTCCCTGGTTACGATGCAGTATATGGAACAAGACTTGTCGGTTCAGAGGATGATACAGGTTACTATTGATGTTTACTCTTGACACAAATATAAATGAATTTCTGAAAGGAATTGAATCTCTAGAAAAAGATGTTCTTAATCTACAAAGAAGACTTACTGGTGTTGGAATTGCATTTTCTATTTGGCCAAAAGTAAGAGATAGAATTATAACTCTTTTGAAAGAGAATTTATTACATATTAATGAAGTTGATGTAACAAGTCCAAGGTGGCAGGGCGTAAAGAAACAAATGATTGGAATGCCTGTATCAGAATATCCAGGTTTTTTAAAATCAAAAGGTTATGGACAGTATACAACAATTAGAAATGTAGGCGGAAGTTGGTTGCCTGTTATTGACGATGATCATTGGAAAGCAACCGGTACTATGGAAAGACATTTGATGGAAGAATTAGATCAAGGAATAGATAGTTTGAATGTATCAGAAGCAAATCTTAATGCTAATATAGATGTTGATGTTTCTCAATTAGATGATGCATATCCAATTATTGTTGATGAAAAACTTATGATAGCAACAGGTGGTAAATTCGGTTTGATTAGATTAACTGAAGAACAAGAATCAGAAATATACAAAATGCTCATTCAGGCTACCGGAGACATAAGTAAAGAGTTAGGTGGAGGATAAAGTGGCTATCGGATCACAAATTAGGCCGAACGAACATTATGTTGAAACCGATAATCCATTTGATGGTGCTATCGAAAATATTTGTGAAGTTTTGAGAAGAGAATTGAAGGAAGATACTGAACAAAAACTAAAATATATTAGGAGAAATACACAAGTCACTAGTGAAGATTTAGTTCTAGTTCCGAAACCACCTGTTATTTCTGTTTCGTTTAGTGATTGGGAAGAGAATGTAAGCACGATAGGACAAAGATATCCACAAACGGTCGAGTACAGTATTTGGATTGAGATTTATTACTACTACCAAGAGATAAAAAATAAAAGAGCAGAAAAAGATGTGAGAAGGGCTCTCTGGGAGATCGGCAGATTGTTGAGACGCAATTCGGACTTTAACGGGCTTAGTTCGAAAGGTGCTCAGATACATGGTGGCCGACCAATTCTCAGGAGACGCAACGACAAGTTGTATGAGGGCGGGATAATACGGCTTCTAGTTCCTGTTCTTGACCAAACTAGGAGAGGCGTAACTTAAAGGAGTAATCCATGGGTACTCTTGGTCGAATTGCAATTGGAGCCCGTGGCCAGACTTCCTACGGGGAAGAGGTCGCTTGGGGCGAACCAGTTGCGCCTACTCGAAGAGTGGGTTTTGTTTCTGAATCTTTCAACAACGAGATCGCAAGTCTCGTTTCAGAGGAAATCGATCCTAGTCGTGGTATCTCGAAGCGTGCTCAAGGTGTGAGTAACATCTCGGGTGATCTAGCTTTCGAGCAGAACACGCAGGGATACGAAACTCTGTACAAACATGCTCTTGGTGATCACGTCACCATGAACAAGGTTGATGGTGGTGTTCGAACACAGATTCTTTCTGATTACGTTTCAGGTACAACGTTGTCAGTTGAGAACAATGCTGTGTTCGAAGGCACACCTGGAGCGGATTGGGGTCTGTCAGTTGTCTACAAAGACAGCAATGGACTCTTGACCGTTCAGGCAGTGGTATATTCTGCGCTGGATTCTGGTGGTGAAGACATCACCATCGTCGATCCAAGTCAGGTGCTTCATAAGGGCGCGTGGGTTTTCCAGAGCTATATCGGCAGCGATGACTTCTGGGATGATGTTTACACGCACTACATCGAAGCAGCACGCGATCTTCCCATCGGTCTGACCTGGGAGATCGGTCGTGACGTGGCGTTCTTCACTTATGGTGGCTGCAAAGTCAACACAGCGGAGAATACCTTCACGGCACAGGAGATTTGCACAGGCACATTCTCCTACATCGGTAAGGGCGAGTATGTTGGTGGTGAGTTGGTTTCTGATGTCACTGCTGGTGATACAACCTTTACTCTCACTGACTACGTTCTGACAAACAGTGGTAGCATTAGTGCTGCTGTTCAGACTGTTGGTGCTGGTCTCAGTGACATCACTGTGAGTGGTGCGTTCACTGGTGATGAAACAACCGCTTACCAAATCAAGATCTCGTTGGCAGGTGCCACAGACGAGTTTGACTGGTCGAGCGATGGTGGCGTGACCTGGACAACTGGTGTCGTTATGACTGGTGCAGCTCAGCTGCTCGACCAAGGCGTCTCCATTACATGGGCAGCTATCACAGGCCATGTGCTTGATGACGAGTGGCGCATTCAGACTGGTGACATCATCGGTTTCAACTTCTCCGGTGCCACGGTGCAGATGGAGTCCGAGAACGATATCACTTACACAAGCTATAACGCTTACAGTGGTGTCTTCTCTGGTGTTCCAGCTTCCGGTGTTGGTTCTGTCGAGTATGACCATAGTGCAACTCTTCCGGTTGCTCCGCAGTCTACTTGGGGAACCAGCGTCACAGAGCCGCCAGCTCTCAATCCCATTACTAGCTTCAAGGCTGGTATCTACATCAATGGGACGTTCCAAGAGGTGCTGTCTGCTAGCTGGACCCTCAACAACAACCTGTTCGCAGACAAGTTCCAGCTTGGTGACAGATACCGAGCTGGTCTTCCTGAGCAGCAAAGAACGGTTGAGGGCACGTTCAACACCGAGTTCGATGATACGGTCCTCTACAAAGCTTATCTCAAAGGTGCTCGTGCTTTCCTCGAGATTCGCTGCATTGAAGACCAGAACCGCATCGACAGCCAAGGTGTGCAGACTGCTCCGACAGGACACTGGATTTACTCCCAGAAGCACTGTCTGTTCCCGAAGGTCTACTACAGTGGCACCACACCGCAGATCGGTGGCCCTGAGCAGATCGTCCACGATTTCCCGTTCCAGGCATTCGTGGATAACGAGAACACCATGAATGAAATGGCGCTCATCTTCGTCAACGAAAGAGTGTCCATCTAGCCTAGAGTCTTTCCGCTGAATTTCCCCCGAGGAGCAGCGGTCGTCATGGAGGTGGGTGAAGTAGTAGCGAGAGCGAACCTTCACTCACCTCCACTCCCCATCCTTATGATTACAAAGATTTCATATTGGTTAGCTATTGCGTTTTATTCTCCAAGTATACTTATAGCCAAACTCTATAATTACATTGCATATAAACTTCTTAAATCATCATATGAATCTTATGGAATGCCTGCTGGTTATCGTTCGAAGCTAGCCTTGAAGCTAAGGACAAGAGCGTATAAGATAGTGGACGAAGTTGCGGTAGATGCAATTGCATATGCTGCACAGATAAAAGAAAAGGAGACAATAATGAAAGCGATTCGTGCAGACCACCCCTACGACCTCGTTCCCAAAGAAGACAAAAAGAAGCCAAAGAAAGAGCAGACCATCTTCAAGGTCAAGTTCATCGATCCCTACATGGCAGCCAAGCTGGGCGACCAGATGTTCGATGTGAAGGGTGCTGGCTCCAGTCGTAAGGAGAGGCTGCTCACAGGTACACAGGCTCTCGAGATCTTGAAGGATTGTTTGGTGGGTTGGGAAAATCTTGAGCATCCTGATTCTACCGAAGAGAACAAGAAACTCGTCGAATTCGATAAGAAGGATATCGACGGGATGATTGAGATGGTTCATCCGAAGACCCGCTCCGAGATTGTTGACTTTGCCCGTGGTGAGTCTGAACTCGATGAGGGGGAAGAGTAAAGCTAAGAGATATTGTACGCTTCCGGTATTTCTTAGCGACCGGTGACAGTCCAAAGCAGCGTCAGAAAGAGTGGACTTGCGACTTCTGTATGTCGCAAGAAGGCAAAAGTTTGCCTTTGGATAGAAATTGTCCTTTTGCTAATAAAAAAGAAAGGAATCTTCTTCAAAAGAAACATGAAGAATCATCTCTTAGAAAATATGACTTTAGTCGCAAAAGAAAAGCACCAAAGAAAAAACAGAATGTTGTTGAAGAGGAAATAAAACAAAAAGAAGCAGAAGGAACACCAGCACTTGTGGTTGGTGAACATGAGATATATTCCTGTCCTGTTGCTATAATGTCAGACAACAGAGGATTGACAGGATTGATAGACCTGATAAACTGGTCTTCAGATATGCACACTCCATTGTTTGATGGAGGCTTAATTAATCACACTAACTATTACTTTGAATGCTATCGGACTGTTATCGGAGAGCAGAGAGCAATTGAAGCTGAAGAGACAAAGAGACATCGCAAGGAAGCTGAAGCTGGTAGGAAGAAGGGTGGCAAAGGAAAAGGCAAGCTAGGTAAACCTCGAGCCGGTAAAGCTTCCAGAGCGCGAAGAAGATAAGTATAAGTATCTCGAAGTTATTAGGTATAAAAGGTTAATAAAATGACAGGCGGTGGCCGAAGTATCACCTTCGGCGTTAATATATCTGTCAAAGAATTAGGTCTGATCAAGAAGCTTGCTACAGAGCTTCGTGAGTTCTCTACTGGTGCGATTGAAGCAGCAAAAGGTTTAGCTGCCATCAATAAAGTTGGTGGTCAGATTAATCCAGCGAATATCGATAAAGCAGCACAAGCTTTCGATAAACTAAATCAAGCTTTTCAAAGAATAAAAACAACAAGTTCTACCGCAGGTCTTGGTTCTGTAGCTAAAGAAGTTAGTCAAGCTACTGGACAAATGGATGGTTTCACTCGAAAAACATCTACATTGCGTAGTCAATTGGCTGAAGTAAATAAAGAAGCTTCAAAGATATCTACATCAATAAAATCAGACGAAGCATTAAGGGCAACTAAAACACAAATTGATAATACAAGATCTGCAACAAATAAATTACTTAGTAATTTTCAAAAGATATTATCTACAAGACAAAAACTTTCTCAATCAGAACGAGATGGCGTAACAGTAACTCAGTCAGTAGTAACTCAAGCCAATAGAGCTGTGGAGAGCTTTAGACAACTCCACAGAACCACACAATTCAATATTCAGGCATTCAGTGCTGCTTCTAAAAATGTAGAGAAGTTAGGTGTTGATGCAGATACAGTAAAGAATAGATATAAAAAAGTATCTGATGTTGTTAAACAATTAGTAGGAGAAATTCAAAAATTAGCAGCAACATCTCAACAAAGAATTAATCTAGAAAAACAAGCGAATGCTGTAATTAAAAGTTCTGGTCGTATTGCTGCATCGAAACAACTTCAACAAGCACAACAGAATCTCAACAAAGAAAAAATCAAAGGCATTGAGCTGACTTCTCAGTTAGCTCAGATCGAAAGAGAAAGAGCGCGTGCTGCTCAACAACGTAGAGAGATAGTTGCTACACCACGAGGTGCATTTGGTGCTGGTGCAGCTGGTGCCGATGCTCAATCTAAATCAATAGAAGCGGCAACAAAAGCTCTTGATGCATACGATAATAGACTTAAAGCATCTAAAGCTCTTATAGAACAACACAATCAAGTTCAACGTACAGCTGCACAAGTTACATTGAGAACTGCTGCCGTTAGAAATGCAGCAGCAATGGAAGTTCGTGCTGCTCAAAACATGATCGCACAAGGTTTTAGTCAAGTTTCACAGAAGGAATTACAAAGAGCACAACAATCGAGACTTTTTGCACAACAAGAACTTGAAAATGCTAAGAAAGTTTTAGCAGCCAGACAACAAACTTTCCAACAATCGGCTGCTGCCTCTAAAGTATATGATAAGACTCAAAAAGACCAAATAAGAACAAGTCAAGCTCTTATAAATCAACAACAAAGACAGAGTGGTTTTCTTAATAAAATAAATGAAGGTTTTACTAGAGTTATTAGAACACAATTACTTTACTTTGCTTCTACAATATTGATATTCGGAGCTATCGCAAAACTCAATGCATCATTCGAATCTCTTGTTGAACTTTCTGGACGTACAGCTAGAGCATTTGCTGTTTCTCGTTCTTCTGTACTTCTCTTTGAAGAACGTTTTGTTGCTCTACAAGAAGCAGTAGAAACAACCGCTGCTGTAACTGGTGAATCTATCAACGATGTAAGTGAAGCTATTTTCCAATTTGGTAGTGCTGGTCTTCAAGCAGAAGAATCTATTGCAGCTCTTGAATCTACAATGAATCTGATTCAGGCAACTGGTGCAGATGTAACAACTACTACAAAAACAATTGCAGCAACATATCGTTTGATGCGTGGTCAACTTGAAGATGTTGGCGATCAAACAGCAAAGTTCGCACGTATCAATGATATTATTGCTGCCACATATAGAGACAACCAAGTTGAAATTAACGACTTCACTCAAGCAATGAAGTTTGCTCTTCCTGTATCACGCCAGTTGAATCTTAATCTTGAACAGACTTCTGGAATCATCGCTCTCTTACATAACAACTTCATTCGTGGTGGTGAATCTGGTAGAGCACTACGTGTCATCTTCTCGCGTATGTCGAGAGAGATGGATCAATTCTCTGAAGCATTTGGTATTGCAATCGATCCAGATAAACCATTAGATTTCTTAGATGTAATGGAACAGATTAGCAATCGAATGAACACTGGTGCAATCACAGCTAATCAAGTTGCTACTGTTTTCGAGAGATTAGGTCTTCGTGGTGCAAATGCTTTCATTATTATGGCTCAACAATTTGAAGAATTAAATGGTGTTATCGGTAAATTAGAAGACACTTCTGCTGGTGCAGCGAAATCAATGGCACTTATCAAACGTGAAAGCGATCCAGGACAGCTTAAAGTATTTACAGAGAATATGCTGATACTTGGTCGTACAGCAATTGAACCTATTGGATTTATTATTTTGAAAGTTGTTCGAGCAATTAATACATTTGCAGAAGCAATTAGAGACACAGGAGTAGAAAAAGTTCTTGGTATTTTATTGAGACTAGTTTCTGTTCTTATCACAATAAAAGTTGCTGCTGCTCTTGCTTCACTTATTTTTGGTCAACTTGGTATCAGCACTGGATTCATGGCTACTTCATCAATAGCCGCAGCATTAGCACAAGGTAAATTAATATTTGCAATGGAGTCTTCTTTAATAGTTGCTAAGAAAAATATCGCAACTATGCTTTCGCTTTCTGGTGCTTTGAATGTTTTGAAATTAGCAGCAATCAAAACTGGTGCAGTTCTTATTGCTGCTTTTCCATATGTAGCAATTGTAGCGTTAATTGGTGTTTTAGTTTATTGGATTTATCGACAAATTACAGCACAAGAAAGATTGATTGAGATAAATAATGAGAGACTCGAACAAATCAGAGAAGAAAAGAAGGAAAGAAATGAACAACTTGCTTCTTATGACAATACAATAGCAAAACTTGAAGATCTTAATCGAGCTTATGAAGAGAATCGCACCACTATATTAGAAACGCGCAAAGCAATATCTGAAGCTGTTAAATCTCATGGAGAACTTGGTATTGCGGCAGCTGTTGCTGGTGATGATCTTGGTTTATTTATCAATAAAACTAAAGAACAAAGAGCACAAATTCAAAGTTTATTAGATGAATTAAAGAAAGAAGATAAAGAAATATTCAAACAAAATATAGAAATATTCACACAAAATATCGACAATGCTGCTGCCGCATATGCTAATCTTCAAGATCAATTAGATAGAGGCGTTATACAAAAAGCTAGTCCTCGTGGATTGATTCAAGAGTTTAAAATAACTGAAGGTGAAATCGAAAATCAAAGAGAAAAATTAGCTCAATATCAAAAGAACGCGAGAGATGCTGCGCTTGAAATGATAAAACTTGCTAATAGTAATGGCGAATTAGCAAGATCGTTTGGTGTAGTAATTAACGAAGCATTTTCTGTTGCAGCATCTATGAATGCTTCAGCAGAAAATGCAAAAAGTTTTGGAAATGTATTAGAATATTTAGAAAGAACAGCTATAAATCTTTCAGAACTTCCTCTTAGAGAAAAGATTGATGAACTTAGAAAAACAGTTGAAGGTTTAGAAGGACTAAGACTAAAGTTTTTGTTCAAATATGATTTCATTATTCCACAAGAAAGCATTAATGAAGCAAAAAAGAAAACACAAGATGCTATCAATAAAATTAAATTACTAACTAAATCTGATAGAGAAATAAAAATTACTTTATTGTATGAAGAAGAAGATTTCTCTATTAATATGGAACATGTAAAAAAGAATGCAGATCAATTAGCAGAAATTACTAATTCTGCTATGAGAGATGCAACAAAAGGTTTAGATTTAGCACAATATATTACAGTAGATGACCAACAAATTGTTAATTTATTCGAAGCTGTTGCAGAAAATACAAAACTTATAAAAAGTGGTTTTCAAGAAGGATCTAAAGAAGCTGTAAAATTTGCAAATAATGCTAAGAAAATAGACGATGTTCGGCGTAGTATTCTTTCTCAAGCACAATTTTACGCTAAAAATCGAAACGAAATTGAAATTATCGAAAGAACTATCAATACGCTCCTTGAAGATAGAGTCGCATTAGCAGAATATTTAGTGGTATTACAACAAAGACAAATAGCTGTCACTTCTGCATATAATTTGCAATTGAATGCAGAAATAGATCTACTTCAGAAGACAAGAAATCTTAGTCTCAACACAACAAAAAATACACAAGATCGAGTTGATGCAACAAGAGAACAAGTTGTTGCTACAGGTATATTATATAGAGGTGCTGTTGCTAATGAAAAAATAGCAAGAAATAATTTGAAGACAATTGAAGATACGAAAAAAGGTATTCTAGGTACTATACGTCATTATTTAACATTAAAAGAAGCTTCTAGTGAAGTAGAAAATGCCACAAAAGAAAGAGGCGAAATATACGAAAATCATAGAAAGTCATTAGAAGGACATACTAAATCGCTTTTGGCTCAAGTCAATTGGACACATCAAATGAAGTCAGAAATTGAAAAATCATTTGATGCTCATAGAAAAATAAATCTTTACGGAGAAGATAGAGTTAGTCAATTAAGAGCAGAACTTGTTCATCAACGAAATATCATTAAAGAAGAAAAAAGATATTTAAAAGATTTAATAAGTGAAGGAATTATTCTTGAAGATAAAGAAATTTTGAAAGCAAAAGATAGAGAATTAAGGGCCAAAACTGCTGAGTTACAAAGAAAAGAAACTCAAGAAATTTTCAAACAAAATATTGGATTGTTAAAAAATGCACAAGCTTTAGAATTAGCTTTAGCATCTGGTTCAGAGATGTTAAAAGTTAGCCAAAATATTGCTTTAATAGATGCTCGACTTGTAAATGAAATGGAATTGTATAATAAATTGGTAAAAAGAATTAAAAAAGAAGAAAATAGTGTATATAGATTAGATAGACAAAGACTTGTGGTAATGGGTAGAATTAGAGCAGAAGCCGAAAAACGAGTTAAACAAGTTATTAAAGCTTTCGAAAAAGAAGTAGATATACGCAATCAATTTATCGAACAAGTCAACACAATAAGAGAAATGAATATAGCATTAGAAGAATCAAAAGACATTAAGGAACAAATACTCATTAGCACTATGGAAGAGCAAATTGCTTCTAAAGAATTAGAAACCATACAAAATAGAATCAATGTAATTGAAAAAGAAAGAGAGCTACAAGGATTTAGTGAGATTACAAGAAGATTAGAATTAAATAATCTGTACAACCAACAAGCAGATATAATCAAGAATCGGATTGTTAAAGAACAACAAAAATTAAATAGTATTAGAGAAAAAGAAAGAAACTTAATAGATTCTGTTAACAATCTATATGGCAAACAACTTGATAATATCGGACAAGTGAGAGACGCATTAGAAGAAGCATTCAAACCATTAGTTGAATTTGATTTCGATCAACGTCCATTTACTGCTGCTATCTTTGCTTCCCAAGCGCTTGGGAAGAATCTCTTAGAGATAGCTCAATTAAGTCCACAACAAGTTATTGATGAACTCAATACAGGTCTCCGTGAAGGAACTGTTGATTTCAAGATATTCAGCGGTCATGCTCGAGAACTAGCTGAACATATTGCGCGCATTGGTGCAGAGGAAAGAGAGCTTCGTCAAATACAAGAAGATATAAGAGCACAAGAATTTGCAACAGATTTGCTTAGAGTTAAACGTGCATTATCTGTAGAAGACATAGAAGCAGCAAAAAAAGCTTTTGATAAACTTGGTGAGAGCGCTCAGGTTTTAGATCCCATTACTGGTAAAGTAGATTATGATGCTACTCGAAAAAATATGAATATGTTGAAAGATTTAGCAAATGAAATAGCAACAGCATATGAAGAAGCTGGAAATACAACTGAACAAAATCTAAAAAATCTTCAAACTAGATTGAATGAAATTCTTGGAGATATTGCTGAAGTAACAACAAAGATAGCAGATGAGTTAAAGAATACGAAGTTTGCAGATGCATTCTTCGATCAGATGACATCTATCATTCGTCAATTAAGAGATCTCAATGGGACGACCATTGAATTCAAAATCGATGATGTAACAGCACAGCTTGCTCGAATGAATGTGCTTGTTCCACAACCAACAGGATATCAAGAAGGTGGTCCTATTGGTGGGACAGGCAGAGGAGATATAGTTCCTGCTCTCCTCGAGCCAGGTGAATTCATAATACCAAGAAATGTAGTTGAATCTCTTGGTGTTGGATTCTTTGAAAACTTTAGAAATCCAAAGTTTGTTAAAAAGATTGCAGCTTTGAATGGCGTTAATGAGATTCCAAAATTTAAAGATGGCGGTCTTGTAGGATATCAAAATGGTGGTGCAGTTGAATTTACTTCTGCCGAAGTATCAAATGCGTTCAATGCAATAGAATTTAGCGCAAAAGAAGTATCAGATGCATTAAATACTGTAGAGTTTTCTGCCAAAGAAGTAAATGAAGCGCTTTATGGAATTCAATTTTCTGCCAAAGAAGTAGCAGATGCATTAAATTCAATAGAATTTACTGAAGAAGAAATAATAAATGCAATGGATTTGGAAAAAGCTATAGCGGCTTTACCAATGGGTGATGTTGATATTGATTTGGAAAAAGCTATAGCGGCTTTACCAATGGGTGATGTTGATATTGATTTGGAAAAAGCTATAGCGGCTTTACCAATGGGTGATGTTGATATTATAGAAAAAGAAAGAGCAGAATTGATTTCTAAATTGAGAGAAATGAATGCTGCTGGTGTTGATACAGCTGAAGAAATCAATCTAAGTGTCAGATTATTAAGAGGATGGGTTGAAAGATTAGAAGCAGAACCAATAGAAATGACAAAAGCAGTTGAAGAAGGATTTACTAATGTAGCTATGTCTACGGATTTAGCTTCTATTGTTGAAGAAGGATTTGCTAATATTGTAATAGACGAACCAAATAATGATAGGCAACAATTGTTAGCAACATTAGCTGAATTAAGTCCTTCACAAGCTAAAACAGCTGAAGAATTAAATATAAGCAATAATCTTCTTGAAGCAGCAATTAAAGGACTCGAAAAAATAGCAGAAAAAGAAAGAATTATAGCAGAAGCAGGTTTAGGAAAAGAAGCCGATATTGGTCCTGAGAGAACAGAACAACTTCTTGATCTTCCTATTGAAGAACTTAAAACAGCAATGAAAGAATATGTGGAATTTCGAAAATCCATATTAGAAAAAGAAAAACTTTTAGCAGAAGCAGGTTTTAAAGAATTTGGTCCTGGTAAAAAAGAAGAGTTAATCGACTTACCTATTGATGAGCTTGAAACTTTATTAAAAGAATACAAAAAAATACCATTATATGTAGAAGAAGGAGTAGAAATAGGAATAGGAGCACAACAAGATATAAAAATTAATTTTATTTATGAAGAAGAATTAGAAAAACTTAGATTAGAGTTAATGTCTCTTGATCAAACAAGAATCGAATTGTCATTTAATGCTACTGGATTAGATCAAATCAAAATCGATGTCAGAGGTATAGCTGAAGAAGTTCCTGGTAGCAAAAGAGCTGGCTTCCAAACAGGTGGTCCTGTTCCTGGTATTGGTTCTGGAGATATAGTTCCAGCACTCCTAGAGCCAGGTGAGTTTGTTATACGCAAAGATATAGTAGATAAGCTTGGAATATCTTTCTTCAAAGATTTGAATAGATTTAAAGCTGGTGGCGTTGTTGGAATGCAGGCAGGAAGTCCTGGTAGTCCAATAACAACAGGTAATGTTCGCGGTTCTTTTGAATTACCAGCAATGGAACCATTTGTTGAACAAGTAAAAGTTGTTCGTGAAGAATTTGATAAAATTGCAGAAGATACAAAAGAAATTGCAAAAAATGTTGATAATGCGGAATTTGAAAAGATAACAAAAGAATTAGAAAATATAAAATCTCTTAATGTAGGTTTTGTTGAAAAATTGAGAGAAGCAGCAAAGTTATCTGGTAAAAAAATTGATGTTTCTAAATGGGGCGAACTCACCCAATATGCTAAAGAACTTGGTATTGATCCAATTATCATTACTCAAATGGGACAACTTGGTACTGAAACTGATTCTACTGGTCAAATAATTAATAAGCTGCAACAAGAATCTGGTGGATATTTCTCTCAAATAAAAGAAATTATAAAAGGTGTTGGAAGTGGTGCAATTCCTGTTGGTAGAGCAATAACAGGTGTTCGTGCAGTTATTGGTAAATTCCAATCTGAAGTTTCAAATGCAAATAAAGAAGTTGTTGAATTTACTGAAGCATTACTCAATGCATTCGGTCCAAAGATTAGAAAAGCAATTCAATCTATTGTTAAAACATTCCAAGATGTTTTCGGAAGAATACTTCCTGGTTTATTTGGTGGTTTCTTAGATTCATTTATCGATACTCAAGTTGGTATAGTTGCAGCTGCCAATGAAGCAGCTGAACAAACAGCTGATGCTTATTACGATGCTCGTGCAGATTTAGTTGAATCTTTGAAACGTAATGAAATTTCTTATTTCGACTACTTCAATAGTCTTGAAGATCTAAATAAAGATACTGCTGATAATATGGCAGATGCAGCTATTCAAGCTGAACAAGATAGAGTAGAAGCTGTTGGTGATGCAATCGTTGGATTGACTAGCACAATACTAGATGAAGTAGGCAAATGGGTAGATGGTTTTAGCGATTTCTTTGGAAACATAATTGATGGTTTCGTTGATATAGGCGTGGGCGTAGCCGATTCACTAGATGAAGTTGGAGCATTAATAGGCAATATTATAGAAATGGGAATTGGCGCTCTTGGTGCAGCTGGTGGTGGAGGCATAGCAGCTGCCATTGGTGGTGTAGCCGGTACTGCATTGGCTCCTGGTGTTGGTACAGCTATTGGTGCTGGTGCTGGTGTTGCTATTGGATCTATTGTTGGTGGAGCTGTTGGATCTATATTTAAAACAGCTATTCCAATTGTAGGCGATATACTCAAAGCGTTTGAGCAAATGGCTTCGGCTGCGATCAAAGGTGTTCTTGATATTATTCCTTATATTGTTGAACTTGGTGCAATGACAGAAGATGAATTCAATGCATTAGTTGGATATACAAACAAAGCTAATGAACACATTAAGGGTGTTCTCGAGCTTCTTCCTGGTGATATTGAAACATTCACAAATCAATTCGCTGAAAGACTTCCTATTATAGTAAAGAAGTTTGAAGAGCTTCTTCCAGATATTATTACTGCTCTTGTTGGTGGTGTGAATAGTGCAGAGAAAATGCTTGAAGGAGCAATACCAACTGTATTCAGAATAATCACAGATCAACTTGATAATATTATTGCTTTGGCAATTCCACAAATGCTTCGTTTCTTTAATTCTATTCTTGATTCACTTCCAAGTTTATTCACTAGTATTTTCACTTCAATAATAAACAGTGCTAAGAATTTATTTAGTGGAAATAAACTTACTGTTTTGTTCCAAAATATAGTCGATACAATTACAGAAGTTTTTACTTCTTTTGCTAAAGATTTTGTGCGTCCATTGGCAGATTCATTAAAAGAAAATATGCCATCATTGATTTTAGTTATGACAGAAACATTAGTTGAAGCAATACCGATTCTTACTGATGCAATGGTTATCGTTATCAATGCTATGGCAGATGTAATAGGAGATCCTGCAATTCAAGATGCTCTAAAACGCGCAATGTTTGCTTTGTTTGGAGCGATGTTTGAAGCAATTAGAGAATTGGTTCCTGGCTTTGATGCATTCTTAGCAATTCTAGCAGCAGTAGTGTTAGTTGTTGGTACATTAGTTGGCGCAATAGCCGTTGGATTGTTAGGAACGTTATCTTTACTTCTTTTAGTTCTTTCTCCATTAATTGTAACGCTTGGATTAGCCAATGCAATAATCATAGTTCTTGCTGGATTGATAGTAACCGTTCTGTTGCCACCACTCACTGCACTTATTGGATTCTTCGGAATATTAGCATCTGTTATAATTGGAATCACATTGAAACCACTGATAGATTTGTTTGGATTCTTTGGAGACGTAATAGATGCTGTTGGTAAAAAACTCAAAGACAATGAAAAAGTACAAGAAGCTATTCTTAAATTACAAGAGGCATTTGATAAACTTGGTGAAGCAGCTGGTAAATTGTTTGAAGCTCTTGGACCAGATAAAGCTGATCCAGATTTAATTGATGCTGTTGCAAATGCAATTGTATTTTTCATAGAAATACTATTACTGTTAGTTGTTCCACTTGAAATTTCAATAACAATTATGACTCAGATGATAGATGTAATGACAAATGTTATAGATAGCTTAGGAAAACTTTTCCATATATTTAAACTGATAGATCAAATATTAGTTGGAGAAAGTGTTGTTCCGTCTTTGAATTTACTATATGACATCCTTGCGCTTGTTGATCGAGCAATCAATGAAACTGTTACATATTTAAGAAGCCTTGTGGCTGTGTTCTCGGCTCTCTTTAATCCTGTTCAGCAGATTGAAGACATTACTAATACTGTTGCTATATACTTTAATACACTTTCAGCAGCAATGTTGAATGCTATTGATCCTGTACAACAATTAGCTGATTTAATCGATGGTACTTTCACAACTGCAATGGATAATTTTAAAACGATTATTAATGGCATAATTGCTTTGATTCCAGAGCCAGGAGAAGTGCTCGAAGAAATAGATAATACAACAGGAAGTAATCTTTCAACAGCTGAACAACAACTTTCTGAAGGCGATCTTGTTGGCGCTTTTGGTTCTGCAACTGGTTTGTATCATCAAGGTGGTATATTTACTGTTCCTTCTGATCCACAAAGTCAGACTTTCTATAGTTCGCTTGGTTTGGCGTCTAACGAAGGTTTGGCTCTTCTCATGGACAAGGAAGGTATACTCACAGAAAGAGGCGTAGAAGCAATAGGTGGAGCTTCTGTGCTTGCTCAATTGAACCAGGGACAGAATCCATTCACTCAAGAAGCAGCTGTTCAAGCTAGTGTAGCGTCTGCTTACGATACTGAAGAAGAAGCTGTTTCATTTAATGTTGGTACAATAGATGCTGGAACAGAACCAATTGGAAGCGTTGGCAAAGCATCAAGTAGTGATTCTGTTAGTCAAGAAACCAATATAGAAGTAAACATTGATATGTCTAATTCAAACTATCAAAGTGAAACTGTAGCCCAGGACGTTGAAGAACAAATCGTTGGTTCTATGCAGAATCAAGAAGGAGCGATGTTCGAAGAAATAGACACTAAGTTTGGGAATGATACAATGTCTGGAGTGAAACGTAGATAATGGCACCAATTACCCCCATAAGCCCCGTGGCCGATCAAACAATTGGCGCTACCAATATGTCTATCATTATTGATTTTGACAATAACCCAGCGCTAGTTCGTGTGAACAGTATTTTAGCATGGGACGACATTTCAGGTTTTCAAAATTTCTTTACTGGTGGAGTGATTTCTTACGATAGCAAAAAACGTATTTACTTGGATACGCCTTCTAATTTTACTAGAGATGCAGTTGTTCCTGTTCACGCAGAAGATGATAGTGTAAACGAATTAGACTATAGTTTTATTGCAGCAATAGATCAAATGACTACAACAGATGATGCTTCTCATCCTGATATTATTGATATTGATGGAACCAACGTCTTTGTCGGTTATGAGAAAAGAGATCCAACGAGTTCTGCGTTTGGTGCTATCACTATCAACATGCGAAAACATGACCCGAATACATCTGAGGTTGAAGTTATATCTGGTCGTCTTGTTGGATATGGAACAAATCCTGTTAGCGGAAAATTAATTATGTTCATCAATATCAATGATATTATTTATGCCACAGAGGCGTTAGCTTCTGACTTACCTGTAACATTGACAGATGTTTCTGGTTTGAATGACTATGCTCCTGTTACACCTGGCGTTGGTCTAAAAGGTCCGGTAGAAATAACACAGTTTTATTCTGTGAAATCTACAGAGACAGATATAATACGAACTACACCTGGCGTTGGTAGGAAGTATGAGTTCGATAAAACTCCATATAAATCTGCTAATCCGGTTCCAGAGATCATTAGCGTTGATCCAATTATATTGAGGATACCACCTCCGATATCAGAACCAGAGTTATCGGCCATCAAAGGATATTATGTAGCTAGAGTATATCTTCCTACAAATACAATAAGTGGCGGTTTCCATTATATAGCTTTTCCAGAAGGTGCTTCATTTGTAGATTGGGAAGATGAAGGCAAACCTTTTGGTGTTGGATACATTATCATAGGCGTATATCAATTTGATGAGGAACACCAAGAAATAGAAGGCCCGCGTTCTGATGTGCTTGTAGTTCCACCATTTCTTGGTGCAGATTTGATACGTACAACGCCTGGTACTGGATTGCATTATTCTATATCTATAACGCAGTATCATGTTGAGGTTTTAGAAGATGGCACTGATATAATAAGAACAACTCCAGGTGTTGGTAGATGGTCATCTGTATCTGTTGACGGTTTCGGTTCGAAAGGAATAGGCTCATAAATGTCACAGCTAATCAGAATCAATGATCCAAAAAGACTGTCATTAGCCGAAGTGTACGCTCTTAGCGGGAAAGAGGCTGGTTTCTCTTTCAAGTTTAAGGGTGAGATATTTATGGATTTCATTGATGAACGAACCGGCGTATTAAAGAAGCATAAGCATATCAAGAATACTAGAACATGGTGGTTTCGTAATCTTTTAATTAGAAATAACCAGAAAATAACTGCTTATGGAAAAGTATTTATAGCTAATGATGATGGAGATTGGCACATTCGTAAGAATGTGGTTAGAGCACGTATGCAGATAATGGTGGTAATTATTTTGTAGACGATAATCCTATAAGAACATCATCTCCATCCACATATGTGTTTCAACTCGTTGCTCAATTCAATGCTGCTCCTGTTGGTACTGTAAAGACTATAAATGCAGTTGGAATTACTGGTGCTGCTGCCCGAATTCAAGGTAATGGTCTTTATTCTCATCATGTTATAGCAGCAACAAGATTGCCAGGAGCGGGTGAAACTCAAGATGAATACACAATCTTGAACATCACATATAAACTCACCGCAACGGTGTGAGGTAGAAATGTCTTCCAGAGTTTCAAGTGGTTATGGTTTTGCTGTTGATAGAAATGGCAATGAACATGTTAAAAGCAACTTTAGTTTTCCTGCTAAAGTGAAAGAGTTCTTGCTAAATGTGTATATGAATCATGAAACATCTATTGTTCAAAGCACTGGAAATACTTACGGTAAAGCTTTCGCGTCTCCCATGTTCAATAGATACAATAGAAAAAGATATGAGAGTTCTGCTCTCAAGATGCATAACGCAAGTCCAATAGGAGTTTTTGATGCCGGGTGGCAAGGCGACTATGGCGACCAGAATTTTCCATCTATAGATTATCAGAGAAATAGATTCTACATATTAAAAAGTCTTCTTGAAGCAGACAATTGTGCAGCTATAAGTAGCGTTGGAGATAATCTTTCAGGTGGTAGTTTTTGGTCACTCAATGTTGAACCATTTTTACCAGATTCATGTTATTTGAAATTCCTGTTCACAAACATCGATATTCCAGGTACAGAGATAGGACCACCATATAAGCACGAAATAGGTTCCGTGCAACTATTCGATGATGCTGGTGACACGCCTTCTAGTCAAGGTGCGATAGAGTTCAGTGGCGTGTTTGATCCACCAGAGGGATTAGAAGGCAGTCGTACACTACAAGTTTACTTTGCCACTAGCGGAGGTACTGGAACTTCTACTGGTACATCTGGAACCAATGGCGCTGTCACTACTGGAGACCCTGATAGATTCACAGATTCAACTGCTGCTGCGTTTGTTGTTGGAGATGAAGGTAAATATATCAAGATTAACTCAGGACCAAATAGAGGAATCTATAAGATTCCAGTTGGCGGATATATAGACGCAAGTAATGTTGATACTGATTCTGTTGATATTAATCAAGGATTCACAACAGAGTCTTCAATTGATTGGGAAATAGTCACAGGACCAATAGGAGAATACTTCCTTCGCACAAGACCGTATACACATGGTTCTATTTGGAGTAGTGGTTTTGTTGGAACAAATTCTTCATATTTGCCATTAGGAACAATGGGGCATGAGCTTGGATATAGAACACTGAATGGATTACAACAAGTTCGTAGATATATTTACGATAGAGGTGGCAGTTGGTGGTGGATTGTTAAACACCCGACTGATGATGGTTTATATGGACTTATGCGTTGGTGCCATATGTCACCAAGTGGTATGGATCCAGTTTATCGTAACGCTGATATTACTGGCGGGATGCCAACAGATCTATTCAATTGGTCGGACATCGCCATAGATGATGATGACAAGATTTGGGTCGGCGTTGAAGATGCAGCAACATCAACTGATAGATTATTCGAAATAGATCCATACCCAGGTGCCACACCTGACGCTTCTGCACCAGCATTGTTATCTTCATATGGAAAACAGTCTAATATTTACACCGCAGATGGATTAACTGCTGAAACAGTTCTTGGAATTTGTTGCGATGATAGCCAAGCTATTGCTGCTGGCACAAGAATATGGGTGTTTGGTGGCGATGATGGCTCGACAGAAGGTGAAGGTGGAATTTCCTACACCGATGACTATGGAACAACTTGGAAAAGAATTCATGTGTTACATTCTGTGGCTGGCGAAACTCTCACTGTAGCCAATGGTAGTCCAAACGTAACAGCAGGCACAAGTCTTGATACAAAGTTCGCTGTTGGCGATTGGATCAGATTTGGCGCTGATATACGTAGTTACGAAGTTTCTGCGCGTACTGCTACAACTATGACTCTAGCTGAGAACTATCAAGGTACTGGTGGCAGCTATAGCGTTCAGAAGGGAGCGCTTACTGCCAGTGAGTCCGTGTTATTGAATATAGGAACTTATGTAGCAGGCAGCGCCAGTTCAGATTTTACTCATCAACCTCCATGCGACTATGACAGCGAAGGCCGTGTGTATTGGATTCCTTCAGGTCGTGACAGAGTTTGTAAGTGGGATGAATCAACTGGACAAGTAACAACTGCTATGGCTTCTGATCTTGGTCAGACAGTTACAGTGACAGATCCTTCTACATTAAAAGTGTCAAGAGTTCCAGATATCGCTGGTTCTGGCGATAGCATTTGGCATGACAATATCTGGATTGGTTGTTTTAATACGACCAATGGAGGATGGGTTCGTATTCAGAAGAAAAATTTTGAGTACGTTAATAATACCGCTGCTATCACTGTGTTTGCAGATGCAGGTAGTGGACAAGTTACTGTTACAAGCAATGGTCATGGTCTTCAAAATGGATGTGAGATACAGATCTCAAGTACAACAAATTACAATGGGTTCTTTGTTATAAGTAATGTAACAACTAATACATTTGAGATAACTGCTACGTGGGTTAGTAACGATGCTACAGGAACATGGTTGGTAGTTGTCACGCGCTATCATTGGTCTACAACTACAAACTTTCCTAAATCTGTTGATCTTACGTATACCGCACAAGGTTATAAATCTGATTGGAATATTGCGGTAGAGCCCAAAACTGGACAGATTTATTTGTTGCATGATTATGGTGCGGACGGTGTAGATACCCGTATGATTGTTGTCGCAATAAATATGGATGATGGTTCTACAATTACAGAAAGCGTTCATGTTGTTCATTCACCTGCTGCCAACAGTGGCGATCGTGCTGTGAATACAGCAAGAGCGTTTGGGGTAATAGATTTTGATGATTTTGGACTTGGTTCTATAGCGTACCTACCTTTCGGAGTTTCAGATTATATATTAAATCGTGCTTCATCTGGAATTTTCTCTCCAATTTGGGTGTGTCAACGATGGGATGGAGATTCGTGGGAGCTTGGGCCACTCAATCAAATAAATGCTGACATCGATTTCGATGGAACTCCGAAGGTTGAAAATCTTCCTACGGTTGGTAACGGTTTACGTCGCGTCCATGATTGGGAAGAAGAACTTTGGGCTGGAGTATATGTAAAGTTTGAACAAAAAGGCGCTGCTACTCCACAAGCTAGCGAATACATCGAAGATGAATCGTTCACTAGCACATGCTACATTGGAACCGGCAAAGACAATTTAGCTAAAGCAGAATGGGGCGTAGACGTATATGCAACGCCAACAGTTTACAGACTTGATGAACCAGTTAAAGATCTAGAAAATCAATGGACTAGCAATGGCGGCATTGATGGTGGTTGGAAAGGTGGCGGAACTGCTGCTGATGTTTTGACATTCTCAAGAGGTCCAGCTGAAAATACATATAGATATGGTGAAGGGAATTCACCATATTGGCTCACATCTGGATTCAATTGGAATACATACAATCCATTGCAACTTATGGCTGCTTTAAGAATAGCAGATGAACACGAACTAGATAACGATGGTATTATAGCTCCTGGTAGCAACCTTGATAGATTCCAGAGTACAGGATATTCATTCACAGCAGATGATGTTGGTAAAAGCATTATCACAGAAGGATATACTGGCTCCAACAATGGGCAGTTTATTGTTACTGATTCTGTTCCATCGTCTACATGGCCAGCAAGCACTGTGACTGTAACTCCAAACTTCAATGCGAATGAAGTTGCCGCAGTAGGTAAGAGATGGAAACTTAGAGACATACCTGCTGTTGGATATGTTGTATTCCAAGTATATAGATCAATAGATTATAACCCAAATTCAGGTCTTCTAAGAACAAACTTCAAACTATATAATAGTGACACTTATGGGGAAACATGGTCATTGCAAAAGGAAATTGAAAGAGGAGAAATAGCGACTGTTAATGGTAGTCTCGACCAAGACAATTGTTTTTTCAACGTCAATGAGTATGGTCAGCTACAAGGTATTGACTGGAATAATAATAATTCAGGACCAGAAACAACTGTAGTCTTTAGACTTACAGATATTACTGCTAATTCAAGACGCAAACAATATTGGAAAATACTTCAATCATTAGGTACTAGCGACGATATGTATGTTGCTGGTATCATGTTGTTGGACGATAACTTCAACATACTTGGTAGGTCAAGTAGTCATAAAGTTGAGGACGCCGAAGATTCATTATTCTCAGCATGTCTTGTTGGTAGACCAATGCTTGTCCCGTATGAAAGCACCACGGTTGGTCAGCCAAGTGGAAGCGGCACATACACTGACCTTATCAGTGCAGCTAGCGAAAGCTTCTATGAGCATGATGGTACTAACACAGGAACTATATCTGGTGGCAATACTCTTACCGTCACAGGACATTATTTCTCGCATAAGGACAGAGGTAAATATATCCGCATCAATGAAAGCGGATATGCTGATAACGGATTCCACGTTATCACGGCTATAAATTCAACCACACAAGTTGTTCTTGGTTCTACCGGTCTAACAAATCAGTCAAACCTTGATTGGCAACTTCTCACGTTTGGACCTGGCGATTTCGTGCGCTTCACAAGTGATATATTGTATGTGCATCGTGAAGGTACTGAGCTTGAGGATACCTACTATGAAATCCTTGATGTTCCTTCTAACACAACTATTCAACTTGCTAATGCAGAGCTTCCTGTACAGATAGCAGGTTCCGCATGGACTTCGAATTTCGACATCAATCGAGATCCAGACAAGACAGATACAGATTGCCAAGCCAGTGATTTTGAAACTGGCGGATATATGGTTCATGACGCAAGGTTTGGCACTCTATTCTATAGCACGAACACAGAATTCGTAGAAATAGAAAGTGGTACGTCAACTACATCTACAAAAGAATGGGGCGGTGGTGCAACTGATAATGATGGCGATGGGAGAGTTGATGCTGTTAATATAGGAACTGTGTTGGCTGGTAAAGATGGAGCGTTCACAGCTGTAGCCAACAACGGTTCAGGTAAGGCTCGTTTCACAACATCTGCTGCTCACGGAATGTCTGTAGGAGAATTTGTCACAATTTATGGTGGTTCAGCATACGATGAACAATACAAAATAACTACAGTGTCAGACACAACACACTTTGATGTTGACGTTGCCTACGTTGCAACAGATACAGGCAGTTTTAGTTCTGTCATTGGCCCTGGCGATTATATCCTTCTGACTGGTAGTTCAAACTATGGACGTAGAGTGTTAAAAATCAGAGACATCACCAGAGGCGGTGCTGCCACAGATGTTCGCTTCACATACGACGAGTTGTATCCTAGCGATACATTCACCGGTTGGTATGTCTACACGAAGCGTGAATGGCTACGTGCCGCACAGCGTAGAACAATAACAATTCTCAACGAGACACCATAGGTGACAAGATGTATCAATGCGAATACGAAGTCTTCAATAACACTGAAAACATGATTAAAACTTTCGACATGTCTGAAATAGCGACAGTCAACCCACCTATGGTGACGCCAATAGAATCAGGTTCAAGTCATAAGTTCTTTGGTCATGACATGAACTTCGAACGTATCCGTAACAACTTTGCCGCCAAGTGCTTTGAACTTGGTGTGCCAAATAATAAACAAGGTTTGTATTTGGCTATTTCAACTATTGACGTTGCTGAAGAAGAATAATGACTTGGGATAACCCACCAGTTAAGATTTCCGAACGTGGTGCAGCAATACAACCACGTTACGTGTACGTTACTTCTCTCAGTAAAGGCTTTCTTGTTTACAATGGTGTGCGTTCAGCTCAACACACACTCTTCGTAAAAGAATATCCTGGGTCAACAGATACATGGGTTATCTCTGCTGATATTGGTATTGTTGAAAGTTTCGATATTGGAGAATCTGAAACAAATGATAATGTGATTATTGTTTATAGCAATGGACATAGCATGTATAAATTAGAAGTAAATTTTGCAACACAAGAAGTTGTGTCTGGTCCTGAATTTATATTTGTTGGTAGTCATCCGGCATTTGATAAACAAAAACCACCAAAAGTTGATTACATAAAAGACGACGATTTAAAACATAGAGCTAGTGTGTCTGCGTTGTCTACTGAATACGATGTAGGAGATGCTCCTGATAAATTGTTTTTGCAAATTGCAGCAGATAAATTCTTTGGACAAGACAAAATTAGATTTGCTACTCAAACGGTTCCGTCATTAAATATTGTATTACCGTTCAGTAATATCACAGAAACAATATTAAGATATGACGGTCAAACTACGCTTTCATCACCTAGAAGATTAGAAGATTTATCAGGTAATGGATATCATCTTGCGATAGGTACTTTACCGATACATACAGGATATGGCCTAAGAAGCGATGGAATATATGAATCTGAATTTACATGGGGATTACCATCTACAGCCATAACTATTGAAGCTAAGATTTATAGGAATGGTAATGGATACGAATCATATGTTGTTAATTCAAATTCTATAACATTTGGATATATGAATGATGGTACTCTTATATTTTCATTCTATGGTGGTGGCGAAACACATACATTCAAACAAACATATAACGAAGATCAAATCAAATACAATGACAAATTAGCATATATATCTGTATCACATACATGGGGATCTCCTGGTTCCACATTCATGACAATAAATGGAACTGTTGTTCTAGCTGAATGGGTTGAAGGTGATGGGACGCCATTTCCTTCAACTCCACATTGGAAAATGAATGACAATGCTGGCTTACCGACAGTAATAGATTCGTCTGGAATGCATGACGGATCGGTGTCTGGTGGAGTAACATCGGTATCTGGAAAAATAAATACAGCTCTATCGTTCAATGGTTCTAATGGTTGGATTGATATCGCTCATCATACAGGTCTTCAACCACATTTGTTTACAGTTTCTTTCTGGTTAAACGCTGCCTCTTCTCAATCTGGTTCTCATTCTTTGGCAATTGATAAATCTCATGGTTGGTTAGGTTATACTGGATGGGTTTTTCAAATAAAGAATTCTACTCAAAAAATGGGTTTTGCTATAGGCAATAATATTAATGGTTTTCCACAAGCAGATAGCACGACATCTATATTAGATGATGTTACCAGACATTATTTTGGAACATATGATGGATCAAATCTCAGACTATATGTTAACAATGTGTTAGAAGCTACTATTCCATTTTCATCTACTTCTGCTGTTTGGGCAAATACAAGAAATGTAAATATGGGTAGCAATTGGGGTGGTGGCTCTAGGCAAAGATATTTAAATGGTTGGATAGATGATGTACGTTTATATCCACGAGTGTTGAGTAGTTCAGAAAGAGCTATTATATATAACTCTGGCAATGGTACAGAGAATGAATTGCCTAATAATGTAACTACAAAAATGATTCTTGGTATAAAAGATTATTTGTATAGTATGAGAATATTAAATGTAGCACGTTCTTCTTCGCAAATACGAAACTACATAGAAGGTAAATTACTGTAGAGGACGAACTATGCCAGATATCTATGCAGGTTCTCATGAATATTTAGATCTATTGCCACCATATGTGGTTAATGAATTTCCTACGCCAAATAGCTCTGGAGTTTCTGTAGAAACAGCAATTGGTTTCGATTGGCTTGACTACGAACCAGCAACACTTCCTAACCCAACTACATTGAATATAAAATTGTATATCAATAGCGAACCAGTTATTGATGTGGTTATTGATGGTGTAGTTCAAAGTGGTTTTGATTTAGCATTAATACCTCTTACAAGTGGTTATCATGTTATTATCGATCCAGATAATTATTTAGATGAAGCTTCATCGTATATAATTACAATTGATGGAGCCGATTACTATGGCAATGTAATGGATACTTATCAATGGGGGTGGTTTACAAGTAGATTATTCCTTACAAATTCAAAATGTTTTTTGGTCAATAGCAAACTGAATAGTATTCAGGCTCAAAGTTCACTTTTTCAACCAAAGATCAGAGAGACATTGGCCGGCAGCTATGGAAACATCTCCCTCAATGTAGAACAAACTATTGATTTAGTTGCATCAGAATCGTTTGAAATTAGAACTGTGCGCTCTGGTAGACTCGATACCAAACTCAACACACAACTGCTTAATGAAGTTGAGCTTGGTAGTGGTCAGATTACCTACAATGAAGAACGAGCCGTGAGAGGCAGCTTCAGACCACCGCACTATGTTATTCAAGACGCAGACGATGTGTATGGTCTCGACCTCACAATGAGCAAACACATATTTGCAACGAACTATTCTGGTAATAGTATTTATAGCTTTGCATTGTGCGATAGAAACGATGAAAGCTTCTTTGTGATTACACATAGAAATCCATATCCATTGCCAAACTATCAACCGTTTATTTCTTCTGTTGCAAAAGTTGGTAAAACAGACAGCACTCCAGTTAGTAGCCTCGTTAGCGTGAAGTCAGCTAATGATGTTGTGAAGGTTTCAGAGAACAGATTCATTCTTGTTACTACTGAAAAGTACGAACCAGTAGTTTATCCAAATGATCCTGCTGTTTTCTTTACTTTGTTAGATGAAAATTTGAATATTATTAATCAATCAGATGGATATCATTTCCTTGAGTATCTTGAATACAATAATACATTATCCCCAGATAAGGGTTATCTAGATGCAACATTGTATTCGGATGGAAATGGTAGCGTGTATTGTGTTGTTTCTTATTCATACAATTTCTCTGTAGCTGACAGTCAAAGACTTTATTTCATGAAATCTGTTGATGGGGGTTACAATTGGGAAATGGTAAATGCGCCAGGCACCAATGAACCGTTGACTGTGGCTAATCCAGTACAAGATGAGATTTCAAATCTTGAACCACAGACTACTACATATCAAGAACAGTATGAGCCAAAGCTTTCATATGACGATGTGAATGAATATTTCATCTTAACTTACACAACTGAAGATGCGTCTGATACTACAAAGAGAAGAACAGTTACTATGTATTCCAAAGATTTTGTGAATTGGAGTAGATTAAATTTCCCAATTTACACATCAAATGTTGGTACTCTTTCAACAGCTGAATCTCTTCAAGAGTCTTCTGGGCTCTTCAGATTTAAAGACATGTATTGGTCTATTGGTAGAGTTAACACAGCTAGTGCATACAAGAATAGTGTGTGTATTTTTGATTATGATAATCAAGTGTATGGATATAGGAGAGGTTCTTTTTGGAATGGAGACGATGCAACAAATGACAAAGGTGCATTGATCACATCGTATGAATCAAAAGTATTTGATGACATTATGTATGTTGCAGCGAATTGCCATGATGATGGTGGTTTTACCATTCATGCTATAGGTGTTCCCACAAACATTCCAGATAGAACACCGTATTGTCATGCTTATTTTGGAAATCATGATGCACCAAATAATGGTTATGGGTACTCAGCTACTACAACTGGTACACCAACTACTCTTCAAAACGATTATGGTTTTGAAATTGGATTAACAACTGGTGATACAGCATACTATTCTTATGGTAATCTTAATGGACTTTTCTTACGCAATAATGGTTTCAAGTTTAAGTTCATCGTAGCTCGTTTAGCGAACGCTGGAACATATGATTCTGATATAGCTCAACGAGCTTATGTGAAGATACCTACTCCGGACAACTTGAATCATTTTGATTTTACTGTGCGTATTGGTACTGATGGAGTGAAAGTTGTAAACGAAACAACACCAACACAAAGTTTAGTCCACAATCAAGCTCTTTCTAATTTGGAATTTGTGGAAGTGTTAGTTGTTGCTGTTCCTCAAGCTAACAATACTCATATGTATATTAAGATGTACGTGAAAGACTATGATGACACAACATATGAAGATATTTGGGTTGAATCGTCTGGTTCAAATGCATTTGGTATTACAGCTGGTGTATCAGCGCCGGAATTTTCTTTTGGTTTGAAGTCAGCTCCATCTGCTGCATCTCAGTATAATTGGAAAGCCATCTATATGATCAACACAGATTTGCTTGATGATATAGAGTTTACATTCAATGATGAGATAATTGAATACGTAGCTGGCGACAATGACGAATCAATGGTAGCTATACCAATGCAAATAGAAGGAGCAACACAGCGTTCTATCAGGGGTATGCTTTTCAAATGGTATGGCACAGACGCTATCACCGAAGACAAATGGAACTTCGGTGTAGAGAGTGACTTTGAAGCAGAGAATATATTGAACAAAGCTCCAAGTATTATCTATAGATCCGCTAACACATCTGTTGCACAGACTATTACATTTAGAGCTTCAGATGATGATTTAGGAATGTACATCTTTGATACAATTATGTTCATGAATTCAAACTTCAGATATATAACAATACAGGCGAATGAGGATGGTACTACTTGGTCTCCAGCACCATACGAAAAAACAATTGATATGGCATTGGAGACAGGAGTTATAGAAGGAACATCTGAAAGAGAAGATGAAGATTTATTAGTTGTTCGTTGTACAGATAAAGATTGGGTTCCTGGTGAATTAAAAGATAGATATTTAATGCTTGAGAGAATCTATGAACCACACAATACAACTCCATCGTTAGACAATAATTACAAAAATGTAGCATTCAAAATATTAGACAATGGTACTGATTTCATTCTTATTAGTACGAAAGGATTATTGAAAGACGAACTCAATAGCGATCCTCCCACTCATAACTATGGCAATATGCGCGCTTTAATGTATGGAAATTTTTTGATTTACGATACAAGGATTGCTGTAATTACCAATGATCCAGAGTTACATAAGTATTTAAGAATTAGCATAGTACAATCTGTTGGGTACGCTACTGCATGGGGGAATAATCAACCTAGTCTGCCAAATGAAAGAAGCTGGCAAATAGGTGACTTTGATATTGGTACAAGAATACATCTCACTCAAGATGTTAACTATCCTTACAATGAAGAAATAGATAGACGAGTCAAAATACAGGAAGAAAAAGATGGAAGAATTGAAGTTACTAATACAGGAAAAGAACAAAGAAAATTCTTTTTGAATTATAGAATTCTACATGATGACGATAGAGATGAATTGAGAGCATTCTATAAGGCAGCCAGTGAAAGTGGAGAACCTTTTTGGTATGTTCCTAATCTGGTAAATGATCCAGAAAAAGTTTATTTAGTTGTGTTCAATAAAGAATATAGTGAGTCGAGAATGCTACCAGAACATCAAGATGTTAAAATGATATTAGACGAGGTTGTTTGATGAACACTATACCTAGAATCGGTTTCATGAGTGACAGAATGCTTCGTTATGGAGCGTTTGTTTCTGAAACAGATTCATCTTCTAAATATGGTGTGGAATTCAACAGAGTCAATGAGAGTTTTGGTCAAGACAATATAGCTGAATTTTCAATCATCGATCAAGATCCAACAATAGATCTACACATTGATGGAATGTCTGTTAAGTGTCTTAGAACTGGTCCGCTTATTGATAAGCACGACAACTATCGTTCACCTCTTATTGGTACTGATTTTTCTTTGGGTGTTTCTAGAATTGGAATAAAAGATAATGAAGAAACTACTGACTATAAAAGCAAAGATGAGTATTGGGCTCAAAGAGAATATGTAGAAATAGCAGATGAAATTGATGAACTTCTTTATCATACGTGTCATTCAGATGGCACCGTGATGATGATGGCTTATGTAACAGCTGGCGCAGCAGATGAAACAGCTAAGATTTATGTGAAGATAAGAAATGAAACTACTAGAGCATGGGGCTCAGCAATACTAGTTGACGAGGTTTACAGAAAATACAGTACATCGCTTGGCTTCTTTGAAAACATCACACCTCGAGTTGCTTTCGTTACTGTACCAAATCTTGGTACTCTTCTTTATTACTTTGGCTTGAATGATGACGCGCGTACAGAGACAGCAGAGACCACAAGACAAGAACAACTTGTTTATTCTGCTCTTACTAAAGATAATGGTACTACTTGGAATAGATACGATTCATTCATCATTGAGCCTCACTATGGAAATCTTGTGAATGTTGGTGACGAAACAGATACAACTTACAAGCCGTTGGCTTACTATACAACAGCACAGTTGAAGGCTATCTATCACAACAATAAAATAGTTCTTGGTCTGTTGATGAAAAACAGTCCAGGTTCGATTACAAAAGAACAGACTATTGGAGTCGGTACAGCTGGATTAGATACATTTGAAGACACATTGTATGTGGCCAATGAAAACAATCGAATCAAACCATACACTGTTGTCGTCAAGAAAGGCGTTGCATCTGTTTGTTGGGACGATGGTAATGGTGGATTCATAATCAACACTACTCTTTTCCCTGGCAGTATTGATCTTGTAAACTCATATGTAAACTATGATACAAAAGAAATTAAGATAGTTGAACTATTAGACACATGGACTACTAGCGATGATTGTGATGTTGACTACGAATTAGATGGTCTATATTTCGAAAGATTCCTGAACATTGTTTACTCTAAAGATTTAGGTAAAAGTTGGAGTGTTGTACCAAATGAATTCTTTTCAGAAACATATGAAGGTCCTGTTCTTTCTGAGAATAAAAAGATTGGCGGTACTGGTGCTGGGGAGTATGAGTTTGCTCTTCCTGGTAATTTTGGTTTGGGTGTTGATCCGATTAGCGATAAAGTCGTTCTTGTTGTTCGTAGTAGTGGTATATATACTTATGGCTCTCCAGTAGATACAAATAAAGTTAAGAATATTTCTAATCTGTATTTTTTCTATAATGTAGATGACGATCTTTTTTATTGGGAATCCAGCAGAGTAGAAGGATGGTCATATGACTTGATAGACGGATATAGTGTCGATGAAGTAGAAAAAAAATATGATGAGAACCACATTACTTTATGGGGCACGCCTAATTGGTTCGTAGAAGGTGGGGTTCTTAATCAAACTGGTTATGTAAGACCAATCAATGTATGGGTGCCTACTTCAACAATAACAATAGCAGGAGGAACATATCTCTATTATACGGGACACGACGATCCAACATTGAATCGAACAAATGGCATTCATGCTGAATTGTATACAGCGAGTAATGCTAATTTTGGATTGCTGTTCTGTGGAGGGACATACGCTGTAGCAATCAACACATTCAATGATGTAGCAAAACTTGGTTTGTACAAGAACTCAGGTGGTTGGGCCAATGTACCAGCCACAACAGATGTACAAATCAACTTCATGAAAAAATCGTGGGGCTCTGTAGATGTTGTTTTTGATGAGAACGATCAGATAAACATTTATTTCAATAATGTATTAGTCATATCTGGTGCAGACAATGAATTTAGAACAGGAAAAATAGGATTCTTTTGTACTGGAAACAATGATGCTAAATTTAACAATCTAGCCATCAGAACACACAAGAATCATCTCTCTATTATTGGTGGTACAGAATATTATGATGACTATTATAATTTAGGAACAAACATTGATGTTACGTTAGATAATTTCAATCAACCTTGGATTGCAGCTGACGTTCAATGCCTTAACTTGGGCGATCCTCTCTTTGAAAATTACGGTATTGCTTTTCAGAGATTCAGATTAGAAAAAGATATCGAAAGAGTAGAAGGTAAGTTCTTAGCTAAGGATAAGTACGTCGTTAAATTTGCAGATGAAACACAGCCATATTTCCAAGAAGATGTTGGTGGTTTCTTCTCTCTTAGAAGCTACGGCATGATGCCTGCGTGTTACGCTGACAACACCAACCCAACAGATAGACCACTACTCGAGAAATTTACGTGGCACAAGGGAGATCCAGTATTCATGGTGAGGAGAGGTTCTGCTACATCTCCTCAAAAATTCGTGGTTCAAAGACCAGACTATTCCAACGTGAGCATGTATACGAATTTCAGCTCTTGTTGGCATTCACTTGGTAGCTCTGTTGATCCGGCAGAATGTGGTTGGAATGCTGTAGGTACATATGGAAATATAGATGGTCACATTCTTGTAGTAAATGAGAACAGTCACTTCTACCATTACTACGATTTCGATGCAGCTTCTCTCAATTCAAATGCTCTTGAATCATGTCCAATAAAGTATTTTGATCTGAATACAAGAGGTATATCTGTTGATTGTATTACTAGAAGCAATTCCGCAAATGGAAACAATGTTGGCAAAACAGTTATGGAAGCTTTACTACCATATTTAGATGACTCTTCTGGCACTGATATGGAATTGAAAATTAGAGTCACTGTTTACGACGAAAGCGCGCCTGGCTCTAATGATGGACAAATACTTTGTAATTATTGGAATGGTTCTACTTGGTTTCCAATAGCAACTAGTCCTGCTACATTGAATACAAAAGAATGGATGGAAATTGTTATGCATATTGTACCAGTAGATTTAAGCACACATGCCACTAATCCAGAGATATCTGTCTATTACCGTATGATGGAAGACGAACCTTCTAATTGGCAAACAATAACTGAAGGCAATACTTCTGCTACTCCAATAGCCGCAGCTGGTTCTAGCGTTGCATACATGTACTTCGGTTGTAAAGACAGTGATGTTGCTGATTGCAAACAAGATTACAAATTCGTTGGGTATTCTGATACTTGTTTTATCAAACACGCAGATCATTCTTTAAGAGGAGAAACAATTTCATCTGGTGAAGGAATTTACGCACCAAAAGAAATCATATTTACATTGAGTGGTGGCTTAACAATAGAAGATGATGAATGGCTCATCACAGATCTTTCTTATCGTAGAGATGGTAAAGAAAATCTACTTGATCGTCCATCTGCGTATTGGAAATCAGATGATGACAGTGTTGATAAGAGTGTTGTAATTGATGCTCAGCACTTAATGGAATACGACACTATAATATTGTTAGGAACTAACACAGAGTTCATTCAATTCGAAGCCAATGATACTGATTCATGGGGCGCACCAGCTATAAGTTTTGAAATAGATATGTCAGAACAAGATTTGTATGTACAAAAATATGCAGATAGAGACAACATATTGAAGATATTTGTTAATGAAGATTTTCCAAAAGATGAATTGATTGACAAACTTATTGTTGGAGAAAGCGCTGCTCACGGTACATATAGAATAGTGTCTAATCTCAATCGTCATTTGAGATATCAATCATATGTGACTTCACCACCAACATTCCCAACTGGTAAATGGACAACACAGTTATTGGCTACAAAGATAGCTATCAAGCTGAAGAATAGAAGAAGAAATAGATTCTTCAGAATCACATGTAAGAAGTCTGGATTAATTTACCCAACACCTGATGGTTATTTCAGGATAGGTAAGTTAGGTATTGGTGTATTCAATCAAATGGAATGGAATCCAGAGTACAATGAAGAAACTGCCTTCATCGGTCATACTGTTGTAAAGAAAAGCAGCGGTGGTTCTACTAAGATGAAGAAGCTAGGGCCAACAACTATAAGAAAATCTCTTTCATTCAATGCAATCAATGCTAGAGATGGTGAGTTCTTAGACGAATTGAAGAATGTATTCTTGAATGCTGGTTCCGTCCACCCACTTTTCTATGTTCCAAATATTGAAGAAAACATTCTCGTTGGATATGGAACATATTCTTTTGATTTGAATCTTGTTGTTCCTGATTCAAAATTCAAACATCCTCTTAAATGGGGAACATTATCAGATGTTAAACTCACATTGAAGGAGACTGATTAATGTCTTCTGATTATAGCGATGTTCGAGTTCTGTTGGATATTGTTTTAAGAGATCGCTCTTATCACTATTCAGATAGAGACGGTGTTGCTCATTCGTTTACGTCTTCTACAGATGGTCGCGTAATAGTAGAAGATGATATGATAATGTATGAAGGATTGATTCTCAATCCAGGACAAATCAAAAAAGAAATAAAAGCATCTAGCGGTAAGGCCAGCATTGCTAATGTTTCTGTTTCTATTTTTAACAAAGATAGATTAGATCTTGGTAATACACCTGTTGCACTTGAGTCTGGTATTGCAACTATCACTCTTGTTCAAGGAGATATGTACGATCAAGTTATTGGTAGAATGACAGGTAGAGCAGACAATGTATCTTACGATGATACAGATTTGAAGTTCACAATCAGAAGTGAAAGCGTTGTTCTTTTCAAACAGATTCCTGAGAATATTTTTGATGAAGAAACATTTCAAACAACACTCATTATGCATGATGCTGATATCTTGTCTTCTGAAAATCTTTTAATGAGATTGCCTATTTCTGGATACGACAGTAGTGAAAGATTAGTTTCAAGATATGCAAAAACAATCAAGCATCCGGCTCTCTCTGGAAAAGGGGATGATTATTGGCTTGGTTCTCGAGTCGATGTAGTTGATGCTTTTGGTTCTTTGGCTGATCCTGAAAGTACAGACTTTGCAATAGGTGAGTTTGCAGTTGTTATTAATTCAGAGAATGATGAGATTACTTTACCTACAGTTTTAGATCGGTATTTTCTTTACAATTTTATTGAGAAAAATCTTAGAGATTCAGGTAATGAAGCATTTCCAGCCAGAGGCCAATTAACAGCTGTTGTAACAGGAAGTTTAAATGATGGTGATTACTTTGTTTTCAATGATGGCATTAACGATGCAACTTATTTTTATTTTGACACAACAGGTGGATATGTACCACCTGTTGGTGGTGTAGAGATAGATATTTCTGCTGCTGGTAGCGCCATAGCAGTAGCCAATTTAATAGTCTCTGTATTCAACGGTGTTGGACTTGAAGCGGTAACGTCTAATGAGAGTGGCACCACAGCTATCGTTAGTATTCTTCATAGTCAAGATGGTGGTATTGGAAATATACCAATTCTTGAATTCGTAACTACCAGTCTTAATCCTATTGGAATGTCCGGTGGTGGACCAACCAATACTTACCAGATGTATGATGTAATCAATAACACAATGAGAAATGTAACAAAAGGTTCAGCAGTAAAAATCATCAACGGAACCTTCGAACAAGACGCAGCTTGGACGTTAGGAATTGGATGGACTATTGGTAGTGGAGTTGCAACACACGCAGCTGGTATAGCTGGTGATTTAATTTATAATGGTCATGTGCCAACTGTTTTCGTTGAAGGATACACGTATGAGATTGTCTTTGATTTGACTGTCACAGCTGGTCAAATAAGACCACATTTAAATGGTACAGATGGTGATGATATTTTATCAACAGATCCAAATGGAACTTACAAAGTAGAAATGATAGCCGGTAGTGATAGCACTAATCTCAAGTTCCAAGCCTCTGCTGCATTCGCCGGTACAATCGACAATGTAGAAGTCAGACCTATTGGTAGACCAGTGTTGATGCTTATCAGGAAGCCTGTTCCTGAGAACGCAGACAGTGTTGGAAGGCCCTTCCCTATCGTATACGGTCGTATAGAGAAGATGTGGGCTGTCTGGGCTATCTCAGCTAAGAGTACACGCCAGAACTCGCTCTCCGCTGGAGACGACGTGTACGTTATTGCTGGTCATAAAATCAAAGACAAGAGAGCCACCAATCTAAAAGTGTATTTCGGTCTCGATGAGAATGCACAGGGAATGAGTTATAGACCAGGAACTATTGATTATGTTCCTAATCCATTGCCCAACAGTATTGCTGAAATAGATCATTGGAATGAAAATGGTTATAGTCTCAGAGATCCAAACGATGGAAATAGAAACGTAGCTCCATTCCATAGACTAATTGAATTAACTACAAACGAAGGTGAAGTAGTTACAGCAGTTCAACTGCGTGGTGACGAATACACCGGATGGACGGAGGATAACAGTGGCAATGCTCAAACTGATGGGAATATGCCTGGTGTTAATGGTCAGCCTCAGTTCCCTATTCGTTATGGTTTGGGAAACAGTAAAATCTATGTTTCATTCCGAGGATACGAAGACGAAACAGGAATCATTTCTGGTGTTCCAGGAGGTTTGATTGAACATCCTGTAGATATAATGAAACATTTTCTTTTGAACTACACAAATATTAATGGTGATTTTTCTAAACTTGATGAACAATCATTTGCAAACGCTAAAGCAAAGCTCGAGAACTGGCGTTTTGCTGTAGCAATTACCGATACAGCAGATGGTCAAAAAATAATGGATCGTTTTGCAATACAATGCAAAACTATTTGGCGCGAAGAGAATGGTGTTATTGTTCTTGAAACAATGGATCTCGAGAACAGAAATCCAACAGTTTTTCTTGATGAAAAGAAACATTTTTCTGGTAAGCAAACATGGAGCAGGCCAAAGCTTTCTGAAGTATTCAATGACTTTACATTCAAGTTTGGATTCAATGCAATCAAGAATACGTTTGATAGAGTAGTTCGAAGAAACAAAGCCAACGATCAGTTGTGTCGCAACTGTTATGCACAATACGGTGTAGTTCGTTCGCATAAAGAGATTCAATGTCCTGATATTTTCGACAGCTATACTATCAATAAACTCGCAGACCATCATGTGCAGCTCAACGCTGTTCAACGTAAACGCTTCAAAACTAACCTATATTATAGAGAAGAGACTGCTGAATTAATACCGGGTACGATTGCTGAAATTCGTTTCTATGACGATGATGATAATTACTACGATGAAACTTATTTAATCTTGTCTGTGTCGATGAAAAAAGATCTCATTGCGATCTCCGCGCTCGAGTTACCCGCATAGAACATCCATGCAGTCAAGGTCGTCTCGGCGTCTTTCTACTCATGTGTAACCTCTGAGATCGACTTACGATCTACGATTTATGAAGAAAGCTATTGACAGCTAAAAAGCTGAGCCGCTATAAGGCTTAGCCGAGAGCTTGGCTATGCCAAGCGGTGGCCCTTGGCCACGAGGGTAAGCTGCACTTTAATATCCTTGGTTACTTCTTAATTGATTTTGTTGACCTCTCTTTCTAGATCGACCTACCAACATTGTGTATGATCATCAACGTGGTTTAGCGTCGTAGACGCTTAGGCCCGATGACGAGCGATGAGCGAAGCGAATCGTGAGGAATCGAGGCAGATAATGCTCATTATGCATAAAAGTTATCAAAGTTTTAACAGAAATAACCCTTACTACCCAGTATAAATGGAGTATTGTGTCTTAAATACGACTATATTATGCATAATGTTATGCATAAGCAGTATTGCAATTGTACTTTCTGTTACCAACTCTCTCTGTGGTTATTAAAGAAGAATTCCGCGCGCCAAAGAAAGAAAAGAAAATGTTTTCTGAAAAAGCAGGTTATGCAAAAAATTATACAAAAAATGAAAAATATGAAGAACCAATTTGTCGTCATTGTGGAAAACCAAAAGATGAAGTTTTATCCGAGGAAAATTTTAGCTATCATTATGTCTGCCTTCGGTGTGAGACTTCTACCAATGCAAACTTGAGTATACGCAAAATCAAAGGGATTCCGCTCTATTAGCACTAACTGACTGAGTGTAGTATATCTATAGACATGGATCGCGATCTCACTACAGAAGAGCAGATGCTTCAGGCTACTCGAGAAGCAGCTCAGTTCGAGAAAGAACGTAGAGTAGCCTCTGAAGAAGAACTTCGTCTTTTATGTGAAGTATTATCTGATTATATTTATGAAGAAAAAATTGTTAATGAAAATATTTATAGAGCAAAAATGAGAGCTAGAGTATATCTTAGAAAACTTGGCGTTAAGTAACATATCGAGAGTATGTATTGACCAAACGGTTTACAATACATGTGTCTGCAAATGAAGCCCAGGTTGAACAGCCGCTACCCTTCCGTGTAATCCGAGAGATCAACAAGCTCACTTCCTATGAGCTTCCTGGAGCGTGGGTAAGCGGTCACGGTCCCCAGAGAGCCTATCTCTTCCGTAAGCAGACTCAGAAGTTTCCTTCTGGCTTATTAAAGCGTGTTAAAAAAGCTATAAGAAGAATGGGATATAAAACTAGAACAAAAGATTATAGAGCAGAAGTAAAGATAGACGAAAAAAAAGTCTTATCTATTTTTGATAATCTTGAATACAATCCTCGTTATTATCAAGCTGATGGCATTATAGAAGGAATACGTTATCCTTATGGTTTATTTTGGTGGCCTACAGGTTGCCACGCTAAAGGAACTAAAATCATTATGTATGATGGTTCCTTGAAAGCCGTGGAAGATGTTAGACCAGGAGATAAGTTGCTTGGTCCTGATAGTAAACCAAGAACTGTATTAAGTTTAGCAAGAGGATTTGATGATTTATATGAAATTAATCCATTAAAGGGTGAAAAATTTATTGTTAATAAAGATCATATGTTATCTTTGGTTAGAACAAATGAAGGAGGAAGATGGAGCAAATTTGCTGGTGATATAGAGAATATTTCTGTTGAAGATTATCTTGGTAAAAGCGATTGGTATAAACATACAAGAAAACTTTATAGATCTGGATTAGTTAAATTTAGTGGTTCATCTAAATTACCTTTAGATCCTTATGTGCTTGGTATATTACTTGGTGATGGTTGTTTTAGACAAAGTACAATAGGAGTAAGTACAGCAGATAAAGAAATTGTTGATGAATTGAATAAAAAAATTAAGAAATTTGGTTTAGAACTTAAACAAAGAGGTAAATATGATTATGGTTTATCTTCAGGAATTAAGAAAAAGAAAAATTTAGTTAAAGAAATTATTAAAGAATTAGGTTTATTAGGGTGTGACAGTTCTAATAAATTTATTCCTGATATATATAAAAGAACTCATGTTAAATATCGTTATGAATTATTAGCTGGTTTGATCGATTCAGATGGTTCTACTGAAGAAGATAAACACCAAGCAGAAATAACATCAAAATCATTTACTTTAGCAAGTGATATACAATTTTTATGTCGCAGTCTTGGTTTGATGGCTCAAATAAATGAAAAAACAATTAATACGGGGGAATATAAAGGTAATGTTTATTTTAGAGTAACAATATCTGGTGATTTAGAAAATATTAATTCTAGATTGAAAAGAAAAAAGATAACCAGAAAACGCATAGCAAAGAAAAATGTCAATAGAACATCTTTCTTAACAAAATATCTTGGTGAAGGTATTTATTATGGATTTCAATTGAGTGGCGATCATTTGTATATGACTGATGATTTTATTGTTCATCATAATAGCGGAAAGACATTCCTTTTTTCCATGCTGCTACTCTGTTACAACGTGCCATCGCTCATCTTGACCCATCGGAAAGAGTTGTTGTATCAGATACGTGATGCTGTTGAAGATATGACAGGAAAGAGTTGTGGCATCATCGGAGATGGACAGTGGAGTCCGAAAAAGTGGACTGTTGGTATAGTTAATAGTTTTATGCAGAGAGATAACCTTATCAAAGAGGTGTCTTCGTATCTTGAATCTATAGAATACCTCATCATCGACGAAGCTCATCACCTTGGAGCGAAGTCGTGGTGGAAGATAGCAAAAAAATGTAAGAATACACATGCTCGACATGGTTTTTCTGGTACATGTTTTCGTACAGATAATGCTGATCTTCTTTTACTTGCTCATACTGGTGATGTGATTAGTCATTATACAACGACTTATATGATTGAAGAAGGTTGGTTGTCACGTCCTCATATTTATAGAGATGTGACAATTGAAAAGATTTCATCTCATAGTGATTGGCATACTGTTGAAAATGAATTGATTATGAATAATAAAATGCGTAATAGAGCAGGTAGTCAATTCATTTATGATCAAGCAGGTGAAGGTAAACAAGTTCTTGTTATGGTGAGGCGTGTTCCTCATGGAAGAATCCTCAAGCAGATGTTGATTGGAGAGTTTGGTGTTGAGCCTAGAGATATTAGATACATGACTGGTAGCGAAGGAACAGATACTAGGAAAAGAGCCCTACTCGACTATAAATACGGAACATTTCCAATTTTGATTGGAACGAGTATATATGATGAAGGGATTGATCTTCCTACTATTGGTGCTGCTGCTAATATGGGTGGTGGAAAGAGCGATATTAAGACAACACAGAAACTTGGAAGAGCTATCAGAAAAATAGTTCCAGATGGTGAAATGGATGTTGATCCTGAAATAGAACAAACAGTGAACTATTATGATCCATTTGATAAAGGTCATCGATTTGTAAAGAAACATAGCAACACGAGACAAGAAGTATATGAAGGCGAAGAAGCATTTGTGCTCAAGGGTGCATACAATGACAAAAAGATTTCCAAGACCTGAACCTGTTACAGTAAAAAGATTTCCAAGAAACACAATGTCTAAAAATTTTACTTCTGAAGAATTAGAAGAAGCTACCAAAAAAAACGGTAGCGTTGATTTAAGTAAGATTCGTCAAGTTGTTAGTCGTAGATCAAAAGAAAGAAAGGAGAGTGCTCAGAAAGCTTTAGAAACAAAGAAAGAACACAATGAAGTGTTCGCAAGATTTATGAATGCTTATAAGATGTATATGAATGCTGAATTTATTCCCAAGACTAAGGAAAGATTTGTAAGTTATAATCAAAATGGAAAACGAATAGCAAGAAGGTACAAAACAGATAGAGCCAGATTTGTTGATTTCTATATGAAAGTGAAGAAGAGATATGAAACAGAATATTGGGAAGATAGATGGGCTGGATATATAGATAGAGCTTTCGAATTAGCACTTGAAGAATATCAATTTTCTGAACAGACAAAAATATTTGGTGTGATTATTTCTGAGAAAGTTGCAGAGAAAGTATTTACTGATTTGCGCAGAACAGAGAGAAGAAAACAAAGAAGAACAAAACGCCAAGAACAAAGAAACAGACACGCTAGGTTGTTCAATAGAAAATGAGCGACTTTTTTAGAGCCTCTTTGTTAGAACAAGAGGCTATCAATTTAAGGTTTCGACTTATTAAGGGCTGCAAACGATGTGGCGGCAAAGGTAGACTTGCGACTAAAGACTATGATAGAGAAACCTTATCATACAAAACATTTCCTTGCTGGTGTACACGTCGATATATCTATCTACTCGATCTTTTGATAGCTGGTGTCAAAGAGCAACAAGCTATTGAGATTGTCACTAAAGCAGCAGAAGAATGCTGGGTTACTGAGATTGATTTAGCTAATGGAAAAGAAAAAGATAGCACTAAGTTATATAAAGAACATTTAGGCACGTATGTAAAGAATTTAGATAAAGTAATTGAGAATGGATATAGTTATCTTTTTGTTGGAATTAATAGCACTGGAAAAACATTTGCAGCTTTGAAAGTTCTGCATCACTTTTTAAAAATGGGTAAGAGTGGTCATTATATTAAGTTTAGAAAATTGATGAAGCTGATTAACAGAGCTATAGCTGGTGGCAAACAAGAACGTCAAATAGCAGATAGATTATTAGATGAAATATTAAAAGTAGATTTTCTGGTGATTGATGAACTTGGGAGAGAGACAGGTAATAGAGAACATATAGCTAGTGAAATAGATGAAATTCTCAAAGACAGAGATATGGCTTCTTCTCCTACTTTTGTTGTAACCAATAGAGACTTTGAAGATGTGGAAGACTTATACGAAGGTGGTAATAGCGCCATTGTTAGTGCTTTCATGCGTAGCTATAGATTGCTTATTTTTGATCCTGATAATGACTTCAGAAAAACTTCGCGCGAACAAGAATGGTTTGATTGATGCCAAGTAAAGTTATCGAAAAAGATATCATTCGTGGTGTCTGTAAGATAGATGGTTTTTTACCATCATTAGTAGATGCGTCTGTCACTGGTGCTGATTTTGATAAGCCTTTATTTGGTTGGGTTGTTGATAAATCAATTGAGTATTATGCGAAGTACAATAAGCATCCAACTAAGAAAGTATTGAAGAGATTAGTAGAGAGAGATTCTGAATTAGAAGAGCAAGAAGCTAAAAAATATTTAAGAGGTATTAGAAGTTTATACAATAGAGGCCCTGACAGTCCGCACTTCTCTCTTTGTGAATTACAGAAGTTTTCACGTAAGAAGAAGCTTATTAGTTATCTTGAAAATTCAGCTGAGAAAATTGAAGGTAATGAAGATGTTGATGAAGTCATAAATTTTATGACTTCTAGTATGATGGGACTTGAAGCATTAAAACAAAAAGAATGGAAAGTAGTAGATTGGTTAGATGGATTTGAAGACAGACAGGCGTTGCGTAAGTTCCGTAAGAAACATCCTGAATTATTTAGAACATTTCATTTTGGTATTAAAGAACTCGATGCAAAGATGCGTCGAGGTATGGTCATTGGTGATATGGGATCGATTGCTGCCAAGACAGGCAGAGGCAAATCGATTTTTACTATACAGGCAGGATTACAAGGTCTGTATCAAGGTTTCAATGTTACTCATATCACAACAGAGAATGAGTTAGGTCAAACAGAAGGTAGATACGATTCTCGCGCAACTGGAATTCCTTACGAACAAATTCAGATGTACGATTTTGGCGGATCGAGAAAAGCTTCTCTCCGTCAGGCTCAGCAGACAGTTGATATGCTGAGAAACTTTGTTGATACTCGATTGAAGATTGTAAAATGCATTCCGAATAAAACGAATATCATGACCATCATTGATATTCTCGAGCGATTAGAAAAAAGAGAAGGACATAAAACAGATTTACTCATTGTTGATTCACCAGAACTGATGATTCCTTTGACTCAGTTCAAGTCTGACTATCGTATACAAAAAGCAACAGTGTATTGGGAGTTGAAGTCACTTCTTCTAGAGCGCGGCATCATTGGCTTTGTGACTTCACAGTTGACTCGAGGTTCTGATGATTCGATGCCAACAGCAGAGGATATGGCTGAAGCATACGACAAAGCAAGACTGTTAGATTTAATGATGGTGTTGATAAGAACTACCAAGCATTTTCTTAGTGATGAAGCAATGCTTTGGATTGTAAAGGCTCGTGACTTTGAGAATGATGGACAGCCAATAACATTGCATACTGATTTTAGTTGTATGTTTATGGATGTGTAATATGTATATTGAAAGTAAAGCATTTATTGATTGGATAGTTAAGGAATTAAAGGCAAAGAAATTGCCTAATAAAGATGATGAATATATCTGTAATTGTCCCTTTTGCGATGCAAAAGAAAATCATTGGGATTATACGATAAATACCAAGAAGATGATAATGAATTGTTGGCGTGGATTCGATCCTAGATGCGAATCTGGTCACACAATACCCACTCTGATTACACTTTATTATGACATTCCTTTCAAGCAAGCTATTGATTTTATTAAGAAAAATTTTCGTGGAGAGGATTCGCTTCAACGTGTGAAAAAAAGACTCAAAAATATAGATGAACGTCGTATATTAGAGATAACAGAAGAAAAGGTAGTTTGGTCAATGCCTTATGAATCTGAGTCCATATTAGATGCTCAGAGCAAGAAGGCGCAGAAAGCACTCAGATGGCTTCTTGATGTTAGGAAGATTCCACTGGAAGTTGTGGAAGCACTTGAGCCGAGGTATTTAGGGAGTGATACTCATAAAAAATGGGAGAGATATCGTAACAGAATATTCTTTCCTGTTTCTTCAAATGGAAACAAAGCATGGTTAGCATACAGTACCAGGAAAAAATCAACAAAGAAAAATCCGAAGACAATGAATCCTCCTGGTCATATCTTAGCCTGTACATTTTATCTTTACGATTGGTATGTAACTAGTGATGAACCAATTCTTCTACATGAAGGTTTATTTGATGCAGTTAGATTCTTCATGTTTGGATTTAATTCTCTTGCTGGGTGGGGGACCACAGTTAGTTCAGAACAAATAGAACTATTGAACGCACTTCCTGCGAAAGAAGTGGTGGTTTGTTATGATCCTGATGCAACTAAGCTTAAACAAGATAAGAAAGGTAAATGGACTTGTAGAGCTTACAAAGTTGCAGAGAATCTTAGAAACTATTATTTTGGTGATGTAAGTGTTATGAAATTAACTCGTGATGATCCAGATAGAACAGCATTTAAAGAAGCTAAAACTGCATATGAAAATAGGATGAGGTTTGGAGATAGATTTTGGCGACTGAGAAG